ACCTATATAATGTATACTTAAAAAGGTGAATAGATTTTTATGGTTATAACATCTGTATAACCAATACAAACATAAGACTACGCTCGTAATTTAATAACTCCTTTCAATAAAATTATGGAGTTGTTCACCTTTCAATTAAAGATTAAAAATCCCCTATCCGTCTGGATAGGGGATATCTTTTGTCGATTACATAATGAAGCCGTAACCTTCAAAGTGATTAGACTCTAATAACATTTCAAAGTCGATGTAGCTTGCCGGATGGCGAGTACCTTCGAACTCTGGACTTAGGCTCTGATGACCCATTTCCATATTGAATGTTTTGTCCATAAAGTTACCAAGTAACGATTCGAACGCAATGGCTTGTTGATCTCCAATTTTCGTATCGAATGTTTGCTCACTCATGAACGCTAAGTCTAATTCGAATTTCGCTTCACGTTTGAAGTAAAGGTTTAATTCGAATTCTTTCTCTTTTAATTGCAGTAATCGAGTTTCGAAGTCCACTTCAGAACGCTGACGTAGATTCATTTCGAATGGTTTATCTAATGGTGTTACAATTAGAGATTCGAATTCTTGTTCTCTATATACTGCAATCGTTGCTTCGAATCCAATTTCACTCTTATATCCTTTCATGTAAGCGAAATCAATCTCGCTAATACTTTCAAAGTTAAGAACGCATTCTAAATCTTTCTGGCTCATATACATGAATCCATAATCGAACTCTACCTCTTTAAATACAAGTAAGTTCGCTTCGTATTCAGATGTAGTTTCACCAGATTTATTTAATACCATTTCGAATGGTAATGTATCTTTAGAAAGAATTAACTCGAACTGATTATCAGAAGGTCTAGTAATGTAAATTCCACCATCAAACTCATGATCAGATATTACACCTAGTTTAGACTCGAACGATTTGTCAAGCTCAATTCGTTTCAATAGATTCATATCGAATGAAGATTCAGATTTATAACCTGTCATCCCTTCAATATCTTGATAAGAAGTTGTAGCTAATTTATATTCGAATGGATGAAGTTCTTCTTCTTGCTTGAACAGCACCATTTCAAATTCACATTCAGATTCTCCACCATGAACCATGTTGTATTCGAATTCAACTTCAGACCAACCAGTTACACTGTACTCAAAGTCCATTGTATCTTTACTGATAACTGCATCGAATTCATGGTCGATTGGATAGAAGATAATCGCATCAGAATCGAATTCACTTTCACTCATGAACCATAAGTTTAATTCAAATTTCTTATCTTTAATTGCAATTAAGTCTACTTCAAATTCACAATCAGAAGCATAACCATACATCGCCTCTACTTCTTTATCAAATGCTTTGATTTGATACATACCGTAGTCGAAGTCTTGGAATGCTTTCTTAATTTGGTACATACCATAGTCGAACTCACTTTGAGATACTTGACGTAAGTTAAGTTCAAATGTGCGGTTCGGACCTTTATTTAATAACATTTCGAATTCAGTTTCTTCAGAGCCATCATTGGCAACACTGAAGCTGAACGCAAAGTCACTATGAGGATGTAACATTAACTCGAATCCTTTGTCAGGACCTTTGTCAAGTAATACCTCAAATACAGGTGAATCGTTTGGAATGTTCGCACCATATGTACTAACTTCAAATTCAGGAGAATCTGAGTTATATAATGGAGCCATCCAACCTTCGAAGTCACATGTATCTAATAAGTTCATTAGGGTAAAATCTTTATATTCGATTGTAAGTAATGGTGGTTTATCGGATTCAGTTGTTGTCATAGACACTTTATCTTTATTACTGATAATATAGAAACCGAAGTCTTTCTTACCTTCCATTACTACGTCACGGTAGTATTCAGTTAAATCGAAACAGACATAATCCAATTCACCTGGAACTGTATATCCATCGACAACTTTAGCACCTACCTCAGGATGTGTTTTCCAAGTAACGTTATTATCGTGCCACGTGGTATCGATAGCATGTAGAGACATATCTACGAATGCACGGTCACGTTTTGGTATACGTAAAATTGCTTTTTCCCATGTAATCTTGTGACCTTCAGGCATCTCTTTTGGTACATCGAATTGAACCATAGATAGGTATTCGTCATCACCATACTTACCTGTAATCATTTCACTGTAGTAGTAATATGAGAACGTAGGTACAGATTTACGTAGGAATGTATCTTGTTTTGGCTTAATCTGAGTAATAGTTCTTGGAACCTCTAGTACCTCAATTTGACCTACCATTCGGTTAACTGTAACAATTACATCAACTTCGAATGGACAATCAGATTTGTACCCTTTATTCATTTTGAACTCGGGAGAATCTACACGATTCACTCGTAATACTTGCGCATCACCAGCCATCTTATTAGATAATCTCGTACTCGCGGTTTGGAACAAACTTGTTCCATCAAATACTTCTGCCATAGTTGACACCTCTTTCCATTGTATTGGAATGAAATATAATAAATAACAATAGGACCTCTAAGAGACCCTATTGTTATCGTTTAAATGTTTTCTAGTCGAGACGATTTCAATACGAAGTCTTCTTCATTTGGAGCTGCTAGAGACGGTTCAGGAGTTTCTCCACCTTCCTCAGGAGGAAGGTCTGTTACGTCACCGATAACTTCTAACATAAATTCACCAAATCCGAATGCTTGCTCAGAAGCTACACCTCGTACATAGAATGTGCGAGTATCGCCAGATTCTATAATCTCATCACCGTATGATAATTCAGGTAGTGGATTGAATGGTTCAGCTGTTTTACTTAACTGATATTCGACACCCGCATCCTTAATCACGATTGGTGAGATTTTCATATTCGTCACAGGTTCACCATAAGAGTTCTTCACAATAATTGGGAAGGCTAATGATTTAGAACCTGCATAAATATGACCTAAGTGTAATAATTTTAATAGTACGCCTTTATCAGTCGTATAATATTCACCATGACTATCAGTGAATACAAGGTTTCGATAACTTCCCTCGAATGAGTAAGTTGTAGATGCTGACGCACCGAAGTTATCTTGATACTCAACAATAAGAGCATTCAATTTACCTACGACTACTTTAGATGTATCAATGTTATAAACGATTTCCAATGGAGCTTCTTCAAGCTCTGTCCATGGAACCAGTACCACATCATTTAATATCGAGTTACGAATTAGAATGCGATACTTAACGCTATCTCCAATGTTAGGATCAGTGATAACAAAATGAGCTCGAAAGGCATCACTGTCAGCTTGAACGATCGCTAAGTGTGGAGCTTCATTGTTTAGTTTAATTGCTTTATCAATAACTTTTTGGATAGTACGTTGCTCATCGCCATCCACAGCTATTTCGAATGTAAGCTTGTTGTCGCCTAATGTTAAATCCATCGGATTGATTAAGCTAGACGGAGCTACATCGTGCGCATAGAATGGATCACTCCATCTAGAGAATTGACCATTATTAATCTTATGACGAATTTTAATCTTTTCATCAAAGTTATGGATTAAGTTAAAGTCTACTTTAATTGTGGACTTGTGGTCATCGATAACCGTTGCAGAGAATGCAGCGTTTAAGAACTCTGGGAATGAACCTGCTACGTTGTAGTAGTACATTTTATCCGTAGACGCTAAGCGGTCTTTCGGTAAGAATGGTGGTACTTTTAATAAGACTTTATAACCACCGTTAGTAGGCTGATATAAGTCCATAGAAGTAATACCTAAGTTTGTAGAGATATCACTCTCTGTCACCCAAAGCTTTTCACCAGTCTCATAAGTTTTTGTATTTACCATTGGTACATACATAGTATCAAGAGAAGTTAATAACTTCGTTCTTGGCAAACCATTTGCAGAGATATACTCTTTTGTAACGCCACCTTCTGGAGCTGGTTGAGTTACCCATACGTTATTTTCAGTAAATACTTTAATAGAACCTACTTCCGTAACGGCAACACCTTTCCAGTTATAAGGTGGAATAACTAATTCGATATACCACTCATAATCATTATAAGTACCAGTTGATGAATTCTTTTTATAGCGATATGAACCTGGTGCTAAATTGATTCCAATTTTTTCCCAAGTATTCGCTGCTGATGGTGACGTATAATTAGTCGCTGTTAAATTAACCCAAGATGCTTCAACTAATGGGTCAGCACCTTCTGTTAATTTTTGTAACATCATGGACATATTTACACCAGACCCACCGTATCTCCAAAGGTTGATACTAGTTGAACCTTTTACATCAAATGTAACGTAAGCCCCTGATACGCTATCAGGCATATGCATTACTTCTCCAATATTTGTTAAATTAGTAACACCGTCAAATAGCACTTTAGACGGATCACCTGATGCGTCATGTAATCTCTTCCCGGTAATTGTAATTGTACCTTCTGGACCTAATCCCGTTACAGAAGGTTTAGAAATTCCTGCCATATCTTTTCACCTCTTTTTAGTTTTGTTGAGATGTATTCACTAATTGAACTGTAAATTCAGTAGCGTTATTAGACTCAAACGTAGTAGAAGATAGAACTTGTTCTTGGTCTTCTGCACGTAAGATAATATCACCATTGAAGTTCGAATCAGGAACGAGTCTTACTTCTAAACCGATACCTTCTCCACCTAAGCAAGTAATAATAAACTTAACTTGGAAGTTATCAGTTTTTGCTTTATATCCAAAGAAGTATCCCGTAACAAAATCTTTACCAGTCGGATATTGTACCGAAGGTGGAAGACTTTCTCCTCGACGATACATGATTAAGTCGTCGTAAGCCGGTAATACATTCGTAAATGTGTGAAGTTCATTCGTATCTGTATTACGTACGCGAATCTCCACGGAGTTTCCTAAGATATTGAATATGCCAGTTTTTACGTCGAAGAATATATGGTTACCAAATCCTCCAATACCAAACTTAGCAAGTTTTTCTTTATCGATATCCGCAAACATATGACGCTTATATCCTTCGCCATCTTTCTCAAATTCACGTAATACCGTTTCATCATTATAAGAAGCAATCCAAGAGAATGCTTCCCCATTAGGTGTTTCAAATAAGTCTACCTCGTATACAGGCATAGACATATACATTCCTCCTAAAAATAAAATATAGGATTATAAGAGATAGACTCTTATAATCCTATTGTGGGTGTTGATAAACTAACACTCAGAAAGGATTAGATACCTTCACCGAATGTGTAGATTAGACGGAATTTACCAACGTTTTTGTTAGCAGTTGCTAACGTTTCGACTGGTGGGTGCATAACTGCTTCTACTTTGGCAACGTTAAGTTTACCAGTACCAGTTACTTTACCGTCGTTTACGCCACCTTGAATAGTAGCTTCAAGAGATGCATCAGCAGATACAGGTACTTTTGTTTCAACGTACTTGTCGCCTTCTAAGATAGCACCTACTTTTTGTTTTGTTACTTTTGAACCTTCGCAAGTAACGCTGATCCATTGTTCTTTAACGATTGGAGACTCGAAGTCACCGTTTGCTGATTTAACTGTTAAAGAGCAGTTTTTCACATCGTAGCAATCAGTTGCAGACGCTGTGTCTTTAGTGAAGTTGTTTGCAATTGCAAACTTCAATGGTACAGAGTCAGTACCAGCTAAGATTGGTTGGTAAGTTGTAGCGTCAGAGCTAAAAGTCATTTTAGCTGGAGCACCAACTGCACCAAACTCTAACATTGTTCCTGCATCTAACCAAGAGATGATTGGGTTTACTTTTGCCATAGGTTTCTACCCCCTAAAAATTTGTTACTTCATTTTAACTGTCAGGTTAACTGTTAATGAGCTAACACCACCAGTATACTGAAGTACATTAAGACGAATTATCTCATTTTCATGTAAGTCCTCAACTGTAAGACGAGTATCCGGAATAACCTTATTGTTCGGTTTCAGTACAATACGGTCAGATGTAATATCATACCAAGCATTGTCTTTCCCAGCCTCATAGTCTTTTTCAGTGATGCGTTCCATAGAGATAATAACGTCTTTGTTACCATCATGTTCGCACACAGCCGACACATTTTGTAATGTACAGCCCCATGGTACCATATGTTTGACCGGTAAAGGTCCACTCATAAGCCCTGTAGGGAATACAAACACGAATGTACGAAGTTTGTTTTTCTCGTTATCTTCCAATAACTTTGTTAAAACATAGTCAACTGTTTGATGCTCATCGTAACGAACTTTCTTTGCAGAGAATTCATTTACGTTTTCATCAGATTGGTTAATCTCTTTCACTACAGAAGGAATCGCTTCCTTAATTGTAGTAAGCATTGTTTCGTGAGAATCATCCAATTTCTTTTTATCTTCTGGACTCATAAACCCTGATTTCTTATCAGTAACAAGGTCATGTCCATGATTAAGAGTAGCGTACTCTTTTAGCTTCTCAATATCTACTATTTCAGGAGCATCAATGATGTCTTCCCATTTAATAGAATACCAACCAGCATTCGGTTCTTTTTCAGCATTCAGGAAAACTTTTAAGAATCTTCCTGTCTTACCTGTCATATCAGGTAAACCTGCACCAGAACCACCACCTTCGTTACCAGGTAGCCCACAACATCCACCATTCTCTTTATCGATAGGTGTTGCAATCATTTCACCTTTGTTGTAGTTGTCGCGAGTTAATGGTACGCGAGAACCATCTTGACGAACTTCACATACTTTGTGACCTTCTACAAGTGTTTGCAGAATCTTATCAAGTCCTAAAATGAACGGATCGTAAATTGGTGCTGTACGATTCAATGTGTCAATTGGACCATAAGAAGTAACAACTACGTTCTTAAATAAAAGAACCAGTTGCTTATCAGTCTCTTTTTGTGGAGCGGCTAATGTAGTTTCGTTTTCAGCCATCTATTCCACCTCCATTTCTAAAAGGTTATTACCTTGTTGGAAGTAAAGCCCTATAGGACTCGTAACAAAAATACAAAAAAAAATAAACGAAGCATCATTTAGATGCTTCGCTATTGTTTAGCCGAGGATGTTCTTCACATATGAAGCATCCACTACGACTTCTCTTACCTTCTTGCGTCTCTTCTGAGCTTTCTTTAATTGCTTCTGATGACGCTTACGGTCTTTCTTAAATTGTTTTGAACCACCGCCATAATATTGATGAATTAAGTGGTCTTCAAATAAGTCTCCTTGTACGTTATTTAGGATTTCTTCTTCTAACATTTTCAGTTTAGACATCTTACTATCCTGTGCGGAATGTACAGCTGCCGATGGTGAGAAGAAGCTCGTTGCAAATTGTCTTGATGGATCAATCCACATGTTATGGTTTGTATTTAATCCCATCTTATCTAATTCAATTTCTTTATTACGTGCATCTAAGTATGCGATGACACTCTTACGTTGAAGCTTCTCTTTCTTAGAAGACTTCTTATCTTTCTTCTTCTTTGATTTCATATATCGTTGAAGAAGTTCTTCGTGACGTTTCTCTTTCTTCTTAAACTTCTTCGGATTCTTTTGCATATCGTCATAATCTTTCCAGATAGCTTTCAGCTCTTTATCACGACGTTTCTCTGATCTAGATTTCTTTCCTTTCTTCTTTTTGTTTGCCTTCTTAGGGTCCTTTCGGATATACCGTTCAGGCTGATATTTAACCAATAGTTTTTCATACGATGTTAAATCACTTTTCTTCTTATAGATGACAACAATGCCACCTTCTCGATGATCGTATGTAGGTAACATATTACTCATAATTTAATTTCCCCTTTCAAATTCACCATATACAAAATAAGATGCAGATGCACCACGTTAGGGTGCATCTACTCTTACTAGCCATGTTTGTTTCCAAACACGATGTTTGTTAAAGCTATGTGACACCAAGAATCTTGTAGTTGATTCTGTTCAACGATGTCGAAGAGTGTACTCGTATGATACACAACCGACTTCTCATAGCTACAGCGGGAAGATAATGATTTTAAATAATCTAACTTATCTTCACCAAGATCAATTAAGTATAAACGACACATATGGTAGCGTGAAAGTGTTTCACTTACGTCATATATGTAACCTTTTGGAATAATACTTTTAACTCGATTTACATCAAAGTTTAGTAGTTCTTCCTTCATTTCTCTTAGAAGACCATTAGTACAACTAACGTCTTCCATGTTACAATGACCGCCCGGTAAAGACAGGACGTAGTCATGCGTGGTACTTCTAGTTTTGTGTTTATACCTCTTAAATAAGAGATAGTAATCACCCGATTTAATAATCGCATTTGCGACCATTTGTATTGCTTTTGGATTGAATTCCGCTAAAGAGCGTTTCATTCCGAATGTTTCACCATCAAGCTTTCGCTCAATGTTCTTACTATAAGGCACATAACCCGAAACGAGTTTACGTACCACTTGCTTTTGAACTACTCTCAAAATTTCATTGTAATGAGGTATTTCTACTTCGAATTTCGAAGCCTTTAATAAGTTTAAAATGTTCCACGTATTCGAATCAATCGGAAACGTGTCACGTAATGCTAGTATTTCTTTAATTGACACTCGCTTGAGTGGTTCTTGCATAATTTTAGTTACTTGATTAATTTGTAGCATTTAATTTGTCCAACCCCTCTTGTAATTTTTGTACGGCATAGTTATCACAAATATTATTCATCTTTATTAGGTAGAAAAGTTTATCCATATCCACCATAAACCCATTCATATGTTGGAATGATTTTACAGCTTTATCAATATCCTTTTGTTTCCTAATATCAACGTGTCCTTTTATATGATATAAGTTCAAGTTCACCTCAGGGTCATTCATGAATTTCTTATCGATCTTCTTAAACACTTCCTGCTGTGAAACCATCCCTGTACTACTATACCAATTACCATGACGGTCAACACGCCTCTTCCAATCAGGCATCCATCTGGTTAAACCGTGTATACAGAAACCCGAATCACTATACAGGTCAATATTGTATGGAGGTCGCACCTCATTCAACTGTCTAAGAATCTTCAATGTCTTCTTCAGAGTGAAATAAATCGCCTCTGCTTCGCCATGATTATTCGTAGAGTCTACATTGAACTGATCGAACGCTGTAATTACCTCACGGTTTATAGTAAGAATACCTGCGGAAGAAGTATATTGCTCGCCCTCAGGATTGTGCCGCCGACCATTGTTTTTCGACGCGGCATCAGAAAAGACTTCGAATACTACGTTATCCTTTATCATCATGTTGTTCCTCTTTTCTTAAATCTATATCACTTGTATAATGTATACTTTATTTTACCACTGGTAATTCCATTCCTTCTATCTGAAGATACTCGAACTTACGTTGTAATACGTCCGGTATTGTTTTCACTTCTTCAGATTCTGCTAATGATCTAGCTAGTTTAGCCTTTTGGTCATCCTCCATGTATAAATGATATTCTTCATAGAATGAAACAATATCTCCAAATACATAATGGATTGGTACTCTAACTTTTGGTTCATCACTATGAACTAATTCGTGTACAGTATTGGATAATGGGATTAATCCTATTTTCCCTTCATAGTGTAGTCGCATAACTTCTTCCGCAATACGGAATGGGTTTGCTTCGTTCTCTTCATCTAGATGACGATTCAGAACGATTAATGTTAAATCATACAGTGTAAATGGTGCGTGATGTATCTCAATCTTAACACCTTTCATACCTGTATTTACTTTGTAGAAATAAGCACATTGTGTCATATCAACTTCTTCTCGCAAGAATCTAATCAGACCCTTGTACTCTAAGCTTGTACGAATCAATCGTTCGACTTGCTTAATATAATTACTCTTAGCCTTATCATCAGATGGGTCTAAGTAATGCTCTACTTCTAATGAAGTATAAGAGCTAATCTTAGTTACCTTAATATCTGACGCTTTTGTATACTGTACACTTGTAGCCTTTTTCATATTGGGCATTCTCATAATAGTAACCTCCTTATATGGGTTACTATATTGTTTACGCCTCGTGAACTCCCCAAGAGTCCACTGTACCTTCAACTACATCTACTCCAAGTTTATCTACTCTATCAAAGTAAGCATCATCTGTTTCTCCATCATTTCTAGGAACATAGACATCTACCGGAATTGTATCTTGACCATGGTCAGCTTTACGTTTCTCGACAGCCCAACCAGCCATTCTGTCTGATACATTAACTTGACCTATATTAGGTAAACTGAATTTAGTATCAAATGGAATATGTGCTGAAGTGGCAACCATTCCTTCTTTTAATTCGTCACCCCTAGCCGCCATATTTTCGAAACCACCGTTTTCAATTCCAAGGCTAGTATAGTACGTTACCACGAATGTTTTCTTTTCTTTCTCAGGCTCAGGATTGTCATAGGTATGTTCTACAGGAAGTTCCTCATCTAAAACCTTTCCTTTAGCTTCTTCATGACCATTCTCTCTAGTTTCTTTCGTGGAATCGATTTTAAAGATTGCATCGATTTCTTCTGGTGACACGGACTCAGCTGGCTCGTTCTCAACGTCAAAATGGTAGTTTTCGATGTTTGCTGGCAAGTGACCTTTACCGATAGCATCTGATTTAGTCTCCAATTGGTTTAGTCTAATATCTCTTAACTCGTAACTTACAATAGCATCTTGCACTGTAGGTAATGATTTCTCATGAATATTTCTAAATAAGTTTAATGTCTCCTCCTCACTGATAGGTTTTAGTTCATCGTGAGGATGATTGATTTCTGATGCGGGTAATACTGGATACCCTTCTATGTCTTTACGTGCTTGATCCACACCTACAATGATACCTTGTATCCCTGCAAAGACTCCTCCTATTACGGCTACTGATACTAATACATTCTTAATCTTCTTTAACATAATCAATCTCTCCTCTAATTTAGATTAGTAACTTCTTCGTTACTATAATATATATTCCAAAAATGCATAAAAAAGTGAGTAGAACCCGTTAAGGTTCTACTCTGCATAGTCTTGGATTTTATTATGTCATATAATCAATTATTGAAAGGAATTAAACCCAACACAAGTCGTAATCCCCAAGGACCCTAGAAACGAGTTTAGGTGTAACTACAGTTATCTAGGTTATATTTATGTTATATGTATTGTAAAAAATGACATTAAATATCCCAGTAGAACGCGCGCATTGGTTCTACTGGGTAACTTTTCATAGTGAGAATAATCACTGTACCTGAAAAGTAAGCTCGTACGCTTTATAAACATAGTCTAATAGTATATCTCAAATATACTGGACGCTTCGTTAGTTCAGGAAAAAAGGCATAACGATATATATAATACTAACGGTTCAGTGAACAACAACAATTGTTATTGTTTATAGACTCGCGTCAAGGTCTATTACTAATATGTTACAGTATATGTAAAAACGAAATAAAAGTGAGTAGAACCAATTAGGGTTCTACTCGGTGGCGTAGTCTACGCATAGTCTAATGAGTGAGACAGGCTGTTGCAAAGCCAGTCCCTTATCTCGGAACAATAATGTAGTTATCAATTTTTCTTTGTTTACGCGTTATTACGCATACAACAGGTTTTGTCAATGTGCATACCTATTGTGTTTTAGATTTTTAGTATACTCTTTCGAGTTACTATTATGTTATGTATATTGTAAAAAATAAAATAAAGGAGTATAACCCGTTAAGGTTATACTCAGTAGTTGGTGATGGATTTTATGTGTAAAAAAGTAGTAGTAATCATCATTCAGTTAGGTAAAAATCTTCACGTAGTCTAGATTCAAAAGGAAATGAAGTATCGCGTTTGTTACCATCATACATCAACTAATAATATGTTACCTACTTAGTAAAACTTTATCATAAACGACAAAAGAAAGGGAAGAACCTCTCTGGGTTCTTCTGTAATGATAAATAAATAGTAGGGTTTAGTTTATCATTGAAATCGATAGGCTTAGTCTATAAACACTTTTGAATATATGAGATACTCACTCTCATACTATTATGTTATAGCGATATTAAAAATAAATTTGAGTATAACCCGTTAAGGTTATACTCTGCATAATCTACTGGTATTTTTCATCTAAGTACTTTTATAAACGAAGGGCATAGTCTTAAATACACCAAATAGAATCACTGTGGCGCTAGTCCACTAATAATATGTTATTACAATAAAATAAAATGAGTACAACCCGCTAAGGTTGTACTCTTCATAGTCTCCCTAAAACTACAAAAATAATAAACATTAAAATTTGAAAGGAGCATAGTCTATAAATGGAGTTCTTTCCGTGATATTTGAAAAATATCAACAAACACAAACAGAACTAAGTCTTATAATAATGTTACTAAGATAGAAAATAATAGTGACCATACCCGAAGGTATGGTCTGCATAGTCTTAAATACATAATAAATTATATCAGGAGTACCGTCGTTCGAATGAATCAACAGATACCAGCTTGTGTCTCGGTTACGCTCCAGTATTGTTACGCAACCTAATACTTTGTTATCTTTATATTAAAATATAAAATGACGTAAAATAGTGAAGAAGCCAAACGGTGGCTTCTTCGTGCATAGTCAGGACCCTTATATGGAATTTAGTTGGTAATTCCCAACGGAAGGAAAGCAAATCAATTTGGAAAAATTGATGCCTCGTTTTGACCAGCGTAGTCTCATAAGCTAAGAAACTTATAAAATGACAAAATTCATATCACGAGTAAGACCATGAATATTTGAGGTTATCACGGTTATAATAATGTTGCTTATGTATAAAAATAAAATGACTAATACCCGGAGGTATTAGTCGGCATAGTCTTACAGGTTTGTGTAAGCAATTGTTATAAGATTATGTGGGTAATCTTATCCTATTAAGGTTATTATTATGTTATAGTAATAATAAAAAATAATTAACCATCACTCCTAGGGGAAGTGATGGTCGGCATAATCTATGAGGTAATTTGCTATGAAGCAAATGATGTTTAGATTAGTAAAATGTTAGCATAATATTAAAAAATAATGAGTATAACCTGGGAGAGGTTATACTCGGCATAGTCTATGAAATTTATTAAGGGTTTAATAATAACATTCGTTTCACACAAGAATTTACACATAGACACTTATGTAATTATATGTTAGTTATATATTAAAATAAAATTGACTATACCAATTAAGGTATAGTCGGATGCATAGTCTAGAGATAATAGATTCTGAAAAGGTTTACTAAAAATGTTGGAATGAAAGTTTTTAGTTTGTATAGAATCTATTTCTCTTTCAAGTAATAAATTTGCATAGGGACCTTTACCAGTACCCTAATACACTGTTAGAAAGATTGTAAAACTATATAAAATCTAAGAGATTTTGACTGTATTTAGAGAAAGTGCTGTAGTTCCTCGGCGGAACCTCCTCTCCCTTTCGGGTTCCCGGGGCTCTCGCTCCTCTCACCTCTCAGAGCTTCGTCTCCCTCTCTCGTGTCTATTATTCTAACTTTAAAGCGCCCTCCCCCTTTCGGGGAGGACCGCACTTCTTTCTTCTAGTGCATGTTCCCCTTCCCTTCGGTTCGGGTAACACTTATCTATTCCCACCCGCCTCCGATGATACCCCACCAGAGAGGTAGAAGATTAATATTACAATCTCCTAGCCTCTCTGTCTCTCTGGTGGGTCTATCTCATTACTATGTTAGACGTGTAGTAACTTATTATTATAAAATAGATTAATTTTAATAATAATAAAGAAAAGTATAGGACATATGTCCTATACTCTATCTCCTTGAAGCTTCTCTACACTATCGTTACGAAGTTTCTCTAAACTTTGACCTTTACCTAGATCAAACATAGATTGAGCTTTAGCTCTCACTGTCATGTCAGAAACTTGGGCTGTACTATGTGTAGTGATATAATCTGTTATAATTGAATTTGATTCTTCTTTCTTTAACACATCTTTTAGATGAGGGAACAATTCATGTCTACCCTCTTGTTCTTCAATGTGTTTCATTTCAACTGCAAACCCTAAACGTGTGATAGCATGAGCTAAATGCTCCTCAGTTGTATCTCCATCTAGGTAAGCATACATATGGCGAATTGCTCGTCCAATATGTTCTTCTTTAGGGATTCCCATATAGTTACGGTATCCATACTTCTCTAATCCCTCTTTCATTGTTCTAGCAATCGCACTGATTGTAGGACGAGGAATAATTTCAAATGATTCTTCTACGTAGTTTTGAATGGCGCCAGACGATTTCATTTCTTTTGTTTCCTCATCTGGTCCATACTCTGCTACAGGTGCAAATATACCTGATTCTTTATAGACTGTAGAATCTATAAACCCAGGGCTTCTAGGATTTTCTTTTTCAGCTTCAGACTCAGTAGACGCAAACATTTCTACGGATTTTTTATCAATATCCTTAGCAAGGTCTTTAGTAGCTTTACGCTCTTTACCATCTAAAGCTTTAAATATTTGATAGTCTACCATAGCGGTAGCTGATGCACTTACTAATTTTTTATGTGCACCTAATAAATCTTCATTTTGTAAATCTACTGTCACATCAACAGATTTTATTGCTCTTTTACTAGCTTCTATTATCTCTTGAAGTTCAATTGCAGATAAACCTTTCAGGTCTACAAATGAAGCACCTGGTTGCTTAAATAATTCTTTTTCCAATTCTTTTAAATCTTTAGCCGGATGTGTACGAGCTAAATCTAACTCTACTGGTCCAGTATAGGGTTTAACGTTTTCACTATCAGGATAATTAATTGCAGTTGGAACTAGATTACCTTCAGCAATATCAGCCATAATTTGATCGTGTTCAGGAGTCCCTGGATGAAGTTCTCTTACTATCTTTGCATCCATTTCCCGTACAGCTTTATCTGCTACGTCTGCAATAAATTTATGTTCTGGCTCCCTGCCTCTTTTACTCTCTTCATATGTTTTCTGATGTGAAGGTATAGTCGGTACATCGGTAGTGTATTTTTCACTAGTATGAGCATTACGTTCTTTGATATAGTCTTCAGTCATTCTCATTTTATTGCTAAAGAATAAGTTATCACCTAAATCTAAAGCTTCTAAGTATGCACCCGCAGCTCTATTCATTAATGTTTCACACTCATTTAATGCAATACTACGTTGTAGTTTTACTAGAATAAAGTGTTTGCGATTAGGGAAATTATAGAAGTTTAGAATTGTTAATCGTAGCAATTCCATAAATGTAGCTTCATTAATAAATTTCTCTAATGGTTTCATATGTATTGAAATTTTTCCAATACCTTCTATTGAGGTTCTATTTTTATAAATAAAATCTCTAAGAACCATTGTGTCATCAGGAGTAAAAGGTTTCTCTAGATAAGCAAAGAACTCATCAAAGTCTTTTTTATAATCTAGTTTATCCTCCTTAATCTCTTTTACAGGTTCTTTTTGTGGCTCAGGATTTAATCCGAATAATTTCTTAAATAAACTCATAATATTTCCTCCTCTAAGTTAATATTATGGTGTTATAGGTATCATAATTATTTATCCCTCTTGTAATAATATTTTAAAACTTCGATTTGTCCAATTGGATCTATTTACTCCTTCTAATAGTTCATTAATGGATTTAACTCCTTTTGTTTCAAATAATATATTCAATTGAGCGTCAGACATTGAATCTTCACCAGCTTCACTCATATATCCATCATTACCTACAAAGAATATTTTATTTTCACTTTGTAGTAGGTATTTAGTAGGAGTATATAGCCCTTCACCAATTTCCATATATCCTAGAACTCCATTGAATGATACTGATGAATCTACCGCAGGTTGAGCCGACCCTATTAGGAAATTTGATTTATTAAATTCTGTAACAATGTGATCATACTCACGAACAGCTTCGGTCACTTCTCCATTAAGTATAATTTGAACTGACTGATCTGCTTTTCCTGGATCACTTATGATTAGTTCATTCATTCCATCGGTTATTGTGTTATTAGTAAGTAATTTGATATGCTCCATAGTACCATATTGTCTTTCAACATAATAAACTTTTCTATCAGGAGTAATTGCGATATTTACATGTGACGAATCGCCCATTTGTAAACTTACACCAACTGGAGTATATAAATATCCAGTATTAATAATATATTGGTTATAATTCGTTTTAGGAGCACTGAATAATATTTTATAGTAATGAGGTACCGCTGTTTCAGGTAATACTCGTTTACTGGTTGTGTATATGTGAGTACTATTTATATTACTGAATCTAAGACCTTCGGGTAATGCTACCATCGAAGTAGCCCTAGGCACTAGAAATTCTCGACCTGTAGCTTCATCATAGATTCTAGTAGGTACCGATTTCGTATTTCTAAAATCATATTTAAAATATAATTTACCCATTTCAATCAACCCTTCTGCAATGTAATAATTTTATAGTTATCTATTTGCAACTTATCTTTTATATTAGTATATTCCGATACAGGCTTGCCATATGTTTCAAACGTATTTGGGACTAAATCAAATTCATTCGCAATAACTTCTAAATTACCATTGCCGTTAATAGTGTATACATTATGATTATTATCTAAGATCAGAGTTAAATCTTTAAAATTATATACACCTTCGTAAATTTCAATTTGTTGTAGCCACCAACTTTGTCCACTACCAATATTAAATATTTTAATAAATCCTAAATCCCCTGCAAGGGTGTTTGAAAATGTATCTGTAAATGTTTTATCTTGTAAAGCTTCAGTCAGCGTAGCTTTAGAGTTAGTCCCATCTATTATGATACGAAAATCGAAATCAGTTTCACCGGAATAGTTATGCGTTACACCGCTCAAATTTACAGAAGGACCTACAATCCCTCCGCTACCATAATTCCATAATGCCAAATTTGTACTTCCTGGCTGATAGAATGTAAAATAAGGAAATAGTCCACTATTCGCTCTATTGGTTACTATATTTATCGTAGGACCAAATTCAGATTGTTGTACTTTACGGCATACACATCTAATAGAATAATCTTTTAATGGCTTAATTAAATCCTTATTATTCACCCGTATAAATGAATTGCCAGGAATAAATAATCCAAGCGATTTATCATATTTTCCTCCAAGGTATGTGATTATACCGTTATTACCATTACCGCTTAAATCTGATATAGTATTATTTAAATCAACTTTTGTTTGATTTCTTAAATCGAATTTTAATATTAATTTAGCCATTTTAATCAACCTTCTTTCTTTGTAATAATACTAAATTTATCCTTATTCCATTTACCCATAGGCATATCCTGTATTGAGAACCCATAAGTATCAAAGGTTTCTGATGTAATAGAGTCTACTGGTCCACATTCTATTATCATACCTTCCGAGTTAAATGAGTATGCTATATTTTCATAGACAATTAAACTCTGATCGAATTTAGGTTTCTCATCTGATATCATGAAGTCTGCAATATATCCATGAAAAGGTAATGCGCCAAAATTTTTAAATCCTAAACTTATATCAGCCGATTGATTTCCTGCATTATTTGTTGGACCCACATATGTTAAGTTAGTTTTACGTATTTGCTTTATCTTTAAATTATTATTTTTTAATATAATTTCTTCACCTGCTACACCTGGATCATACAATGTTAGTATATTAGGTTTATTTATTTCTACCGCATTTGGAATTTCAACTAATTCTCTAATCCCTATTCTATAACCTATTTCAGAATAGTAGAGATTAGTCCCTTGTATTTCGATATATACTCCATTCATTCCATTTGAATTTATATTAGGTGTGGAAAATATCCATGATGGAGTATCTTTTAATATTGTCGGTTCATATGTTATTTGAATGGAGTATGGTTTATTTGGTTTTATAATTTCATACGGTTTAACATCATTCCAATCTGGATGGTGTAGAGATATATAACTATTCGTTCCATTACCTTCATTTAATAGGGCACCTTTCGATGTTTGTTTAGCATACCATATATATGCTGGACGTTTGCCTGATATTTCATCAAAAACAAATCCACCAGGTTTATTTCTAAAATCCCATTTACCGTAAATTGTCATTTACATAACCCCCCTTTGTAAGTATAATAAATTGTTAAAATAAAGAGATAGAGGGTATCATCCCTCTATCTCTATTAGCTTTCGTAAATTTCTTTACATTGATGCTTCAATTCAATTAATAACTTATTCAGCGCCATATTGACCATAACACTACCAGTCATACGGGCAAGTATAGATATTGGAGATAAGAACGCTGATACTTCCTCATCTGGTCTATACTCACTGAATGGCTCTTGTCCGCGAGGAGTTACCTCACACACGATACCTTTTAACGAAACATTCAATTCAGTTCGCTACACTGAACCAGTTCTCTTATGAACTTCTACATGTCACCATGCAGACTAGACTATATCTTCATCTCTATGAGATGCTCCCCATTTCGAATGCGCTTGCACCCTACTTCCTTTCGGAATAGTCGTTGAACCTTCATTTACCATGTATAATTTTTAGAAATATTTTTATGACATCTTCTAAAACGTATCTGATTTAAAGTTCCTATAATTTTATTTTTAGGAATATCTAATACGCCCGTAGTTAATTTAGCAATCTCAGTATTACCATACCCTTGTTCCATCAATTGACAGAATCTGTGTATGTCATCTTTAGTAAATACCTGATTCATAGATTTTTTAGGTATATTATAATCTTTTGATATATGATTCCACGATGAACCACTTTTTATTGTATATAATAGTTTAACTAAATTTTCATTAAACTTTAAATCTAATTTTTTAGCTATTTGTTTATAAGAGTTGCCTTTTTCAAGCATCTTACATATTAGATGCACTTGATCATTAGTAAAAAATGAATGTGATACATCTTCACCTTTATGATACCACCGTAACCCGGTTCTAATAGAATGGTCTTTATTCTCTTCATTAGTACACCATTCTAAATTAGAACGATCGTTATTAGAAACTACACCATCTTTATGATTAACTTGATCTTGATCAGGTCTCTTAATTTTAATAAAATAAATAGCTACTAATCGATGCACTCTAAGAGTTTTCTTTTTTCCATTAAATTTAGTTAAATTAACCCTAATATACCCATCTTTATCAGGACTACCTTTAAGATACTTTTTAGATTTGCTATTATAAACTCTTCCCATGTTACTAACCCAATATCTAGGTTTTATATCAGGTAATGTAATTAGTTTAAATATTTCAGTTTTTCTCATAATCATTCACCTCTTATAAAGGTGTTGTAATGTTATAGAATTATACATGATAATGCTTGGCTGCTGATTGTCTCGGTAAGATGTCCCAGCAATTAAAGGAGTTTTCGATATCTGTCACCAGATAAAGGACCCTGTTACCCAGCCGTAAAGAAAGTCAACTTATCGCCGACTCCCATGCGATCTTCATAGTTAATATAAAATTCTATTAGTACCGTATATTCAATTCAGTTCGCTACACTGAACCAGTTCTCTTATGAACTTCTACATGTCACCATGCAGACTAGACTATATCTTCACTCTAACGAGTGTCTCCCGTTTCGAACACGCTTGTGTCCTACTTCCTTTCGGAATAGTCGTTGAACGTTCCTATTTAAAGGCTTCGCTGCTGATTGTCTCAGTGAGAGTTCCCAGCAATTAGAGAGATTTATAGAGAGCAATACTTTTACCCTCTCCGACTTCCACACCTTTAATCTTACCGTTAGCTGTTTCTGTCTTTGTAACTGGATATGTACTAATATCCGTTTTCGTTACATCAGTATGCTTACCAATTAACTTTCCTTTCTTAATAACAGGAGCGTTAATCTTTTTAATAATTTGTCTAATACTTGGAGATAATTCAGATTCATCTACAGTGATGTAGACTTTAATATCTTCAATGACTCCACTATATTTGGACTTAACAGGTATCTTACTTAGTTTGGATATCTCAGCAGACAATTCTTCATCCATTGCTGCTAATACTTTATTCATCCCTTCATCCTCATACGAGTTATCGAAGATTAATAAAGGTTGTCCAACTTCAATCGCTTGCCCTTTTTCTACCATATAACCAATGTTAGAGTTAGGTCCTAATACGACATCTTTCTTTACGATAACGTTCGTTGTCATATCATCGCAAAGTTTTTCGGTAATCATAACACTATCCTCATATGTGTAATAACCACTCATGATAGCAACTTTCGCCATCGTACCTAATTTATACGTAGCGCCACTATCTTGGTCTTCATTAAAGAATTGTGTATTCATTGCTAGGAAATCATCTTTCTTAAATGAATCACCCTTTTTTAGTTTTGACTCTAGTTTATTAGAGATAAAGAATCCACCACCAGAGTTCTTCGATACCTTAGAACCAGTTTCGATAACATCGAATTCACCGTTCTTATATTTTACAACAATGGTATTTAATTCTTCATCTACTTCCATAACTTTACCATCATCTTTTGCTTTGAATACAAAGTCATCGGAGATGATATGTGCCAATGCTTTTTCTGAACCGTTACCTACAAGTAATGGATCATACTTTCTACATGGCATGATATGTTTATTCTGAACGTAGTTCATGGCTGTACGAGGTGAGTCATCTTTCTGTGCACACATTGGTACAAGTAATTCAGATACACCAAATAGATTCGTAGACGTTAAGTCAGAATCTTTATCAGCCATTTTTAAATAACCACGTGGTGATAAGATATTTGCATCCAGTGCTAACTCACGGGTAATACCTACTGCACCTGATGGATTGGTACTCATACATAAGATACCTTTCATACTCTTATCATAGGCACGTTTAGATAGTGTGAAGGCTCTATCCACGTTCATCCCACTCAATCCTTTATATCCGACAGTACGTAATTTCTCTGCCTCTGATATTGGATTTAATGTACTATAGTCCTCTACAATTGGACTCATTACCATACTCTTAATGACATCATCCTGAGGGATACTCATTTTAACAGGAGTCTTATTTCCTGCTGTCATACGGTAACGTTCGTATGCTTTCGCTAATGAGCTATATAAATAAGCATTTACTAACTCATTGCTTCGAATACGATATAGAGCTAAATCATTTTCTTTTGTATAAACGTTATCTTCCAATAGACTATTTGCATATAATAATAGCTCTACAAAGTCTGTTGGCATTTGCAAGTCTTCTAATACTTCTTTTGTAATCGGGTCGATTAATAAGTCATAGAAGTTGTCGAAGGCATTAGCAATCATACGAACGCCTAATAAGTTTTGGAAGATTTCTAAGTATACATCTTTACTATCGAAATCTGAATAGTTATAGTCTTTTGTATTCACGATACTCATTGCATTCATTAGTAATGAATTACGAGTTGGATAACGGTCATAGATTAAGTAACCATCTGCAAATGCAATGATTTCTTTATCAATCTTATCTTGACCTTTTAAGACCACTCGTGTATCAGAGAATGTATAGTTGATACCAGCTTTCTGCATCGTCTTTGTTAATCCTTCTAAGTAAGCTAAGAATAGAATCAATGGAACGTTCTTATTCATAACTTTTACTTTTGTGTATAGGTAACGTTTACCGACACTGAATTTATTGATATCTTCTTTAAATCCAGGACGTGTTGCTTCTACACTATCAATGATAAAATCAGCCACTGATTTATTATGGTCAATAATACGGTCTTTTACTGTATCTAAGTAGATAACTTCTTTCACAGCCGTACCGCTTAATACATAACCAATTGGTAAGATATCATCATTTACTTTTAAATTTACTTTCTTGGATTTCAAGAATTTACGAATCTCATCTTGGTTAAAGTGAATATGAGTATTACCAATAGCAAGATCCATATAGTTAGAACCAAGTTCATCATACTCGATCGTTGTTTTATAATCAGAGTTTGCTAGACGATTATCCCCATCACGTACTTGAATAGTCTTCCCTTTATACTCATTAAGACCTTTCTTAATACGTTCTACTTTTGGAGATAGTTTATTCCCGATACGAGTCATGAATATCTTATTGTAGTTGGTACAAATCTGAACTTCATCTGGACCCGTTTTGGATACCGGTTTTAGGAATAACTGCTTGACAAGCGATTTCTTATTACCATTTAAGAATAAGAATTGCTCATTTGTAAATTTTGGTAAATCAAATTTTATCGTATGACGTTCACGGTCAGCACTTTCCATTTTAACCGTATACGTAACTTTCTTATTAAACTGGTCAGACGTATCTTCCTTTTTAATGTCTAAGATATAGACAGGGATAGAACGGTCTTTAAAGAAGTTTAGAATCATTAACGTGTCTTTTTCCATTAACTTCGTATTATATTCTTTCTCAAAGTTAGGAAGCGTTAACTCTTGCATCTTCTTATTAATGGTATCAACCTTTAACTTCTTAGGAGTTAATGTCTTTTCTTTTGTTTCTTCTAAGATTTGGTCGATTGTTTTACCTTGGCTATTCACTTTAAGAGAAGCTTGTTTCTCTGCCAGCATCTTGTTACGTTTAATATTACTATTTGACATAACGTTTGTGATACGGTCAGTTTTACTTAACTCTACCATTTTCACCAATTCTTTATCTTCATCCATTTCCTCTTTGACTTTTGCTTTCAGAGCTTCAATCTCTTCGTCATCAAGGTCTTCTTTATCTTCCATAGCTTTATCTACGGCTTCTTGTACTTTCTTCTGAACGTCTTCAGGAATCTCACGTTCTACTTCATCTCCAGCAAAGGAGAATCGAGTAATACCACCTTGCTCTAATCCTGATTTGATTTCAGAAGTAATCTCGGATGTTAATGTTTCTTTTGCATCATTCTCAGTTACACTAACAGCCTTCTTCATTTTCTCAACATAAGCTGGACGACTACGTCTTGCTTGTTGACGTACTTGATCCACACGGATCAATGAGCTGCGTAACATACTGTAAGATGTTTTATCACATTGATTCGGAATAATACGAATCGCTGTCATACCATCTACTAATAGGATATCGAATCCTAATTGCTGGAACTCCATTGGGAATCGTTCCATCATGTGTATTACTAATTCAAATGGATTACTTGCTGCTGTATAACGATATACGCTTTGAGACTTTAAGTCTACATCCCATTGCTCTAAATCAATAATCATTGTACGTTGATTATAGAATGGTGCATATTCAGCATCCACTTGCTGTAACATTTCTAAGTACGCGCCGATTAAACGGTCTCCTCTTGCTTGAGATGACTCGGCATCTTTATAGAAGAATTCATTGTACTTAAATAGTTCTGCAAATAAGTTATCGCGACGATAAGACTCTTTATCAAGAAAAGTCTTTTTAATACCGAAAGCTCCTTGACGTATTCTGTCATAAACGGCTTTCGTATGGAAAATTGTATTTGTAGTGTGACCAAAGAACTTCAGTCTGTATATATGGTCGATATGATATGCTTTAAACGTTTGCTTATTTTGGAAACGAAAATTATTCATCATATCAATACTGTCTTCAACTGTACCTGAGTTCAAGTAGAATAATTGGTCACGGAGTGGGTCTTGTGCATCCGTACGCAAATTAATTTTAGCGTTACGATACAGTTTTAAATTCGTCATGTCCTGTATTTTAATCATTTACTATGATCCTCCTTTATAGTGCGTTATAACGCGTATAGAATCTATTGTGATGTTGTAGTATTATATAACCAAGCCAACATAACGTTAGGGGAACGCCGTATAGTAGTGATTCCCTAAAAATGGAAAATATATTTAAGTATACATTATATAGGTGAAATAAAATAATTAATATAGAGAGGAGACGTTACAATGAGCGTCCAATTTTTAGATGTCAATAGAGACATTATTAATGCAATCTTTGACTTACAAGATGTAAGAGAGATTGACCCAGTGTTAGATAACATTGTAGACCTTCATGGAGCTAAGAAAGCAAAGAAGGACACGAAAAAGAAAGATACAAAGAAGAAAAAGGCAAAGAAAAAGATTGCCAAAAAAGATGTGCGTAAAGTTAAAGCTGTACGCCTAAAGTAGGTAGACGAATTCGTCTACCTATTATTTTTATATTATGAGGAGGAATTGAAATGTTTCATTTAGTAGAAAATACAGTTACATTTAATTATAACGAAGGTACGAAAGTAGTTCGTGCTATGAATTCTTTACAATTCTCAATCGGTCAATATGCTGCTAAAATTAATATGGCACTATTTAAAGAGATTGGGGATGACATAAAAAGCGTTGAAGCTTTTCATCGATTAAAAATAACTGACTCAAAAGCTGATGTTGAATTAATTCGAAAAGGGATGATTCACGATGTACAATTCTTAATTGAAAACTTCGGTCGAATCAATCACTGTGCAGATAAAACAACAGTATTAAATGACTTCCGTGAGGAACGTCTTATGTACGTTCAAGATTTATCTAAAACTTGGACATTAGAAGAATTGCAAAATCAATATCTTAAACTACGTGAGTGTTTATTCACTCCTACATTTACAGAAGTAGATAAATATACTGCTACATTACATAGATTTACAGTAGGTAGTATTGTAGAAAATATTAAGAAGGTTATTCTGTACCATGAAGAATGTCGCTTTGAATTAGAGTACAACAACGGACATGAGCATATGAAACTTGTGTTTGATGAGCATGGTACAATTACAGAAATGATCAATTTGAAAGATGTAGTTCCAGCTAAGTAAGCTGGAACTGCTTTATATAAAACTAGACTTAAAATAAAGGGAGCTAATTAAAATGACAAACGAATTCGAAATTAAAACAATTGCAGGATTAAATGTATATAATATATCTATGGTTGATGGAGATGGTGTGCCAGTGCAAGGACCAGACTTCCAATACAAACAACGAGAACATTTCCAACATGAATTAAAATCATTCTTAACAAGCACTGAATTATTGCATCAAATTCTGAAAGAATTAGACCCAAATAAATTTGGTATACAAGCTTTCGATCAGTCTACAATGATTATATATGATTTCATCGTTGACAATTATAATCTATTTTATCAATTGACTTTAGATAAAGCAGTACAAATGACACGTTTTATCTTTGATAAAATGGATAGTAAAGTAAGAAATATTACTATACAAAAACATTCAACAACTGCAATACATCTTGGTCATCAAGTATCTAATTTACTTAATCAATTAGAATCATTGACTATTATGCAGGAAACACCAAACACTGTACAACTGCGACTTGTAAGTGATGTTGATGTTATTACACATATGGACGAGTTAACAAAATTACATCCAGACTTCACATTTGTAATTTATTCAGTTCCTAGATTTAACTATAATGAACCTAATCGTCGTTACTTTCAAAATGGGACAGAGTTATTTCCAAACGACTTTGAGAATAAACTTAAATCTATGACCGATGATGAGGTTAGAGCAACAATGAATGAGCTTACAAAGAAATCGGGTGATATTAAATTAACATTCGTATTCGATATTGGTAGCTATTATATCAACCCTGAGGTTGCAAATACTCCAGAAGGCACGCAATTACTTAAAGATATCGATTTAACTTCAAAAGAATTACGTCGTCGTAACTTAATACCGAATATCGCAGAGTTCGATAAATTTCTTAAAAATAATAGTGCTAAAACTTATGCGGAATTATTATTAAAAGAAATTCCTAATAGTGGAGTTCTATAATGCAAATGCATCCAGATGATGGTATTGTTTTAATCGATTACGGTAAAACAGTTACCCTTCGTGGTTCACTTACTGCAATTACAGATACGGGAAAGAAAATAAATCTGGAAGAGTGTGATATTAAATTAACACCTCTTCCTAGAAAGGTTGTGCTTAAAAATGGCAGAATTGTACGGAGGATTTACCCAATACAAAATCTCAATCATAGGTTTACAAGGAATAGATTCAACACTTGTAACTAATTCAATGATTGGGTTTCAATATGCTATGAGTAACTATCGACCAGGATTATTATTAGCGAATAAAATGTTAGAGCATGTCGAACTTATGTTAAATGATCCTGATCGAGCAGATGGGGAAGTACTTAAATGTATCAATTATATTATTGATAATTATAAATTATTTAATGGGGTTCCAATAGAGAAAGCGGTAGAGATTACAAGAGAATTCTTTAAACTTATGAGAGGCGAACACCTTTCACAAGCTACAGCTTTATGTAGTAAATCAGCTATTGAGACAAAAGGGAGTTTACTACAATTAATTAAAGATATTACAATAACTCCAATCTCTACAGATGATCGAACGCATATAACGCTTATTACGGATGCTGATATATTAGAACCGATGCCTATGATTACTGCGGCACATCCTGGTATACACGTTCGAGTATATGTGAAAGATTATCTGGGAAGAGAAACTATACGAGAGTATAGTAATGGACATCAAAGAAACAGAGCAGATATGAATGTAAATCATTTACGAGAATTGTTAAATTTAAGTTGTACCAGTCTAGCTATTGAACCGAGTTTATTGGAAACTAGCAACGGCACTATGGTGCAAGCTTATCATATTACAAGGAAAATGGAGGAATCGAAATGATTGGAACAGCAATTCAAAATATATTAGATGGGAAAGAAGGAACAAAAATGAACGACACTATCGATACAACAGTTGTAGCAAACTCGCATGTAAGGGATACATTAAAACATAAAGCTGAAGTTGGTAAAGGTATGACATATATGATTACCGACTTAACAAAACGTGCTATCGAGCACGACTATAGTAAATTCAGCGATGAAGAATACCCATACTTTACAGAAGCTACAGATTGCTTAAAAGGTCTGACTTATGGGTCACCTGAATATAAAGCATCATTAAACCGTATTAAGCCGGGTATCAATCATCACTATGAAGTAAATAGTCATCATCCAGAATTCTATGAAAATGGAATTGAAGGTATGTGTCTAATCGATTTAGTTGAAATGGTTTGTGACTGGTATGCTGCTTGTAAACGTCATGATAATGGTGACATCTATAAGAGTATTGAAGTAAATAAAGAACGCTTTGGTATTAGCGATCAATTAAATAGCGTTATCGTTAATACTGTCAAATCCTTAGAAGCAAAATGGGAGGAGAATAAGTAATGGAAATCAAAGATGAACGTTATTCAAATTTAAAGACAATGGTTTCAGGATTCTTATATCGAATCTTTGAAGCTACAGAAGACAAAGAGCGATTGGAGGCAAGGGAGAAGTTTCTCCCTTGTCTACCTTCTATGAAAGGTATCGATACCAATCATCCTGACTTTGTATTCCGAGTTGGGGAAGTATTGACTCATATGGATTACTTCTATGAAGGAAGAGAGAAACATGAGTTCTTCCCAATTGTAATAGGTCCAGATGAAGGTACATATCACTTCCTTAAAGTAATGGAAGATACATATGACCAAATGATAGAACTAAAGAAAACAGGAGCATCATTCGCAGTATAATACTAACACATATATCAGGAGGAATCAGCTATGTTAACAAATGTAAAATTAAATGATAAGTATGCAATTACTTTAAAGGTATTAATCGAGAAGGCATTTACAGATATTCGATTAGCTGAAGATAGAGATACTGAGAATAAAATCATGGAAGACTTCGCAATGTTAAACGGTGTATCTATTAACTCTGAAGAGTATAATAAGGTAATCGATAGATTCTTAGAAATGGTCAAGGCTTCATTTGCCTTTGAGGAAAAGGATGAATTCCCGGAAGATTTCGTAGAGCAATATGGATTTACTATTGGTGGTTTACAATTCGCATTAATGGTAGGTCAAGTATTTGAAGATCAAAATAAAGAGTTCGTTATTACTTCAGATGAGTTTGGTGGCACGTTTGAGATGCCAGAACATCCAGACAAAGCTATATTGAAAGTAATCAATGGAGGTAAGGAGTAATGCCTAACTATTGCTTTAACTCTATTTATATTAATGGACCGAAAGATCAGATACAAGCATTTCATGAACGGTGGATAAAGCCAGCAAATCCATTGCATGATAAAGTAATATTACCTACATTACGTATTTTAGATATGTGTGCAATATATGCTGCAATGGAAGATAAGTTAAATAATACACATGGAAAACAGAAAATTAGAGATATCATTCACTTCGCGTATATGAATATATCTGATATTGATTTTCTTGATCAGAAAGAGAATTTAATTACCTATCCATTCTTCAAGAGAGATGGGGTCGATTCTTTTAATGATTACTTCAAAGAATTTATTAAAAATATTTACGAAATAATGAATCTATCTAAGAAGCAATTAGCAAACCGTAGATTATTACGAGAAAAATGGTATGAGGCTGCGGAACCAAATAAATACAGTTTTCATAATTTAGTAGAACCACCTCCACTTGTAGGATATCGAGAAGGATTACCAATCCCCGAAGTGAGAGGTTACAATGACCAACTAAGTGCATATTATTTCAATCTATTGAATCTGGGTCAGAAGTGGACATTCCCTGCTGACTTACATATTGAGCAGATTACTGATACAAGTATATTATGTCAATTTGAAACAGCATGGTCGCCAGCAGATATATTTCTTGCAAAGATATCTGAGATGTATCCAAAACTAGAGTTTGATTTAGAATGTAATGAGCCTGGTATGATGATAGCAGGTCGTCTAAAATATTTTGCAGGAGACTTAATTGAGCAAGATTGGTACGATGGACAATCGTATGCAGGATTCCATTTATTCCAAGACTGGGCTGATGAAGATATCGTACGTGATATGAAAGATAATATGGAAATGACTTTAGAAGATATTATAGATGATTGTGAAGGATATATTTCTAAAGAAAACATTTACAAGCATCTTAACATACGGAAAGCAAAAGCAATACGCTTAGATAAAATATAATCCTCAAACAGTATTATGAGGACTATATAACACATAGAGGAGAGATAACATGATTAAAAGATATAGAAACGAGATGACGTTAGTACATCCTTTGATGATGGAAAAACAACGTTTTGAAGAAGTATTTGAGGGGAACGTGGATACGATTAAGCGCCGTCAAGGATTGCGTAATCAGCAATTACTTGACTTCTTATACTTCCATTCAAATATTGAACGTATGACATTAGCTGGAATGGTTAATGATGTAACATTGGCTGACGTATTAGGGTTCGCATCTGAAAATATTTCATATGTAGATTTCCCTGAAAAGAGTCGTGCTACAGATGATGAAACAGCAATGGCTCGTTGGTTTAAAATGAGCTTAGAGCGATTATACAAATATCTTAAAATGACTGAAGATGAATGGGCTGCACATAAAGCGAAAAAGGATAAGCAGTTCGAGGAGTTATATTCTCGTTATGATATGTTAAACCTATTAGCTGGTTCAGCACAGGACTTACTGGATTACCGTGGACAATCATTCGGTACAAACTTTATCGATGAAAAGATTATCCAATTTGCAAAAGATGTCGGTACACCAGTTAAAATGGATGACGTTAAAATGACTCTATGGATGGCTTGTAGCTATTTCTATAGATTCGATACACTATACGATCATGTAGAAGGATTTGCTTTATTCGTTTCTCGCTACTTCCCAGACCTAGAAGTTCAATTAACTTACTGGGATATCGATGATGAAGATTGGGAAAACAATAAGCATAAGGTTCGTTGCTTAAACGGTGAATTCATTGAGAAACATAACTCTCAATTCGAACCAAACGAGCCGGAAGAGTTCATCTTACGTCTGATTGATCAGCTAAGATAAGCCCTATAAGCATGATTATAAAATAATATATCGTAAACTATTAATTAATAACAATAATATACCTGAGAAATTAATCTTGAGGAGGAAATTAAAATGAGTAAACAAGAATCAAAATTCTTACAAAGTGTAGCAACGGAAAGAGCAAATCTGGTAAAGCGTACATTCTCACGTACAGTATTCAATAACCTTATCAAGGATTACCTAAACGATCCTGAATTAATTTCACATGTAATGAAAGTGGAAAAAGGTGAAGCTGTTAAAATTGAAACGCAGCCGGTTAAAGGCTTCCGTAAAATCTTACGTAACGTATTAATCGATTACGGTGTAGATAAACAAGAAGCAGACACAATGCTAACAACTTACGAATTCAGTGGCAAAGACCTAGATGCAATGTATGACTTCATGAATGATTTCATTTATTACTACAATAAAACTGGTCGCCATTACAGAATTTATGATAAAGAAGATATTACTGCTCAAATCTTCCTGAAACCACAAGAAGAAGAGATCAAGTCTTATCCGAAAAAAGAAAATAAAGTACGTCTTAAACCTCATGCTAAGCTGGGTCAAAAATCTACTTGTGCGAAATGGAATCGCGAAGAGATTGACGCTGACGGCAAGGTATCTAAATCAATGAAAAAGATTCTGCGCGAGCTGGGTCAATAATATACGGAGTACACAGGGAAACCTGTGTACTCTATTTTTTTTGTTAAAACATCTATATAATAGTTATTCACTTTATAGTAAAGGAAGGTGAATGTAGATGGCAGATAACAAACCTAGAAAGGACCGGTATAAAGCCGTCCCTAACTACATCAAGAACGTAGGACGTTCTGTTACTTATGGATTTGTAGACCATTTTAAATCAATGGCTCCAACCATGACAGAGTATAAAGAAAACAATAGTGACATTGCGAAGTCGATTGTTACCGATGTACGTAACTTTAAATCGATCTTATCTACAACTCGCACGTCTATCGATCAGTCTTCAACTATGAAGGCAATCCGTGAGATGCGAGACAATGCAATGCGCGACCTGAAAACAGGTAATCTCTATGATCCTGAACGCGAAGCCGAATATCAAATGAAAGCGATGGGCTTCGACAATCTTTTTGATACTAGTGAATTCGATGACCTTGAACGAAAAGGTCAAATGGACTCTGGTACTGCTACAATGGCTAAGAGTATTACTGTTAACCAATTGGCTACGACTAAGGCTACGATTAGTAGCATTAATAACATCGGTACTCGTATTGCGTCAGCTACAGTTACCGGTGCAGACTATGTTGCACAAACACAAAAAGAGTTACATCGAGTATCGACTGTAACTCAGTATAGAATGCATAATGAAATCAATCAAAGACTCGGTGAGATTTCTTCTCACGTGAAAGGTCTATTTGATTTCACAAATAATATGCAATCACATTTCAATACATCTAGTCAATACTTTACTGATACAGCTCAGCTTCTACGTGAAGTGAAAGCATTGAATCAGGAAGTTACTGAGATGCAACGCAATATGTACAAAGGCTATAATGATAGCCAGAATTCATCTAAGACTACAAAGGTAAATCCGATTGAAGATATTATTGGAGCCGAAGGTTCTATTAATATTGCGGAGTATATTAAGCAGGTTAAGAAACAAGCCAAGGATGAATGGCAAAATAATATTGGAGGTATGTTAGGATTCGCTGGTGAGGATTCTAACTTAATGATGGGTCTAGCTGGCTCACCTTTATCTTTTTTACCTAAATTACTAGCTAAAAAAGCAACTCCAAAAGATTTCGAGAAATCACTAAAAAGCTTAGATAAGACGCTAAAGAACTATGCTACATCAGGATTATTGAAATTAGATAATGCTGGTAACGAAAGTGACAACATGCTTGTCCAATTAGCGGCTAAGATATTAGGAGTGAAGCCTGACCAAAAGGCTGCTGCTAATCCAGGTGTGTATGTAAAAGGACCTGTTCCTTTTGACGGCGTTACACGTCAGGCTATCGTAGAAGTTATTCCAACTTACTTACGTAAAATCCTTTCTGCTGTATCGAATACGCCTGAGTTAATCTATAACTATCAAACGGGACATTTCTCTAATAAGTCTGGTATAAATAAAGCTATCAAAGACAACGAAGCAAATGCTTATATCCCAATGAGTGATATCAAAGGTGGTATGAAGCGTCGTATGTCATCATTCGTATTTGAGGATGAAGATTCTCGTAGAATGGTAGATGGCGATTTAGATAAGTTTATCAAGACGCTTGTGGACAAAGGAGTATTCTTTAATCCTTCGAAAGCGGACTATGATAAAATGCGAGGTAGACATGGTTTAGAATTAGAAGGCGGAGAAAACATGTTCAATCTATTAGTGGCTGCGTTTAGTGGTCTTGATAGAGAAACACGTATGTCTTCTAATACCAACATCTATGAAGCTCGTAAGAAAATGAAAATGATTAGTGAAGATAATAATAAGAATATGGCGATGACTGGCTATGGTGCTATGAACAATAGTTCTAAGGCTGACCAGTTCTATGACGAGAAGCTTCCTGTCATGGGAGGGCTATTAAAGGCATCTGACGAATATGGTAAGACTATATTCGGTTATTTACGTGATGTACGTACCATCCTACTGGAAGGTATAAAAGTATATCCATTCCAAGTAAATCAGCATGCTCGCTCTCGTAAACAAGTTGGTACAAAAGACTATCGCTATATGGATGAACGTCTAACACAGTACCATGAAGAAGTTCGTAGTTTACGACAAGATTCAGTTTCAGGTGCTGGCGACCACAGTGTATATAAATCTACCCCAGACCAATTAAAAGAGCAAGCAAAGAATTTAAAAGGTAAACTGATGGGTGGTATATCTGATATTAGTAACTTAAATATGACATCCATTATGGGTATCATGGCTTCTAGTATGTCAGGTAGAAAGCAAGATGAAGATGATGAAAACGCTGCGAAGCGTAAGAAGTTTGAAAAGACTATGCGTCAATATCTAGGAAATAAAACAGTAGATACATTACTAAAACTGAAACGTGGAGGTAAGTCTACTATTACGTTACCAGGTAAAGCTGCATCGGGTATCCTAGATGATGTAAATGACAGATTATATGAAAGCTTATACGGTAAAGGTTCTGCCGGTATTGATGGAGAAAGAACGAAAGTTCTAGACTTCTCTTTACAAGGATTACAAAAGCAGTTAAATAAGTTCTCGGACTATATGACTGATAAAGTTCTTGATCCTTTACATGATAAGTTATTTGATAAAAAGCAAGGTATTATGCCTAAGCTTGAAAAGAGTCTAACTCCTAAATTTAAAGGTGCCTATACCAAAGGTATGGACTTCTTATTTGGTAGATTAGACGCAACGAATGAACGTCAAGGTGGTATCGCTACAGGCGTTTATGATAACATCCGTGATATGGTTGATCAAACAAATAACTTCTTTACTGGTAAAGGTTACACCAGTCGTGTAACGGGTAAGAAAGTTGATGAACGTCAAGACAATGTCATGGGTAATGTGAAAGACTTCTTTAAAGCTCGTACGAAATGGACAATGGACTCATTATTCGGAGAAAAGTTCACAGAGACTGGATTCGATGCTAACGGTGAATATATTGAACGTACTCGTCGTAAAGGTGGATTATTAACAGAAGCATTAAACTCTGTTAAGCAATCATTTACATCTTTCAATAAAGGATTATTCGGTAGCGAAAACCCTGATAAACAATCTGCTGGTAAGTTATACAATGAGCATATTAAAGACCATATGCCTAAAATGGGTGCAGGTGCAATCATTGGCGGTATTACAGGTTTAATGGGACCTTTCGGTATCATGGGAGGCATGTTAATAGGTAGCGCGGCTGGCTATGTAACATCTTCTAATAAAGCAAAAGACTGGTTATTTGGCGAAGACTTAGGTGACGGTAATCGTAAAGATAACGGAGTTATTAAAAAGCAATACGTTGACGCTATGAAGAAATATGCTCCATCAATGGCTGGTACAGCTAGTGCTGGTGCGTTAGCAAGTTTCTTCTTACCTGGCGGTATGTTAACATGGTCATTCTTAGGTGCAGGAGTTGGATTCGCTGCGAAATCAGATAAATTTAAAGGCTGGTTATTTGGTGAAGAAAACGAAGATGGTACTCGTAAGGATAACGGTGTAATTAAAAAGCAATATGTAGACTCTATGAAAAAATATGCTCCATCTATGTTAGGTCATGGATTAGTAGGTGCTGGAGCTGGTATGTTATTACCAGGTAGCATGTTACTATGGTCATTCATGGGTGCTGGGGTCGGCTTTGCTGCTCAGTCTGAGAAATTCAAGAACTGGTTATTCGGTGAAGATGACGGAGATGGTAAACGTAAAGGCGGTATCATCACTAACGAGCATATGAAGAAATTAAAAGCTGCTGTCCCAATCGCTGGTATTGCGACAGTTGGTGGATTAGCATTCCAATCTAGCTTAGGTGCTTTAGGTTCATTATTACTTCCAGGTGGAGTAATCGGTGCATCTGTACTTGGTTTAGGTATTGGTATCGCTTCTCAAACAGATAGTGTAAAAGGTTTCTTATTTGGTGAGAAAGACCCTGAAACTGAAAAACGTGAAGGTGGTCTATTTGGTAAATTGAAACTATGGACGAAGTTCGAAATATTAGAACCTTTCAAAAATAAGATGAGCGAGATGTTTGAAGGTATTCGTCATTGGGGTGTAAAACATATCTTGAACCCAATTAAGGATTCATTAGACCCTGTTAAAGCTCAATTCAAGATTATTGCAGGTCAATTAAAAGATCAAGTAAAAGGATTCTTTAAAGGTATGCTTTCGGCTGCTGATAAGACTTTTGAAAAATCTTTCGGTAAACCATTCGGGAAAGTTATGAATGATTACTTTATGGACCCACTGAAAAAGCTTTCTAGTAAACTCTTCGGAGGAATTGGTAAAGCTATCGGCGCAATTATCTCAGCTCCTGTTAAAGGATTAAACGGTCTTGCTATGGGATTCTTAGATGAACAACGCAAGCAAAATGTTGCAACTTACTATGACCAATGGAAAGCGGACAAAGAAGAACGTGACAAAGCTGAAAAGATTAAGCACGCTGAAAAGAAACTCTCTAACAAAGAGAAGAAACAGCGTACAAAAGACATGTCTGAAATCTTACGTGAGTATGATTATGATATGGCTAATCCATATGTAAAACAAGCTGTCCACAATCACAAGTTCGGTAAAGGACTTAAAGATGGTTTCGGTAACATCAAACCACCTGAAGTGGAAGCAATTGATACAAATACGACTGAAACGAAGAAAGGCTTCGACCGTACGGTTGATATCTTAAATAACATTTACAGTATCTTCACTGATAAAGTTAAATCTCGTTTCAAACGTAATAAGAAACATGATGATTCTGTAGACTACGATCCATTTGAATATGAAGGGGAAGAAACTACTACATCTCCAAGAGATAGTAAGATTAAAACCCTGATTAACAACACTCGTAAGAAAGCTGATGAAGCTACTGAGAAAGTTAAGAACGAGTTTGACAAATGGAAAGGTGATGTAAAAGATAAAGGTAACGATTTATTAGAAGGTGTCAATGACAAGTTAGATAGTATCCTTACTACTATTAGTAATGGTGCGAATAACAATGACGGTGGTCCATCTTATAATAATAAAACCAAGAAGAGAAAACCTCGTCGTAACAGACGTATCCGTCGTTCTAATAATAATCGTCAACCAAATACGCAAAGTAATAATAAAGATGGTTCTTCATCAGATGGGGAGGCTGCCTCGGGCGATGACCCTGACGATGATCGCTTAGATGATATTCGTGATATGGATAACCATAATTCATATCAGCAAACGTCTAAGAAAGCTACAAGTGCGACAAAGATTATGCAAGTAACAGCAATTACAGATATGTCTCTGACATTATCTAGAATCGACAAAAATGTACAAGATATTCGTGATGAAGTTCACGGTCAATTACATGGAGTCGGTTACCATACAGAAATGGTATCTAACATTCTCGTTGAGCAATTTGGATTACCGTCTGTAATGCCTGGTTTATTTAAATCTGGTAGAGGTAATAAGAAAGGTAAAGGCTTATTTGGTAAGTTTACAGGATTCTTGAAATCTCTTGTAACAACACCATTAAATGCTTTAATGAAAGTTGCAGCAGTTCCAATTAAGATGATCAGTAACTTGGTGACAGGTACACTTAACATCATTGGAAAAGTAACAACTGAAGTAGTTAAACTTCCAGGACGTATTCTGGGAGCAGTAGCAGCGGCAGGTAACGTTCTTGTACAAGGATTGAAACCAATTGCAGCAGCAGCTGTTGGAGTTGTTAAGACTTCATTCAATGCATTGAATACAATTATCAAAGGTGTCGGTGGTGCCGTTTACGGTCTCACAAAAGGCGTTGGTAAAGCTGTAGGTGAGTTAGCTTATGGTGTAGGTCACTTTACAGGTTCAATGATTAAAGGTGTGGGTGAAATAACGTTAGGTATCACGAAAATGACAATGAAAGCAATCCCTGCTTTTATTGGAGTATTAGTTGATGCTGGTAAAGCGGTATGGACATTCGCTAAGACTATAACTAAAGGTGTTTGGAATATTGCTACTTCTCCATTTAAATTCTTAGCTGGAAAGTTAGGAATGAATGGTGAAACGAAGAAGAAATATTCTGTCACAATCACTAAGATTGCAGACACTGAATTTAATAAACGTCAAGATAAAATGGTTTCATTATTATCTGACATTAAGACTATCATGTCCCAACCGAACTTCGGTATTTGCACATGTGGCAAAGACGGTGGACCTGGCGATGGTGTATCTGAAAGGGTGCAACGACCATCTACAACAGGACCTGCTGGTGGTGGCATGAGAATGGGAGGACCTGGATTCTTACAATTCTTCGGAGCACATGCGGCTTCTACAGAAGGAACTAAGAAGAAAGGTGGAGTATTCTCTAAAATCACATCTTTATTCAAAGGTGGCGGAGAAGAAACAAAACATGAGGACAAACCTGAAGCGAAACCTGCTGAGGTTACAGCTCCTAAATCTCCTGTTAAAGATGTTAAAAATATCCTTAGTGAGCAGGCTATTCGTGCGAAAGAATCAATTGAAGCGAAGTTCCGTTCGATTCAAACTGTTTCAGCCGAAACTGTTCCTAAAATCTATAGCTTAATGCAAAAGGATTCAGCTTCTCGATTCGGATTCTTAGGTAAGCTATTATCATTTGCTGGTACATTATTAATTCCATTCTTAAAGACTGCGATGAAGTTATTCACGCATCTATGGGACGGTATTCGTACTGGTTCATTATTAGCTAAACTTGCTAAGTTACTTCCGGTGGGAGGACTTGGAGGCAAAGGCGGACCAACGGTCGCAGGCGCTGGAGCTGGTGGCAAGGGAGGTAAAGGTGGAAAAGGAGGCGCTGGTGGCGCGGCTGGTAAAGCAGCTGGAGGTGCCGGTGCAGTATTAGCAGGATTACCATTAGTAGGTAAGTTCTTTGGTGGTAAAGGTGGTAAAGCACCTACTACACCAGGTGGTGGTGGAGGACGTGGAAACGTTATCCCATTCCCAGGTGGAGGAACTGCTGGAGCTACAGCTCCTAAGAAAGGATTCAAACTACCTAAGATGGGTGGACCGTTAGGTGCAGCTCTTACAGGTGGTGCTCTAATAGGTGGCTTAATGTTAGGTGGCGACACTGTTAACGAAAACCTAATGGGGTCTGAATCTGAAAATCAATCTCTCGTACAAACTGTAGGGGAAGGCGTTGTAACATATGGCGTTAACTCTAAAATACGTGAGGTTAAAAAGAATGCTATCGGTAAAGGTGTAGAGTCTTCTCTAGATGTTATCGGTAAAGCATTTAAGTCTAATCCAGCACAAGCGATGAAGGATATAGCTACGAAAATGGCTCCAACTATCGCTCAAAAAGTAGGACCGAAAGCAGCAGCTCGTGTTGCCGCTCTAAGTACTGGTGCTGTGACAGGTGGTATTACTACAGGTATCTTATTAGGTTCTGATGCAATATTCGGAGCTATGGATACAAATAAGATATTCCAATTACCGCCAGATTTCTCACCAACGTTCTCCATGAAACGTGCTGCAACATTAGCTAACATGGTGGATAACAATATTACATTCGGTACTGTACCTATTAAGTCTATCGCTGAAGTTATTTACAATGCTTTAGGTGATGAGAAAGACGAAGAGACATTAGCTCAGGCTCAAGGTCAATTCACAAATCAACTTAATAAATACAACGAAGGTAAAGATAAGAAAGAGCAACTTACTGCAAATCAATACAATAAGAAGGTTAATGCTAACTTCATGGATAAAGGTATTGATAAAGCCAAAGAATGGGGTTCTGCCGCTTGGGAGGGTACTAAATCTGTTGGTAAGAAAATTGCAGACGTAACTGGTTCTGTTACTGGTAAAGTTGTAGACGGCGCTAAATCATTTGGTTCTGGCGTAGCTACAGTCGCTAGTAACACATGGAACGGTGCGAAGAAAGTTGGAAGTTCAATTGCTGACGGAGCAGGAAAAGCTTATAATGGTGCGAAGAAATTCGTAACAACAGGTACTCCATTCGCAGCATTCAATGACAGCGAAGTTCATAAACAGCTTGGATTAAAAGACGGCGTTAAGTTAAACATTAGTGACCGTATTTCTGTAGCTGAAGGTAAATTCGTTGAAATGATTACTGGAGGTCTAATTGACTCCGAAGATGCTTCTAAGACTACGAAAGGTTTCCTATTAAAAATTGAAGACTCTGCTAAATCTCTTTGGGATGACGCAAGTAAACAATTTACAGACTTCAAAGATAAAACTAAAAAGAATATTGGTTTAGGTGTCACAGCAGCCGATGCTACAATGGGTGCTTATTTTGGCATGAAAGATGAAAAAGGAAATAATATTCCATTGTCTAAAGGTATATCTAATACATGGAATAAATACTCTAAAGAAGCAGCTCGCGTTGCAGGAGATATTGGTACACTTGTTGCGGAAACGTGGAAAGGTATCGGAAAAGACATCGGTAAGTGGACTTCGGACACGGTCGATTGGATTGGTAAAGCTCCTGGTAAAATGGATGACTACTTCGGTGGATTATTAGGTAAGAAAGATAAAGATGGGAACCCTATGAAGTTATCAGATATTGCATCTGAGAAACTAAATTCTTGGGGAGATTCTATCGGTAAAGTTGCAGGCGATGTAGCTAAAGGTTTCTCGGACATGTGGAATGGTCTGTTAAAAGACACTGGAGGCTTCGTAAGTGATGTAACGAAAGGTATAGGCAAAGGTTTAGATAATCTAAACTCTACCCTAGGTTCTTGGTTTAACATGAAGAACGGTAACGGTGAATCATCATTTGTTGGCGGTGTCGTTGAAGGTGCAAAAGACCTTGGATCTGGAATCGTTAACGGTGCAAAATCCGCTTGGAATTGGGGTAGTAATAAAGTTGAGCAAGGCATGGATGCACTCGGTAGTGTGTTCGGTGGCGCTCAAGATCGTCAACAGCAAGATGCAAACCAACGTAACGGAAATACAAGCCGTGCAGGAAATGGATTAAGTTCTAGAGACTGCATTGGTGAAGAATGTAATAAGTTATATGGACATCGTACAGGTCAAGCTGGTAATGGTCCAGAGGATGGAGTTTCTACAAACCCTGGTTCTGGAGACATTGCAAACGGTATGGTGTACTACTCACAAGGTGACCCTCGTTGGGCTAGTACAATGTATGGTGCAGATTCAATTAAAGTTGCAGGTTGTGGTCCGACTTCAGCCGCAATGGTATTAAGTTCATTTAACAATAAAGCGATTACTCCTCCAGAGACCGCTGACTGGTCTGTTAAACACGGTCACCGTGTTCCAGGTGCAGGTACTGCATGGTCTTACTGGAAAGCAATTGGTAACGCGTATGGTGTAAACTTCGAAGATGCTGGCAGTAACAAAGACAGAATCCTTCAATCACTTCGTGATGGAAAACCTGTTGTTATGTCTGGTCGAGGTGGAAAACCATTTACAAGCGGTGGTCACTTCATCGTAGGTCGTGGAGTTTCTCCAGATGGTACGAAGATTATTGTAAATGACCCTGTAAGTAGAGAACGTAGTATTGAATACCCTACAAGCACAATCTTCGGATCAATGCGTAATGCATGGGTAGCAACTAAGAATGGTAAAGGTTTATCTGGAAGCATCACAACAGCTCCAGGTGTAACAATGCCAGATGGTCAAACAATGACAGCTGCGGCTGTTCAGCAAAAAGAACCAACTCTTATGGATGCATTTATTCAATACGGTAAGTATACGGCTGGTTTAGCTGAGTCTGCAATGACTGGTAAAGAATTCGATCCGTCGAAATATGAACCAGAGGTTACAGCTCAAGGTCCAGCACCAAATGCAACTAGTGGTCCAACAGGTGGCGTTGTAGGCGACATTAAACCTGGACAACCAACTCCGTATGACATGCAACCTATTGGTCCTCAAATTGGTCAGACCAAACGAGGAAACCCGGTTTACCGTGGTAACAAAGGTGAAAACATACGTGACTTGAAACTAGGTAAAGAAGGATTCATTAATCTAGTTGCACCTCAAGCAATTGAGAACCAAAAGAACTATAATATCCCAGCATCTACTACAATCGCACAAGCAATTGAAGAATCTGGTTGGGGTAAAAGTACAATCCTAAATAACGTATTCGGTATTAAAGAGGGTTCAACTTATAAAGGACCTGTTATTAATACGAAAACACACGAAGGATCAGGTGGCGGTCGAGTAAGTATCATGGATGGATTCCGTGGTATGACTGGTATCAATGATGGTATCATCAACCATGGTGCAAAAACTATTGCAGGTAACCCTCAATGGTACTCTGGCGTTATGACAAGCGATTGGCAGCGCTCTATCGATGGATTATTACCTCACTATGCAACAGTTGGTGACGGTTATACTCAACGCTTAAAAACCTATGTTCGTCAGAATAACCTTACACGTTTCAATACGATGCCAAACACGGCAACGCAACGTGCTGGTAATGGTGGTGAAGGAGAAGATACTTCAGCTCCGCTGAATTTAGAAGCTCCTAAGATTAAGGTTACAAATGTGTATAAGCAAGCAAATCCAACGCCTCAAGCTCCTACTGCGAAACCAAACACTATGGATGGTTCTCAAATTAGTAGCTTCTTATCTAGAACCATCTCTAGAGATGCGGACAGAATGAATAAAGCGTTGACAGATTCACGCATTGCAAAAGAGTATTCTTCTAATATGGGCTATGCTCAGGTGCTAGAAGTGCTTGAACGCATCGCAGGAAACACTGATGTGATACGTGATAACACGTCTGAAATAGCACAGAAGGAACATAATATTGTAGTGCAAAACAATGTACAAACTCAAAACGATAGTAACGATAAGGATTCAACCAATTCAGAGACTCCCGTCAATATAATGGCTGTGGATGCAAATCCATTCAATGTTTTGACTACACAAGATAGAAATAGTAATCCCGTCCAACGAGGATACTTATCAGCCAAAAATATTGCCAAAGGGAAAAAGTACTAAGCATGATGCGTAGAGATTAATTTCTCTACGCATTCTACTATTTTTTAAAAAAGAGGTGGAATCATGAAGTATGAAATGGAAGTTGCAACCAATACATTACCTTTGCGTGTACGTACTGGTCCAGGTACAAACTATGCGATTGTTGGACGTTTACCAAAAGGTACGAAAGTTATTGCAACTGAATATAAAAACGGTTGGTATAAACATGACCGTGGTGGATGGTCATCTGGTGAATGGGTAGTAAAGAAAAAGGACTTAGACCCAAATAATAATGCAAATAGTACAAGTCCAGCTCCTGCTACACCGCCTGGACCACCACCATTAACAGATGCTGAAAAAGCAGAAATAGCAAAACTATTTACAAGTGCAGATTATAGTATGGAGAAGATTGGTAACATGAACTTCATTCTAGGTATGCCTCATCAATTTATCCCAACAGCTGACCCAAGACCGTCTAAATCAGATTACGGTAGAACGTATTTAGATACAATCATGACGGACTTATCGATGTTAGTTATTACCCCAGGACGAGCGAAGCTTGGCGGTACAGGGAAAGATAAAGAAAAAATTAAACAAGGTTTCATCGGTTCGTTAGGAACAGGTGAAGCTGGCACATTAGATGATATTATTACAGGTAAAAGTCACGGACGTTATTATGAGTTCGAAACCGCTTATACCGATTACATTCACTATGTAAACAGTTTATGTCGTCTAGGCGCTATCTACTTAGGATTAGGTAGATCAAATGCCTATGATACCGGTACCGACTATAAGAACTTCAGTTGGGACCCATATGGAACAAAGAGTCCATATAGTAGTGAAAAAGGTTTATTCTCATTCCTTGGTGAAGAACCAAGTGTACCATTCTATATAAATGCTGGACAAACATCATTTAATGAAAGTTCAAGTAATGCGACAGAGCAATCATCTCTTGTAGAAGGTTTATCTGGTAAAGCGCAAGGAATGGTAAAAGAATTACGATTTTTAATGGGTGACGCAATGAATGATACAGCTATCACAGATGCTTCTAAAGCTTCTTATGATGGTGCTGTACGTAAAGTATTCAATGCTGTAAACTTCACGAATAACGCTGTTATTAGCCAGATGGTTGATTACGGTCTAACCATCGTAAATGGTGCGAACGTAGCGTATCCTGAAGTATGGAAAGATTCACAATATGGTAAAGGGTATAATATTGAGATACGTCTAGTATCACCTTATGGGGATAAGGAAAGTATCTTTACAAATATTATGGTACCACTATTCCATATTATTGCATTCTCCTTCCCACGACAAGTTGGTCGTGCTGGCTATATGCATCCATTCTTAATCCGTGCATTCTGTAAAGGATGGTTCAACTGTAACATGGGAATGGTTGAAAGCGTTAACATTAAGAAAGCCGCACAAGGTGGATGGAGTTCAGAAGGATTACCGACAGAGATAGATGTATCTATCAGCTTAAAAGACTTATATGAAAATCTAAGTATTGCTAGAGCTACCGATGTATCAGCTATGTCAAACACTGAATACTTGGACTTCATCGGTACAACTTGTGGTATCAATATAAACAAACCGGATATCGGACGTAAGTTAACGATGTATCAAGCATGGTTACAAAACAAAGTAACTGATATTCCAGGTGACGTTGCAAGTAAAATGTTAGAGTCTGTAGGTAATAAGCTACGCTCTTATTTACGTTAACTTTCTATCAGTAGGATAACACTGTAATAGTGTACCTACTGATATATTTTATAAAAAGGAGAATATCATGGGGAAGAAAAAAGTTAAAAGAGTGAGTATAGAACAAGAATATGAAAAATACGAAGTCGTATCAAACGACTTTTATGAACGCATCATGACTATGATGAATAATATTACTGAAACCAAACTACGCGATTTAATGATGGACGTTGTCCATATTAATAAGATAAAGCGACACAAACTAAAGTTTGTTTTATATACCGTTCCGAAAGGTGCGTCACGTCCTAGATATAGACGGATGGGAAACCATATTCATACATACGTACCAAATGCGGACGCAATGAATAAATTCTTTCGGAAATATCTTATTGAGAATTTTGGTTCAGTAGATATTATCTATACTGCATGTAGATTAAAGTGTAAATACTATTTACCAATGCCTTCGTCAGGTATGACAAAGAATGAGAAGATATTAGCAGAAGCTGAAAAGATACTTCCATTAAAGAAACCTGACTGGGATAACTTAGGTAAAACAACAGACATTATGAATGGTAGTATCTGGATTGATGATGCTATCGTAGTGAAAGCAACGGTAGAGAAGTATTACTCTACAAAACCTCGAATGGAGATTATCGTACAATATGATAAAACATTCGATAGTGAATTTAATAAAAAGGCGATTCTAAAAAGTAAAACATTTAAAGAGATGAAAGACAATGGGCTAATAAGAGAATATCATGAAAACTAGAGAGGGGAATTACAATGCCGAAGGCAGTACAACTTGATATGGGATTATTAGGTCAATCAGATTTTAACATTATGGGGAGAAAACGCACGAATCGACAAAAGATTCGTGGCACTTACCACCGACACTACAGTGTCGATAAAAAGCAATTAGAAATGGTATGTAAGTCTTGTTATACAGACGGAAAGTTCATGAAGCTATTTAAAGCTGGTCAGAACTACATATTCATTTCCTTATCAAAGAAAGGTCGTCAAAAGTTCGAGAAAGAACCTGAGACAATCGTCTCATTAATTAATGAGGCTACATATACTTTTATTAATGATCATCTAATTACAGACGGTACATTTACAGATGACCGTGATGAATTGAAACGATTATTAGAAGTAAAATACGAAGAGGATGGCATGTTTGCTATCTATCTATAAAAAGAATTCCGATAGGTCATAGAGACCTATCGGGACTTTTTATCCAATTTTTTTACCGTAAGCTAACTTACGTGCTTTTTCTTGTAATTCAGTACGAGAGTAATCAGACATACGTAATGTATAGAATGTTTCCATCATTGTGTATTGCATGATAGATTCAGCAAGAATCATTTCCATGTCTACACTGTAAGCGCCAGATTCATTCAGATTCACATAATCAGTTCCACCCTCTGCTTGCATTGCTTCAGATAAGCTTTCCTTATGATTATGAATCATCATACTCTTGAACATCGTGAACTCTTCTACAGGAGCTTTCGGAATTAAACGAGCGCTCTCATTAAGAGATTTTGCACCAGCAATATCTTGAACCAGTTGCTGCTGTTCTTCTTGTGCTTTGATTTCATCGGCTACTACTTTTGTAACTTTGTCTTTGATAACATTTGTTACTTCTTGTACACCTAGTTTAGATTCAACATCAATCTTCACACTGTTATCGCAATCTGTAATAGATTCAATACGATTCTCAAGTGTTTGTGCTTGACGTTGCTCTTTTACTTTTTGGCTTACCTTTTCTTTTACAGCTTCACAAAGAATGTGTAGGAATTCAGATTTCTCACCGAACTTCTTCATTGTCTTTGTAGCATCTGCACCAAACTCTTGTTGGAAGCTCTCACTCACATATTGTAATAACTGTGGACGCTTCTCGATTTTAACATGCTCGTCAATTGGTAAGGCTTGAATGTAGATATCCGCAACAGCAGACTCTAATAAGACTTGAGATAAAGACTTATGGTATGCTTCTGTTAGACGAGCTTCTTGCTCACGTCTTGCACCCGGTGAAACAAAGTTCTTCATTGAGCTTTGACGATCTTGTAATTCGTTGTCAATACGCGTTGATTCGTTTAACTCCATTTCTTTCTGTAATCCCATACCTGCTTGGTGGGCATTACCTTTGTAATTACGGCTAAACGTTTTGAACTTAGGTTGTTCTGATTTAATCATCATAACCCCTCCTATACTATTTTAGTATGTTGTTAAATGTATTTGATGATGACTTTGTCGGTAACTTGTACACTGTTATGATATGTTTTATCAATACATAGATATTCCGGTACGAAGTTACGGACTAACTCTGGATAATCTACAGAGTTTAATGGGAACTGTTTCTCGATAGTCTGTACATCTGGAGCATATTCATTGATATGCTGGAACTCAGTGTATAGCACATCTTTGAAATCATTCTCTAACTTACGTAGTAAGTTCGATACGTGGAAGTTCTCCGTATCATTGATAGATTCGATATATTCCTTAATATAATTCTTCACATTATTTTTCAGAATCTCATCCTGCATTTTATTTGGATTTAGTTTCACCCAGATATAGAAATCAATATTAACTCGATCCAATTTCAATTCAGGGTTATTCTTAATGTAGAAGTAATAAGATTTACCGAATGTGTTATAAAGCTTATAGTCTATCGAGAAGTTATTCGTTAACCTACGTGTTTCACGACGCAATAGGTACGATACATCGAGCGCTTGGTTCACGAAATCGAATGTATACTCCTTAATAGAGATGTAGTCCGCCCTCACGAATGGAACCTCTTTGATGATATAATAGAATCCATTTTTCATTGGGTCTGCTGGGTCCACTGGTGGGATAGGTACTACTTCTAAATGAGAACGCATGATGTCTGACATGTTATTGATAATGTCAATTTGCTGTGGTACGCGATACATATTTGTAACAGAGAAAGTTTCCATACCAGGGATTTGGTCAACCCCTTTATAGTATTTCGGATCATCCTCTTTACAATATACCACAAGACCAAAGTTAATCTTAGATGCTTCAATTAGAATCTTCGATTGCTTTGGTGTTTCCCATGCTTTACTTACAGAGTTAATCGTACGCATATAGTTAACTGCTGAAATGTAGTCATCTGTTTCAATGTAGCCTTCAAATGATGCTTCATTCTGTGTACGACTATAATCAACCATTTTGAAATCCATGTGATATTGAATCTCTTCTTTATCATCCATAAAGATTCCTTTTACAACGAGATTCCCTGTTGCTTCTAAGAACTTATTCACATCAGGGTTATCAAACTTCGCAATAAAGTTTGGATCAACCGTTGAGTTTGGTTTCATCTTAAATGTAATCTTATATTTATTCTCTCCATTAATTGCATCACGTTGAATACGGATGTTATTGGTAATGAAGTTGTACATCGCTGATTCATTGATATACTTAAAGTCCGTTAGGTATGTCTTATCCATACTATTTAAATAGTAGGTAACAGAATACGGAACTTTATTCATTACAATCGTAAATGGATTCTTATAAACGAAACGTTCATTCTTTAACTTAGCTGGGTCTTTCTCTAATCGTAACTGACGATTCGCACCATCGTATACGAAAGTATTACCAGCTCGTAAGGTATAACGTTTTGTACTCTCTTCATATAAATCATATTGATTTTCTGATATCTTCAGGTTCATTGTATTCGTTGGCATGATATTTTTATTTCTATCACGGAATAGAACGAATGCTGAGAATAATCGGTCTAGGATATCATCACGTTTCTTTAAGAATAAGAATCGAGAAGCACCTTTCTCAATACTAGTGAAGTAATTATTTAAGTCAATCGCTGTAGCGATATTGTATCCCGTTGTAGCAAGTAAAGATGTTTGTTGCTTAATCTGTGGGAATGTTAAGTTATCTTTTCCGCCTTCACTCTCTGTTAGTTTGTATGGTAACATAATTACACGACGGTAATCATAGATTTCAGACTTTGGTACAATACGAATATTGTTACCAGTGTATGTGAAGTTACCACGTTCTCCATTTGTTGTAAATACAACAAAGACTAATTCAGAGTTAAACGCTGGACGGAAATGTCGAATCATTGTCGAGAAGGATATTGTAATCGTATCGTCATCTCGGTATTGATACCAACAGAATGGTTTCTCTGCTGGAGCTGAATCAACGATTCGTTTTTCTAGCTGAATATACTTTGTACCATTTGGCTCTTTATATAATACATAGAAGTCAGCAAGCATTCCATTGTAATCAAAGTCAAATGTATAGTAATCAATAAAGTCATCATTAAAGATAGTCTTAGAGATTAATGTTTTTGCAACCTGTCTTACTCGTACGAATACGTACACATAAGTTTGGTCGTCTTCACCTTTCATCGATGTAATACGTAAGTATGGATTTGTTTTATCGGTAATCTCACTCAGTGGATTTAAGATAATCGTTTCAGGTTTATCTCGTTCTCCTAATGTATATAGGGCTGAATAGATAGGTTTCCCATCACGATACTTAACGTTAATCTTTACATCATAGTCCAGCATATAAGGAATGTCTTCGACATAGATTTCACTATCTTTATCGATGATAAAGAAAGCATCTCCATCCTGTTGTATCAAGTTCTCTAACATGATATCTTCACGGATAGCAATCGCAAATTCCATTACAGCCGGTGTTGCATTAATTTCTTCTAATCCATACTGTGCGGCATAGCCTAAGATAGATTCAGGTAACTGAGCTTTCTTAGGGAATATTTCATTATATAGTACAGATGTTTCATTTGTCATAGCTTCGAAGTTATCACTCATGACAGCATTCATATAACCAAACATACCTACATTAGATAACGATAAGGCTTGTTGGTCAAAGTACTGTGGTGACATGGTATTTAACCAGTAGTCCATTAACTTATACTTGGTCGTACGGTCAATGGTTTTACTTGTAGTTCCTGCCATTTATAGCACCTCTCTTATACATATCGTAATTTGTATCCACGTCCTACTTTTTCAACAAAGGCATTCGATGCCCAAGTCTTTGCCATTAAACCTAGTGACTTGTCATAGACTGGTGTGTAACCAGAACCTTTTACATAACCTGATATGTTATTAAAGTCCTTGATAGCTAATGGGTCCATATCCTTCTTAAACGAATACTGATATTGTATCGAATAGTTAGGTGGACGGTGACTACCTTTTGCCCATGATAAAGCGCTAGAAGGTTTATTCATTGGGAATACACCAGTATACTTAGAGTAGAAGATAATCGTCTCTCCATCTTCCGCTGTTAGGAAGAAGTATACAGAAGCGGCATAATCCAGTATTTTCTTAATACGGTTGTGAGGCATCGGTTTTATGATACCTAATGAAATTAAATGTATATACTCAAGCCAAATATAATGTAACTTATAGATTGTCAAGTTACGATCATCACGATAGTTTAACGTAATGGTATTGGCTGCTAACGATTCATTCTGTCTACCTCCGTACATGATTTTCCAATCATTCGTAGTTTCTGATTCTTCACGAGTTTTAATTATCTCGTCCGATAAATCAAAGTTCTCTACATAGTTGGAGATAGGATTAATGAATGAACCACCTTGTCCATTTTTCAGGAATTTAAATAGTTCGATATCGAATTCTAAACGGTCTACGAATTCATATCGATTGATAATCTGCTTACTAATTGTCCCTGGACCTTCTTCAAAGATATTTAGGTCAGGTCTTGTAAAGAATACATGACCTTGCGTATTCTCTAACTCAAAGTCAGGATAGCGGAGTTTAAATCGGTTTAAGTTATTAATATTACTTAAATAAGAGTTAGCTGTTATATTATGTCTATCTCTTATAGCTTCTTCACTCCATGCCATAGATATCCTCCTCTCTATACGTGTTATTACAAAGCTGTTCGGGCTATACATTCTGTCAGACCTACTATATAATACTTATCGTAATAGCAGTTATTTAAAATACATATTATCTCTATGATAGACTAAAAACTATTACTATGGAGGGACATCAATGTCTACACACAAACTTGCAAAACTAGGTGATAATATGTTACAAGGGGACGATGTACAAAGAGTATGTATTATGGAATATCCTGACGGACAAAATCCGAGCATACACATGTTAACACGTCCAATGTCTAGAGGTTACATGGAAGCTAGAATGAGAGCATCAAGAAAGAAGCGAGAAGTCCGAAAGGAAGATAAGCGAATAAAGGAAGCATTTCAACCTTTATTCAATATCAATAAATCGTTTACTGATATTGATATGATTGAGTTCTGGGAAGGGTTTCGTCAAAGACATGGGGGAGAAGAGGTGTAATACCTCTTCTTTTTTTTGTATGATCCTATAATAGTTAACCCCTTTTTCAAGTATACATTATCCATGTGAGACACATGTGAGTATAAAATATATCTAATTGTATCCACCGCCAACTATCTAGTCCTGTTCGTCATAGCCGTCATGTAATAAACCCAAGGGTTCGGTATGAGACAGTTTATTATAGAAAGCGTTTGGTGTGATTAAATATAGATTATATTCACACCAGCATACATCATGTATACTGGGGGAGTTTACTTATGTCATTATTAAATATTGGAATTAACTTAATAGCGGGTTACGCTTATTCGACACTAACCGATAAAGGATGTGATCCAGACAACGTACAATTTGCAGTTGAACTTGCAGCGAATACAGCTCATAAGGTTGTAGATAATAAACGCAATTATTCTTATGATTATAATCATTCATTTAAAGTGAAGAAGAAAAAGAAGAAGAAAGTTCGCAAATCAAAAGACGTTGCCATTCGGTTAGATGAGTCCATATACTTTCGAGGATGAAAGTATGATATAAAGATTCACATGTGCTCTCTTATTTTTTTGGGAACGTAGAAACGTATTAGGCTATGTTACAAATATATATTATCTTTATGAATAACAAAAAATAAAATCTCATTGGAGGATACTTAAATGACTACGCGAAGAAATGCAGGAACTACAGGAACTAGAAATGCAAAGGATGTTGCTACACGCAACCCAGAACTAAAGAAAGAAGAAGAAAAGGTAAAAGAGGAAAAGCCAAAGAATGCTAAGGATGTATCTGAAAGAGTTTCTCTTGAAGGAGAAGATGGAAAGAGTAATCTGAAATCGTTACAGGGACTAGCTCCGAAAGGATTAGATGGTGTAATCGATGAGGTTATGAAGGAGAATGAAATGGAAGATAAACCAGTTGTTATGCAATCATTGGATACTGATACAACGACTCGAAGAGACGTTATTATTAGCCAATTCAAGAGAATGTATAAAACAGATGATGTCATTCGAGTAATTGAATTATTGATAAATGAAGACGCATTAGGTAAATATGACTTTACTAAAATATATACAGATGAGGACGAAGATGATTTCGATGAAGCTTGTCAAGGTTTAATGTATAACTTCAATAACCTGACGAAGGCAAAGCCGAAAGATATGACAATGGCACTTGTATTAAAAGCTCATCTTATTATGCCTCAATCATTTAGTAGTACAATCGGATACTTAAAAGATTGTGGTGTGGCTGTTAATAAGCAATTGAAAGACGATGTTGATATTCCAGAAATGATTAAATCTATTATAGAAGAAATGTCAACAATTGTTGAAATGAGTAAACTGGCAGTAACAGCTACGAAAGAAGATATCATGCATCGTATTGAAGATGAGTTATCTGAGGATTCAATGTATAAGAAAGAAGTAGTAAAGGCATATTTCAATGATAAATATGTAGCGTAATATAGTAGACGTATATGAATGTAGGCAACTGCATTCATATACGTTTTATACACTGTAACATGATATTAATATTTTTTTGTATTAATTCTTAAAGGAGGGTGACTTATGACTATCATAAGAGACATTCACGATATTTTCCGTGATGCAAAATCTGCTGCGTCTGAAGGTAAATTCAAAGTAAACACAAAAGGCTCAGTAGCATCTGAAGCTAGAAAGGGTATCTTACAGTTCCCTGTACTATGTTCCGCATCACTATCTTTAGAAGAAGCTACGATGATGGGTAAAGCGTTAGAACGAGAATTCGTTTCCTTTATCCGTGTTATTACATCTATCGATTCTGTAACAGATTCACGAGATGTAAAAGCATTCTTACGCGGTCTGCATCAAAACATGCCGAACCAAAGCGTATCTAGCGTATTCAATGAAAGTGTTACAGTAAAGCCAAAGTTCAAACTTCCTAAAATGGATGTAGAGACTCGTAACGCTGCTGTACAATTAGATAGAGAGTTCCGTGCTATGTTAATGGAAGCAACAAAAGATGAAGATAATCTTGATATTGTGGCAACTGACGAGTACGAAGATGACGAAGACCCATCTATCGATGAATTACTAGCTGAGTTCTATGCTGAGAATCCAAACCGTGCTGTATACAAACTACAAGGTTTCAGTGGTATGATTCTGCATGAAGGAACAAAGCTACAAGAAGCATTTATGTTACGTAACCAAACAAATGGTACGTATCAATATATTCTAACACCACCTATTGATGTGAAGAATATGAAAGAGATTAACCGTGAGAGAATCATTCAAGAATGTGCTGTCATGAACCGTGATCAATTAAAAGAGTATACTCCTTGGTTCCGTGAAGACACACTGAATGATAAAACGCGTAAGCAAAACTATTCGGTTATGTCTGAAAGTGCAACATTGAACAACCGTTACAATACGTACGGCAAACGTATCTTATCTGAGGATGGTCATACATTTGATGAAGATACTCCTACGCAAGCATTAATGGGACGTAACTCAACTGCAACGTCTTCTTATGACATCGTACCAAAAGATAACCTATCTGATAACGATGCAAAGAAAGCAAATGAAATGGTTCCAACAATGCTTCATATTAAAACATACTTCCGTAATGAACTAGGAGATTTAGAAGCTGTGGATTACATGGTTGGAGTTAAAACAATCATCCATACAATCAAGTCTGAATCTATTGAACAAAACCTAGTACGTGGAGTAACTCGTGGGAATGCTATCTTTAACTTCCTACGCTGGTCTACAGGTGAAACAGAGTTCTTCAAAGACTTTGTATTCGCAATTAATAACATCCGTCAGGATGTAAATAGTAAGTTTAGCGATTCTAGATGGTGGACAGTGTTACGTCGTCGTAGCAAACGTTCTAGTCTATTACGTAAACTAAATACAAAAAATCAATTATTACCTAACTCCACAATTGTTATTACAATGGATGAAGTGCATAAAATACGTAACGAGCATTCAGTTGATTTAATGTCAACGACTACTGTACGTAAATTAATGAGTGAGTATTTCTTAATCTCATTCGTCGTTGCTGATACAGCATCTGAAATTGCATACTTCATGTACGATGGAGAATCCGATTTCCAACAATACTCTTACACATCTCTAGAAAGAGAAAACTCTAACCAAGCTAGAGAAGTTAAGAATATCATGCAAATCTTAGGTAAAATGTAATAGGAGGGAAACCACATGTCTATTGCTTCACAATTTAACTACGAAATGTTACAAGAGTCTTACAAGACTCGTATGGAACTAAACCGTTTAAATGAAGCTGAGCAAGTCGAAATCAGTGATAAACTAATCACGAAATTATATCAAACAATGTTAGAGAAATATAAGTTCGTTGATTTCGGTGATATCCCTGAAACAAAAGGTGATATTACAAAACTTCCACAATTCCAAACGTTACGTGACTCTATCGATCTATTAGGTGAGTTAAAACAAAAAGCTGGAATTGTGCATCTAGCACAACTAGATACAATCAACACAGCACTTCATAATATTGAGCATTATAAGAATAAATTCATGCTTGGATTTAGTCAAGATATCTCATTAATTCAAGTGCTTTATAATACAATCTCAGCGTCTATCATTGCTGGTGTGAATATCTTAATTTACACAATGGTAGACTTCGTGAAAACTCCTGGTGGAGATTTCAATGCGGCGTTAGAGATTCAAAAACGTAGCCATAGTTCAGACTTCTTATTATTAGAAAATCTGGACAAGTTCAATGCAAACGTACAGAAGGGTGAGATTAATAAATTCTTCGATACAATGCTAAATGCAGAAAAATTCATTGGTGCGTCTGTTGCGACATCTGCTGTTGTAGTTGGTACTCTAGTTGCCATTACTCCAGTTATCCGTGAATTAATCTATTATATGTATCATATGCGTATGTCTGTATCTGAGTACTTAGATGCTCAAGCTCAATTCCTAGAATTGAATGCGAACTCATTACGCTATAATGATAACAAATCTACACAAGGTAAAAAGAAAACTGTAGTGAGTAATCAAGAACGTATCGCTAAGAAGATTCGTGATTGGTCTCATAAGTTCCGTATCAAATCCGATACAAGTGAAAAGCAAGCTCGTAAAGATGTAAGTCAGAAAATTGACTTCAATGAACTAAAAACATCTTCGAATGCTATGGATACGGGTTCCAACGGATTCAGTTTAGCTTAATACAAGTCAACATGACTATAACTGAAGATATTCTATCTTAATCTAAAAGAAAAAGGAGAGATTTACATGATTCTTTCTTCATTATTAAATGAGAACTTTACTGGAGAGGCAATCGATGTGGAAGCTATCATTAGCGAACACTTTACTGCTAACTCTACAGGTATCCAATCTATCTTACTTGAAACGCAAGAAGAGGGTAACCGTTTAGACGAAACTGTAATGTTAATGGAACAAGCTGCATTCGCATTAGGTTTCAAAGGTGAAACAGAGCGCGCTGAGCAATTAAGCGAAAGCATGGGTTCTGACTACTTCACAAAATTCGTTAACATGCTGAAGAAAATGTGGGCTAAAGTAAAAGGATGGTTTGTAAACATCTTCAAACACTTCGAAACAGCTACACGTGATATCAACAAATTAATCGAAAAATATCGTAAAGAGTTAGACGGAAAAGACTACTCTAATTACGAATACAATGGTCACAAATGGGTACAGGGTGCTGACAAAGTCCATGAAGGCATCGCTGCTACTGCAACGAAAATCAATGCTAGTCTTGCTGCTGGTACAAAAGGAGCAAACGACTGGGTTAACGGTAAAGCTGGTGGATCAAAAGCTAACTATGAAACTGATAAACGTAAAGCAGCTGCGGCTGAAAGTCGTACGAAAAACGAAACTGCTCATAAAGAGCAATTAGTTCCTACATCTGTATGGATTAAAGCTCTAGTTGACGGTTCAACTAACCCTAGTCATGATGGTGACGGGTTATCTGCTTCTGAAGCAAAAACTACTTTAGGAGAAAAAGTTAAAGGTGAAGGCAAAGCAGAAGCTATTAAAAACTTCAGCGCTATTGCTTTATCTACAATGATTGATTTCTTAAAGAACTTTAAAAACAACAAAACGATTACTGCTGCACGTAAAGATGTAGACAAAATGTTTGCAACTACAATCAAGGAAGCAGAACAAGTTCGCAAAGACATCCAAGCTCACGCTAATAGCCTTAGCGGTGACAAAACTGGTGCTCGCGATGCATCTGCTGGTAAATTAGCTCATGCTAAACATAACCTTGATGACGCGAAAAACGTGTTAACAGCTTACACTACTCTAGTTGGTATCTGTATCGACCTAGAGAAAGAAAAGTTTGCAGAATTTAAAGGTGCTATCGCTGGAGCTATCCGCCACAGCGGTAAATAATCCAAATAATAAAGGGTAAGGACGGTATTTAGCCGTCCTTACTTCTTTTTTTGTCGTATATGTAATTTGACATTAAAACATCATTATAATCAACGAAAAAGGAGAGATGATAAAATGATTTTATCTACACTATTATCTGAGAATTCAACTTTATTAAGTGAAAATACTCAAGAAACAGTTGACGCTATTGTTAAACCTCATTACACGCCAAATATGACTGGTATCCAAGCTATCTTATTGGAGCACCAAGAAATGGAGCACGAGGTTGAAGAAAACATTATGTTAGCTGAACAAGCTGCATTGGCTATCAACTTAAACGGTAACGAAGCTGCATATGAAAAATTAAACGAATCAGTTGTTTCTGGTTACTTCACGAAAGCAATCGAAATGATTAAACGTATGTGGGCTAAAATCAAAGGTTGGTTTGCTAACCTATTGAAAAACGTAGAAGCATCTACTCGTGATATCGCTTCTATCATTAACAAGTATGAGAAGGAGTTAAAAGGTAAAGACTACTCTAACTTCGAATATAAAGGTCATAACTGGAAAACTGGTGCGGCTGAAAAATTCCATACTCATGCTACAAACGTAATGCAAAAAGCTATCGAAGCTAGTGTAACTGATGTTAAAATCGGTGACAATGCTGATGCAATCAAAAAGACTATCGAAGAAATGAAAGAAGTATCTGTTGCTAAACTTCTAGGTGAAGCTGCTAACAGTAACGACGAAATGTCTCAACAAGAGTTTGCGAAGCATGTAAAAGAAGAAGTTGCCGGAGAAGAGAAAACAATCAAAGGCTTCCAATTCGCTTCTGTTACAGATATGATTGCATTCATTAAAGAATTCAAACAATCTAAAACAATCAAGAAAGCTCAAACTGATACAGATAAACTTTATAGCAAAGCAATTGCTGAAACTAATAAAGCTATCTCTAAAGCACAAACAGATGCTAACAAAATCTCTGATACTGCGAAAAAAGAAATCGCTAGTTTATCAGTTGCTGCTGCTCGTGAAGCAGTTAGTGTTACACAACGTTCATTAAACGTGTATAACATTGTTACTGGTGTCTGCATTGATCTTGAAAAAGCTCAATTCACAGAATACAAAAAAGTAATTGCATCTGCAATTCGTTATAAAGGCTAATAAATAGGGGTAAGAACGGTAGTAATTTACCGTTCTTATCTATTTGTGCTTCTTAACAATCAAACATATTTATAATCAAAAGAACTTTAGTTCTAATATATGAAAAAAAGGAGAGATTTATAATGATCTTATCAACTCTTTTAAATGAGTCTGCTACGCTTGAGAATCATGATGTAGTAGCTACAGAACATGGTTATGCACCATCAGGTGCTGGCGCGATGCAAATCGTTTCAGAATCTATGACTGAAATGCATAACATTAGCAAAGCTATGAACGCTGTTGATTACAAATCAATCGCTCTATTAGCTGAGTCTAACGTAGAAGAAATGCAAAACCTACAAGAAGCTGCTATGACTGGTGTATTCGGTAAAATTATGGCTGCTATCAAGAAAATGTGGGCTAAAGTTAAAGAATTCTTCAGCAACGTTCAATTACACTTATCTAAAGTGATGAAGGACGACAAATTCTTAACTAAATATAAAGCTGAATTACAAAAAGCATCTACATTAGATTTCGAATACGAAGGATTCGATTACAAATTAGATGCGATCAACCTTGATACAATTTCTAACACATTCCATGCTTCATTCAATTCTCATGTATCTAGTAAAGCTAAAGTGAAATTAGATTCTCCTGAATCTGTAGTTTCTAGCTTACACAACATGGGCACTGAAGGTGCAAAAGCTGCTAAAACAGAAGTACTTGAAAAACGTGGAGAACTTACTAAAGAAGTATTCGACGAAGTACGTAAAGCTGTTGTTGGTGGAGATGGAGAACAAGGCGAATACAAAACGCAAGTTCTTAACAAATTACGTGGCGGAGAAGAAAAGAAAAAGATTTCTGTATCTGTTTCTGATATCGTTGCTACAATCGAAGGCAAAGATAAATCTCTTGCTGCAATCAAAAAATCAGCTACTGCTGCTGACAAAGCCTTCAAACAGGCTGTTGATTGGGTTGGCAAAGCTGAAAAAGCTGTTAGTGGTGGCGCAGGCAAAATCACAGCTGACCAAGAAAAAGGCGGTTCTCGTGATGCATTCTCAGTAGCTGCTGAATTACTACGCTTCTACGCTGGATTAAACCAACAAGCATTAGGATTACTTTCTACTACTGCTGGTTACCAAGTAGATGCTGCTAAAGGTAATATTGCTCAATCTCGTGATATTGCTCAAAAACTTCTTATCCATAACCGTAAAGGTGGAAAGAAAAAATTAAACGAATCAGCTGGCGTTGAAGGTGAAGGCAGCTTATTTGACCAAATCCTTAGCCAAATGTAATTAAAACGATAAGATATACTCTTCGGAGTATATCTTATTCTTTATTTTAATTAAAGGAGAGATATGTATGATATTATCTAAATCCGTAGCAGAACCACGCTATGATAATACAGTAACGGAACTTGATCTATATGATGAACTTCACGCGATTAGTGAATCCGTTGTACGGGTATTTCATGAGATTGGTAAAATGGTAAGTGATGACTATACATCTGACATAGAAGCATATCGCTCATACATTAAAGATATCAATGTATTCTTAGATAAACGGGAAGTATTCGTTCGTACCATTTATCGTCAGAATTATATCACACTACAGAATATGAAGAATCGATTCAATAGTGAGTTTGTAAAAGTGGTAGAGTATTTCAATAAGACAAACGATTCTTATGATATCACGGTTGCAAAGTTCGATGCAAAAACATATGCAAACATTCCGAACTTTACATTCATCGACACATTCGTTGACAAGAATCTAAAGTTCAATGTAAAGGAGAAAGCATTTAAAACTCCTTATAATTTACAAGCTACGCTAAACCAGATTCGAGGTAAGTCTATTGGAGCTGGTGCATTAGAAGTAGATGCTTTCTATAAGAAAATGGAAACATCTATCAAGTACACAACGGAGACAATGAAGCTAACTAAAAACTCTGTCACAGATTTAATGACATTGGTTGATAGCTATCAAATTGATAAGATATCATTTGATAACATTATTTCCTTGATTCAGAAATTAAAACACTTCTTTACACAATGTCTATATTATTCTATAGAAGACATTCGTCAATTGTTCCCTGCTGGAGAAACAACGGATGATAAAGTACAGAAGATGTATTCATACACAGACTTTAAGTTCCGTGTGATGAATGGTTTATTATCTCATACAATAGACGCTTATAACTATAAGACAAAGGTTATGTATGATGCATTGCGTGTCTGTATTGAGAATGCATTTCAACTTAAATCAGAGCGTGATTCACTCTCAGAATGTACCAACCCTATGGTTACCGTCTCTAACTATAGAAGAACGATTCTAGAGATGAACCGTCTCCTACAAGAGTACTATATCTATCACGATAAAGGATATAACTTCGATGATATGTATACACTCAGTGAGCAAGTCCTTAAAAATCGTCAATCCTTCATCGATAATGTCAGAGCAAATATAAAAGAGTTAAATCGTTTATATAAAGACGTTATCTTAGCGGTGATTGATGCAGGCTCTCGTAATGAAGGACCATTCCAACGTATCATTCATAATGCTGCTAGTGTTCCTACTGGTAAGCTAAGTACGTTGAGTCAAACCTATGTAACACCGGGTTCTTCTGAGAAACCGTTATCATCTATTATGGCAGATTATAGTGCGAATCATTCTCAGTTATATAAAGCTGTAGATAGAATTGCGAATAATACCATTATAGATATTAACTCTCAATACATGAAAGAAGAAGGTAATCTTGCTTTTATTATTAGCAAGATTGTAACGACAATTCCAGAGGAATTAAAAGTATTGGAAGATGTAGTTAATAAGTTTGAGAAAGGTGTATCCTCTATGGTTCATGACACAATGTATAGTGACCTGATTCAGGACGAATACAATAACTTATTAAGTGTCATGATTCTAGATTATCACCAGCAAGTAAATGAATTGAATCAATATGTACGTACCTTAACGTATATCAGCCCATCTGCTCAAGAGGACTTAATGATTGATTCATCTATGCCTATCCATCTCGATTACTATACGGATACCGTATTGAATACGTATGGATTAAAGGATAACGATAAATCTGCTATCCTAGCTTTACAGGTAAAACTACAATCGTTATATAACTCTATTGCGGATAACTACCCTTACGTTGTATTTAATATGCCAGCTCATTTATGTCGATTACAAGAAGCTGCATTAACAACGAAAGAACGTAAAGAGTTGAAGGATGAAGAGTTTGGATTACCAGAAGAAAGAAAGTATCCATTAACAGATCGTCAGCACGTTATCAAAGCGATTCAATTCTTCAAGCATTGTCCTGATGACAAGAAAGGTGAATTGGCTCGTAGAATTAAGAAGCAAGCTGATAAATATGAAGTGGAAATTAAAAGTACGGAAGTACTAGAATATCTACACTTACGAGAATCTGTTGTAGAGTATAATGATGTGAATGAAGGTACTGAGATTTATGGAATGGAGTATGTAAAATACATTACGGAAATGAATCTGATTACCCAAGCAAAGATGAACTTCATCTATACCATCTACACTTTTTAATAAAAAAATATGACTAATACCAATTACGGTATTAGTCGCTTTTTAATTGACACGCTGCATTACAAGATAAGTATTCAGAACCACTCGTTCTTTGGAATGCTGCTGTAAACTTATGAAGTTTATAAATCTTATTATATACTTTGTATGCGGTATTCTTAAACTTCATATCTAAATAGAATTCTTTATTCGGTGTCAATATCTCTAAGTCAGGCTCGACTAGAGTGATATCCACAATTGTATTTGTTTCCTCTAAGCTATACTTAAAGGCTTCGATAGCCATTGGGTTATCATATCTATCATTTAAGGTATGAACGGAATTCGTATTCTTAATCGGTAGATTTAACTTATGCATATCCACTTTACCCGTCCATGTATTCACGACATGTAAGGTATCGAATAACGTATCCTGAATCTCTTTTGCTTTACTTGTAATCGTAGGTTTGGCATTGGTATTGAAGTGGTATGTATTTGCACTATCATCACTCCAGCCACCTAAGTCAGTATATTCAGGAGTATCTTTTTCATTTACATGAATGTATACCCGTTTTATTTCACCTGCTCGCCAAGCTGTACATCTTAGATATCTATTAATAAAGTATAGGGTATCAAAGTCATGGAACATCATGTATCCTTTACTATAAATACCATACACCTTTTGTAAGTAATCCGCTACACCTTGTAGGGTAAATGATGGGATAATAATCTGTGGATAAATGTTATTATTATCCGGATCACTGATTAAAAGTTTCTTTACATCAACCTCACTACATGCATACGTAAAGGTCTCTGCTATAGTCGCATTATTTACGATATAGTTTAGTTTTTGTTTATTCTTATCAATATGAGCTTGCTTGAATAAATATAGTGTAAGATTCGTAGCATCTTTCTGAGGTGATTGCTCATAGCCCGGTGTCTTATCATCTAGATTCTCACGTATCGGTGATACGTCATCTATATTAATATTAAAGACATCATCAATATAAGGCTTTAAGAACTTCTTATTTCCCATGTCTTGATTATTACGGACAAGGAAACGATTCACCTTCACTTTACATTTGACAGTAGAATGATTCTGTCGAATCTTTGCCTGTATCTTTGGACTGATTGTTGTATTGATAGCCAAAATAGGCAAAAAATTTTCATTGTAATCTTTTTCAATAAATATCGACGAGATATTATTAGAAAGGATGGTTGCTGTAGAACCATCCTCAAATATAATACCTATGTCGTCGATCGTGTATTTACATAATGATGTAACTGCCATTAAAGACCGACTCCTTCTTCTAATCGAATTAATTCGATTGGATTATTTCTAAAGTACGTATCGTTTAACTCCATTATAGAGCTGTTATCATAACGGTCTAACAAACAAAGCTCGATTCCTTCTAAAGCTCCAGGGCTTAACATCTTGTAAGATGTCTTTAAATCAATAGCTGTAAACCGATCCTTTACCTCTCCATACATTTCAAGAAAATCGATAGCATCACATACTGTCATCATATCTGTCATATATTTATTTGGTAATATACCGGCACGGAATGCTTTGTCCAATTTCTTCATTGTATTGACAAACCCATATCCTTTAATTGCTTTTATACTACGAGACTTTACGCCACTAAAAGCTAATAGTAAAGAATAGAGTTTCGGATTGAATTGTGTTTCTGGACGATATTTAATCTTACTTAAACGCTCATGATAAATCTCATCTTTATTTATCATATAGCTATCCAGATACTTCATTCGTAATACAAGTGTATTCTTAGCCGCATTTAATAACTGATAATCAAACTCATCCTTCGTGAGAACTAGATGACAAATATCTGTATTGTCTTTGTCCTTTCTCATGATGTGATAAGGTACTAATGCTGGCTCAATTCCATTATTCGGAATACAATAACAATCTTTGATATAGATAGATATCATACTGATATATTTCATATTTAATAATATCGTACGATTAACTCCACCGTAATCAGGATGATTGGTTCTCTTTGCATCCATGGTATCTTCCATATAACCTGGATGGAACTGTTGATTAATATATGGTGCCTGATTTGCAAAGTAGAAATAGAAACGAGTTGGTACTTGATAGTAGCTCCAGAAGAAGTGTCTATAATGAGATACTAAGTTAATTACCGCTGATGTCATTTCCATCTTTTCTCGTTCATTCATATCATGAATACATTCTACCGTTGCTGGTTTATAAAATCTCTTAAAGATAGAATCTAAGTTAATATAGATATTTAACTTTCTTCCTTCTTTGAAATGACTTGCTACAAATTGATGTAATAGGTCATATCGGATTTTATGCTCATTTAAAATTGGTTCGAATATCATTATTATTTCCCCTTTTGCTTATAGTCTAATTGCTTTTACTTTACGTTTCTTATTCTTCTTTGGTTTATCATTTAGAGTGTAAAAAGAACTACGTTCCTCTATTAAATCTTCGATTGTATCTGGGTCACCGAATCCCATCTCGATTAACAGATGTGCTAAACGATCCATAGATTCATCATCCCATAGAGTAACACCCTTACCCATTCGAACTTTCTCTTTCTCTAAATCAATAGTAGAAAGATTAAAGTCACGGATATCATATGCTGGTGGTTTACCTGCCCATGAAACACGAGCTAAAGCTACACCCCAATTAGAATCTTCTTTCTCTTCAATGATTCCGCAATTCTCCACGACTTCAAAATTTGGTACATATTCTTTCTTAGATTTCCAAGCCATATGAATGACCCCTTTCCAAAAAAATATAAGTTTAAATAAATATAAAAGAGAGTAATGGATTTCTCCATTACTCTCCTGTTTTATTAGTATTGTCTCATGCCACCTTGGTTATGTTGTGGACGTCCACCATTCTCAAACTTCTTACCGCCGCCTTGATGTTGGTTACGGTTACCTTGATGGTTACGATTTCCTCCACCTTGGTGATGATTGCGGTTATTGTTGTTACCGCCTTGATTACGGTTTTGATTATTGTTATTATGACCACCTTGATTATTTTCTTTGTAGTCATAATTGTAATCGTCCATATCTTTTGTGCCTTGTGGCTTTAAGTTCTTAACGCGGTTTACAACTTCCTTCTCAAATTGGAATAATGTAATTGCACCTACGTTATCTCCTAACTCAGCAAGGTTACCAATTTGATAAATCTTATTATCATCATCACCTTGGATTAGAGCTTGCATTACTAATAATGAATCAAGAGTAATTACAATACGATTCTTCATTTCATGAATCGGTGTTTCTTGTACTCTTGGGTCTTGAATTAATTTGCCAATCCATTCTTCTTTTAATTCAGGTGCTAATTGGATTGCGTTTTCTGCACCAATTCGACGTGCGATATTGTTACGCACTACAACCGTTGTTCTTGCATCGAATGCAATTTGTGTGATCAAACGATTGTTTGCTACGATAATGCGGCTACCCATGTAACGGTTAAGTCCATCTAAAGATTTGTTTAGTGCGACCTCTACATCCTTTGTAGATAAAGTCATTACTTGATAGTTAGCCTTGAATTGAATTTTGTTAAGTTCCATAATAGAAACTCCTCCTCTTATTTGTCTAATTTTGTTTTGTCTAAATCATTGCGCAATGATTTAAATTGAGCATAATATATTCATTTGCTCATCAATATAATGTATACTTATTTTTTAATTTATATTTTCCATACGCTCTATTTGATGAGCTATTTTTATATCACTTACATCAACGCACAGTAATTCATCTTTAACATAAATTCTTAGGTCTGTACGTTTGTGAGAATATTTACGTAATTCTTTTATAAGTCGGTTCGATGCCATCTGGTCGTCATCTAATTGGATATCATTGTTACCTAATGTAAATGTAATCTTAGCACCTGTTACTCCACAGTAATCTGTTATTACTAACCCACAGTAACCTCGGAATTTACCAAATACAAGATTAATATGAGTAGTTAATTTATCATAATATAGACCTCGGTTAGTCACTTTTTCTTTAAATGGTTTGATAGCATATATACCACCTACACCTCTATCCATCTGATATCTAGGCTCGACTGTTACAGGTTCATTTGTAATCAGTTTCATATAACCTGGGTCGCCTATATCTATCAAACAATTGTAGTCAAAGTCATGCTCTGTTACTAACGTGTATACGTATAATGTATCCTGTGGACCATTATAGCACATAGCATGAGCTGGATTAATATAGTTATGTAAAAACGAAGAAGAGTCTAGCGTTATACTAGGCTCTAGTTTATCTGTAATGTATACAAACATATTTGATTTTACTAAGTTAGTCATATTATTTATCCCCCTTTACTAATCGTTTCATTGTTTTTCTAAATTTAACCTCTGCTAGTGCACATGATTGCTTAGTAATATTATTAAGTGTCTTATCATACTTTGTATTTATGTGTCTTTTTATATTATCTATATTAGCTGTCATAAATTCCATTCTCCATCTAGATACATTTTGTTGTACTTCTGAATACTCATATCTTTCATGACTTAATCCGAATGAAAATGTTAAATCAACTAACTCTTTCCCATGTTCTATTATCGCATCGACATGAATAGGTTTCACATAATTTAATAATACAGGTTGTAACATCTGGCAAGAGAAGCTTAACTCTTCATTAGGATTTGTATTCTTCATAATATAATGTGTAATATGAGCACCAGGTGATAACATGTACACATAATATGTACCAAATTTATGATCATTCCCAAAGCGATTAATGTAATCGAATATTGCTTCATGTATATTAGTAAATAGGAATGTATTACGATTATCAGGTTCTAATTTCATAATATCATCTTTTGATTTTGGTGAAATGTAGAAAAATGGAATATTCTCAAATGGACGTTTCCAAATCGCTTCTACCATTGTTTCAGGTTTTCTTTTTGATTGATATAATTTTGTCATTTTATTTCCTCCTAATATTTTTCTGGTCTTCTAATTCGTAATATTCTTTCAGCTTTCTTTGTATCTATATTATATACCAAAACCATACCCGAGTCATGTTTCTTTTTATAGGGTATTTTGTTTTCGACAAATTGTAACACGAAATCTTCTTCATCGTCTCTCATCGAAAGAGCTTCAAGAAAGAATATCTGAGTAATAATTTCATCTCCAAATCTATACACCCGACTTCCTATATAAGAAGTCAGGTGTTTTAGTTTGTGGTTCAAGTCCATTTCAGTATGAATGAATCTTGAAGTTTCCATAAGTTCATCTAATTGTGTCATAGTCTACCTCCTAGAATATCATTGTAAATAAACTCTTTAATACATCGATAGTCTTTTTATCCAATTTAATTACATCTTCTCCGAATGGAGTTGTATTAAAGTATTCTTGGAAATTAAAATTCTTTTCATGTTGTAATACGTATCGAAGATACATTTTAAAGTCATTGATAATAAACGATCTAGCTTTACCGGCTTCACGTTGTTTCTCTTCTGATACTAGCATCTTCTTCATACCTTTTACATATAATACTTCAGACTCAATGATGATTAGCATATACCATAATTTTGCTAATTCATATTTCATCGCTTCTGTATTACCTGCTCGGTGATACTCTTTTAAGAGTTTATGTGTAGCGGCATACGCATCCATGAAATCTACATCCTTACGTTTCTTGATTAGAATCGTTCCTTCATCATCAATGCTTACACCATACTTTCTACCGCTACGAATTCCTACTTCTTGTAATGGTACATTAGCTTGCTCTTTCGCTATAGCTTCTGTCCACAATGTTTTAAATACTTCTATTAGGGATAAATCTCGACCTTCACTTTCAGCTAGGTTATTGGATTCAAACCCAATGATAGGATATCGTTTATAGAAGTCCATATCACGTTCCATAACTTTACCCATACAGTCACCCTCAATAAGATATAATGTATCGCCTTGATATGGTAATGAATGTACCAATTGTTCTACGAAATATTTCGCATTTAAATTTACCATTGTCATACCCGATTTATCTATTACTTCATCAGGATTATACATCATACTTTTAAGAGACTTTTTCATTTCCTCTCGATTAGCATCCATGTTAACAATTTTTACTCTTGCACGTCCATGATCTAATCCTGACATGAATTCGCTCAAGATTTCTTTTACGTTATCTCCAATAACGAATGCAAAATTTGTAGACGAATAACGTTGGAAGTTATCCGTATTATGTACACGAATAGTTGCTGATTCACCTAGCATAATTCTTGCAAGGTTTTTAATACTTTCAGTTCTAGTTTTCATTGTAATCTCCTCATCAGCCTTTATCTCTTTTGGTGTTCTCGGAGCATAGTTTTTATAGTATTTATTCATCATTATAATCTTCCTCTCAATTTAAGTTATTAAAAAAATAAAGGAGCGATTAGCTCCTTTATCTATTAGTATGGGAATGGTCCAAACACTCGTAACGGAATTGTTTGGCACTCGAATTCCACATGATGTTTAATAAAGTCATTATAGAATCTTTCAGCCGCTTCGTTCGATTTATTACGAACGTATGAAGACGCTGCTGTAAAGATATATCTTTCAGGTATTTTAACGCTTTGTAATCCTTGTAGGATTTCTGCTAAAGCGATATGCTTTTCAGCTTCATAATCTTCTTCTACTCCTAATCCGATAATAGTACCTCTCCAAGCCTCTAATCGGATATCCATTGTACGATGTACAACCATTGCTAATTGTTCTAGCGTAGCCACTGTGTACGCTGCTTCTTTTTTCTCTTCTTGCTTACGTTCTACTAAGATCATTGTTTTCATTTTCTATTCCCCCTGGGTTATGTAAATAGTATATTGATGTTTTTCATCATCTATATAATGTATAACCGATTATAGGGTTAACTTTTAACCTTCACCAATTGTTGTTTACGGTGAGCCAATCTTCTTATAAGAGCTTCACGTTGATTGTCAGAACCAGTGAACTCATTCTTAATTTTAGCACCTAAACGATGAAGGTGTTCCATACCAGAAGTTTTACCGATATGATCCATATAGTTTTCATATTCATCAATACGTGAATCGTAGTGATCTGCTTCCTCTGGTGCAGGTGCAGTCATTGCTTCATAATCAGATTCCAATAGAGTCTGTTCAGGTGTACCTATAAAGGTCTCGTACAGCTCATCGATATTCATGTTCATGACTGATTCAGAAATTACAGAACATTCTGCTTGCAAGAACTTATTGTAGTCAAATGTATTTAAGTTCGGTACCGTCATAAGATACTGGAACGCTGGACTTAATTCATTAATCAATTGACTGCAACTTGTAATGTTTTTCTCGGTATGGTCAAAACAGCGACCACCTTGCATATCATCGAATAACCAAATGATATCTAATCCAGGTATAGACCCACCTTCGGTAGAATAGAACATTGGTTCATTCATATGCATCTGCACTTTCTTATAAAGAGTGTCTAATGATGCTGGTTGTTTTAGTTTCATGATATTGAAACTAGCATCACCAATAACAGCACTCTTATCTACCGTAGTAAATTTCGCACAAGCATATGTTTTATCTCCAACCATATCAGTAGTTGGATACGATTTATATACTGTGTCAAATGTACAATCGAATGAGAACCAGATTGACCATCCACATTCTTCTTCAGATAATCCTGGCACATTCTGTTTTACGATTGCTAGGAATAAATCCTTTTGAGCTACAACGCTTTCTTGCAACGCTTGTACATTCTCGTTAATCATTACGACAGGATGAAATACTTCTCGTCGTTTTCCATCTTGGTCACTATTACGTAATTCTAATAGGAACTTGATGAAGGAAGCATACTGTTTATTTACAATCTTGATGTAATTGTATTGACCAGTTTTAGATAATGCTTCGTCTTTTGCTTTCTCCTTCTCTTTATCCACATCCTGAATCTTATGGTGAGTATTTGGATTATCTCCACCATCTTTAATCTCTACGATTGTATTGATACTCTCGATGTAGAAGTCAGGAATATAGAAGTGCTTTTTACCTTCATACTCATATTCAATAATCTGAGGTGCTGGAGCATGGATATCATCTGGTTCAAATCCCATAAAGATATCTAGGAAACGTAAAAAGTCTTTTTCGTAAGAGCCGACATAACCCTTACGAGCACCATTTGACCATTGGTACTCCCCTGAGATAGAACGTTTTGATAACATCTTCTTCTGTACTTCAGGGTCATCTAATAGATGGTCTTTACCGTGTACTCGTCTCATATTATTTAAGAAGTTCTCACGGTATGTTTTACGACAGATTGGACTACATATTCTGTACGGTTTATTCGTACTATCATTCCAAGGTGTTTCTTTTGAGCATACTACACACTGACCACTTCTACGGTGATATTTTGTAAAGTAGAAGTATTGACCAGCAGACATTCCCTTCGGAATTGCGTCTGAATGTTTATCTTCTATGTGCTCATATAAATCATCAATTTCTGGGTACGTGCTCGTACAGTTAGGACAACGTTTAGCTTTTGCCACATTGTTTCCTCCTTGCTATATATAAGGTTAATTAGTTGTTAACGGCAATAGGTAAATATTGAATTTAAATACTTAAAACCTAAACTTTATATTAATTATTCTAAATAGACTATTTAAGGAGGTGAGATAGTGGACCCAAGAAAACCTCAGACAGAACACCTTTTATCTATAGACCCATTTAATAAACCCAAAACGAAATCAGGAGTTGACGCAGATGCGCTACAAGTAGCGACGCTGTTTATGATGAAAAAGGGATCAAATCCGTTGTATCCTGATATGGGTTTTGATATAGCATCCTATAGATATAAAGATATTGAGGGGAGTATCGTACAGATAAAAACTCAATTTTCTATCCATTGCTCTACTTATCTACCTCATATTCAACTTGATGATATTGTTATCCAACGTACAGGAGACAAGTCTCTATTATTTGGATTATCTGTCATCAACACGTATGAACAGAAGAAATCGAATATCATATTCAAGGTAGTCGAAGAAAAACACTATTACACTATGTCGGACCTACAGGTCCTTTAGAGGAGGAAACAATCAATGTCAAATGAAACAAGTTTAAAAGACTTAGTAGCTGGACAAGCTGCACATGAAAATGCTTTACAAGAGCAAGCAGGTGTAACACCTGTAGTAGAACCAGTGGTTCCACAAGCTCCTCCAGCACCAGTTGCAGAGGAAACTCAAGTACCGCAAGCTCCTGGTACTGAACCACAAGCATTCCAAGACCCAGGTGTTATGCCTGGACAAGAAGATGGAATGACTGCTCGTTTACGAGAGATGGAACAAGAAGCACAAGAACTTGCAGGTGCATACGGTTCAGAAGACCAAATTATTGCACAGCAAGAAGCTCAAGCTAAAAAGCAATTACTACAAGACATTCAGGATGAAAAGCCTAAAGCAAACATTGCTGATGTTAAAAAAGGTAACTTCAAAGATGAAATCGTTGAAGTAGAAGAACCTGAAGAAGAAGAGAAAAAGGAAGCTGCTCCGGCAATTGACTTAAACTCTATTCGTATTAAGAAAACAAAAACTGGAGGTAAAACTGCATACGCTCGTATCCGTAAATCTCGTAATGAAGCTACAACTCAAATCATTATGCCTAATACGGGAATGGCTGCGGCTATGAAAGGTTACTCTTCTCCAGAGTTACGTAATATTGCTACAACGTTAAATAGTATGGACGCATACCGTGCAGCTGAATATCGATTCAATCAAATGTTTTCGAAGATTGCTGACACAAGTATCGGACCAATGTCTTATGAAGAGTTCTTACGTTGTACATCACTATTAGAAATTAATATCATATACTTCGGATTATTCTGTAGTACGTACCAAGACTCTAACAAATATCCAATGCGCTGTACAAACAAAGGCTGTGGTTCTCAGTTCGAATATGAGTATCCAAATTCTCGCCTAATGTTTATCGATGACAAGCATGAAGTTACTGCTGAGTCTATCCTAAGCGTAGTTAAAGGTATTAACAATGCAAAAGACTTACTAGAAAACTCTGAAGTAAATACAATCGAACGTGTTTACTTAGATCATTGTAAAACAATTGTAGACCTTCGTCATCCATCTCTATGGAATGAATTAAACGACGTGCTACAAAACGTTACACAACAAATGATGACGGAAGATGAAGTAACAGTTAACATCTTACCATTCATCGAGAATGTATATGTATTAGACCCTGTTGATGGTCAGTATGTTGCATTAGAAGACTTCGAAGATAAGTTTGCAGAATTATCTTCATTAGATGAGCACGATGATGTGAAACTATCTACTCACATTGAGAAAATCATTGATAAATATCATATCAAGTTTGGTTTCCGTGATGTAGTATGTCCACATTGCAACAAGAAGATCGAAGACATGGAGATTCCTTCAATGGAAACGTTGCTTTTTACGACACATCAGCTCCGAACTTCCAATCTATAATAAAGGGTCATTATGATTTCGAGGATGCTGTCCTACGATTATTTCGTGGTGACATTACCCTCAACGACTTAGAAAAGATGACTAAGAAAGAACTGCTAGAGCGGATGGAAGCCAGAATCCGCTCTATGAAGCAGGACGATGGACGAGAACAGCAGGCTCGAGAATTAATGGCTACGATTGAACGCGGAGGGGTCTGATGACTTTTAGTGTATGTTGAGGAGAGAAACCAATGTCACAAATCGACAACATCGCACTTTTCAATCAACTAACTCATGATCAAGATGGGTTAGTTGATTCTATTACTTGCAATACATTATTAGAGGAATTCATACATTTTATATTACTAAAAAATATTGTACCTAAAGATTTAAAGCCAAAACATTTCGCGAAAGCTAATATTGTCCGTAAAGGACAATTAGAGTTCACCATCGACTTTCCGTCGGCAAAATCATTTAAAGCCTTCTGTAAGTGTACGGAACAATCTATTATGTACAAAGGTAGACAATACTTCGTACACAAGAAGACTGATGGTTTAAAAGTTACGCTTACATTTGAGAAAGGCTGATGCTTGATGAATATTGATATATTTAATGTAGAGAAGTTTATTCAAGTGAATAATCTACAAGAAGTACGTAATCCGATTCTAATCGAACGTGATAACATACCGACTGTAGACGGACTTCTATCTACTGAAATCTTCGGACGTACAGTCGAAGATCGTAAAGGTATTTTTGCATACATAAGTTTGAACGAGAACTTCTTCCATCCTTATGTATATAAAGTATTGAAACGTCTAGACCGACGTTTCGAAGAAATTATTGCAGGAAATATACACGTACGTATTACAGGAGAAGGAGACATTGTTGTCGATGAAGAAAACGGACAAACAGGTTTACCATTCCTAGTACGTAATTTCCACAAGATTAAGTTTAAAAAGAGTGCGAGCTTATCTCGTACAGACCGTGTTGATTTAATCAAAGGTCTTAAAATGAATGAAATATTTACCAAATTCTGGATAGTAGAACCAGCGTTCTATCGAGACATCCAATTGGATAAGATGGACAAAGGTAAACTATCTAGTGGTGAAGAAAACAAAATGTATGCAAAGTTACTTCGGTTATGTTCTGCCTTAAAGAACGATAACTCGGGATTATCTATTGTAGGTGACAGTACTCGATTAAAGATACAGCATCTATTAGTAGAAATCTATAATAACTTTACATTCCAAATTAAAGGGAAGCACGGAATGTTCCGTCAGTTCGTAATGGGTAAAAGTGTTGACTATGGTGTACGTGCCGTAATCTCTACTCCATTATTTAAAGATGAAACGCCGGAAGATATGGAAGTATCCTTCTACCGTTGCGGGTTACCACTCTCAATGGCAGTAACGAACTTCCTTCCTTATATTATTAAATGGGTAAAAGATTTCTTCTATAAAGAAATCGTACTACGTAAAGATAATTATCCGATACGTAGGAAAACCGGTGAGCTAGGAAATGTACAGCTAACGAACGTTGAGCAATATAATGATGAATACATTACCAAATGTATTGACTTATATGTACACTCTTATGCTGACCGATACAAGACAATCCCACTAGAGAATAGTGAAGGATTGAACTTGAAGTTACGTATATCTGGACGTTATGGTGTAGGTAAGAATGGTGAGGTTACAGAATCTTCTACCATTGTAAATAGACCTGCAACATGGACTGATATATTATTCTTAGCAGCAACGGAAGTATGTGCGGATAAGCACGTTTTAATAACGCGCTACCCTCTACAGGACTATCTTGGAATCTTTCCAAATAAGATAACAGTTCTGTCTACAACACGTACTATACCAGCTGTAATCAATGGTAAGTTCTATAAACGTTATCCATACGTAGACTTAGAACTACCTACATCACATGTATCTACGATGTTTGTTGAGACTCTGAATATCTCTAACTTATACCTAAAAGGTTTAGGTGGAGATTATGACGGTGACCAAGTAACAATTCGTGGTGTATTCAGTGTTGAATCAAACCGTGAATTGGACAGGCTGATTAAGAATAAAACAAATATTCTAAACGTATCAGGCTCGAACATCCGTAGTACCGAAAACGAAGCTTTACAAACGTTCTATGCATTAACAAAAGACGAATAGGGATTATGTCCCTATTCGTACCTTTTTATAAAATAGTAATAAACCGTTATTTAAGCACACATTATATATACGAGTGTTGATAATGGTTTTACTACTATGCTAAACGCTCCATACTAAAAAAGATGGAGGTATATTTTCAATTGATTACATCGAGGAGTACTTATTACAGGTGTGGGATAAAGAGATATATGATAGTGGTAGTAATGTTATTTATAGCTAGACGAGCTTAGTGTAGACTACTAGGCTAACACTTCTTAAACCCCTTGACTAAAAACGTTAAGGCTAATTAATTAGGTCTAAAACGGATGCCTGGCTATAATCAGGTCATCGGCTATGTAACAACTACTACATCCCAAACACGACAAGATTTACTAAGATGTAAAGCTATACCTTCACACCCTCTTACGAGAGGGGGTGTGAAGCAATGATGGACGGAGATACTATCGGAGGAGAAGAGTAATCGGAGAAGGATTATTCGGAGACACCACTAAGTCATTGGAAAGCTTTATACTCTGTACGGTTTTGGGGAATGTAGGTAGAAATTTAGAGAAACGTTCTAATGTCTACAGCATGTGACGTATTCAACAAGAAAGAGAGAGATAGCGAGTGTAACAAAATATGGGTAAAATTGTATAAGTTTCTCGGAGAGGAGAAACTTTAATATATTATGTTTATTCAGTTCACAAAACAGACAAAAAAGTATTCAGGAATGATATATTTAGAATATAACATCACGGAGGGTATCATTCCGCGGGTGACGTAGGGACTCACCTGCATCCAGATGGATGATGGGGATCATTTCATCTAGGAAAACAGATATATAAAAAATATAAAACGAATTAAAACAGAGAAAAACTAATAAACAAAAACATTCCAAGATAAAAAAGAGAGAGATAAAAAGATGAAAAAGAAAAATATAGATGTAGACTACACCATTAGGCATAGTCTACATCTATTAATTTTTTTGTTAGTTTTGTTTGTTATTTTTGTTACCGTCTTGCTTACGGTTGTCTTTAACAAACTCTTCTTTATTTTTTTGCTTTTGTTGTTGCTCATTAGGCTTAACAACTGGAGCAGGTTTTTCTGCTTTCTTTAAAGACTCTTGCAGGTGAGAGTTGTCCTTCTCAACGTTACGGCGATTTAACTCGATTTGAGTTCCATCTTCTAGATGCTCAATCACTTTGATTCCAGTGATGACAAGAGCACGTACTCTGTCCAATGGGAGTTTCGCAGGTTCCAAGATTGGTCCTTGCATACCGTTAAGTACATGTAAAGTGCCATGATGAGGGACAGTAACTTTTTTCGTTTGAACATTCATTTCTTCTCCTCCTACTATTCGATAATTGTTAGGCTTTCAGCCAATTCTTCGATTGTTGGTTCATGAACGCGATTAGCAGCTTTAACATCTTCTTTCGTGATGTCTTCGTTCGCTTCTTCGTACTCAGGGATATTTTTTAATACAGCTTCACATTGTTGTTCTTCTTCAGGAGAAAGGTCTCCGTCATTTAGAGCAGCCATATTTTCAATCATTTTATCCTCTGGAGCTTCACCAGAAGCTTCTGCTAAAATAGATTCGTTCTCGATAACACGGTCACGATTCAATAATTCATTCTTTAAATCATTTAGCATGATAAAACCTCCTATAGAGTTTATTACAATTATGTTGAAAGGATTCAATTATATTTCTTTATGTTGAATCTGGTTCATCTCAAATTGTATGATATATAGGGCTAATGGAAGTAGGATAAAAGTATCAGGGTCATAGTTAATCTGACCATACTCCATTAGAGTTTTCATATAGTCTATTGTTAAGTTAGACTTCTTATGATTTAAATGATTCTTGATAATCTGAATCAATTCATACTGCATGTTATAGATTGGCTTAGAAGGTCTAACAATTTGGCAAGAGAAGTAATGGTCTTCACCTTTGTTCTCTTCAGGTATCTCAACGTTGTATTCCATCTTATATGGGATAATATCAGCATCAGCTAATTCTTTTACAATCTCCCAACTTAACATTGGTCCATAGAATGGAAGTTTATATGGAGTCAATTCTACACACATATACTCCGTTCTACGCTCAAAGAATATACTTGTCTGTTCGTTGATGAAATTGAAGAATTGGTGGTTCAACACCTTGTCTACATCATACTTATAGCGCGCTTCTACAGACTTAAAGATTGTATTATTGTAGTCTGACTTGAACTTTCTTTGAGGTGTTACCTCGATATCCAAGTATAAAGTATCACGGCTATCACTACAGCTAAACAAGTTATGACGAATCATAAACTTTGTTAAATAGATATTGTATGCGGGGTCATTTCTTTCTGCTATCCCAACGGGATACTCGACAATGAAAGAATTCACTTCAGATACAAAAAAATGATCAATATAGTCACCAGATAATTTTTCATACAAACGCTTTAATGTATCGAGTCGTTTGTATGCATCATCGCTAACTATAGCTTTATTATCCGTTCCGACATTATCTAAGATTAATGTATTCTCAGATACTACTTGTCGGTCTAGCTTTTCTTGCTCATGGTCTTCCAGAATTTGATTGAACTTAAATTCAATCTTGACATACTCATTGGATTTGATTGTACCTGCTACGACATTCGTAACTTTAAATACAATCTCTTTACCCATGTAATCAATCTGGAAGTAATCATTTGGTATTGGACTAAATGTACCAGGCAGCATAATCCCTTCTGATTCGAAAGAAGATGTTGTACCTGTTTCATTCTCAGATATATCTATCTGTGTCATATTCAGACCATATAACGGAACCTCTTTGATTCTGTTATAACGAATGGAAGAATCTTGTCCAATAAATACTTGTGTATTATGTGTACCATAATCCATCGTAGATTCTTCTGTATTCTGTTTGTAGTACGTGATAAAGATAGGAGCCGATTCTAGGAATCGGCTATAGCTAGTAAAGTCTAGCTCCTGTCTATGCTTTATCGCGTCTTTAATGAAGCCAACCTGTTCATTCAGTTTCCCCATATCAGACACCTCTTTTTCTTTAGATTATTATCTTGTACGTATCAATTTCATCTTTTCGTACACCATAATCTTTCTTTATCTTGTTATAGTAAACAGTTAGTGTACCGCTGAATTTACCCTTTAGACGTTTCTTTAATTTTTTGTATTCCTCTATCTTCACATCATCATCAGAGTAGATATGAATGTTACAGTGAATAAAACCTAAGCGTAATAGATAACGGATAACACTTTCCATTCCACTACCACATGCAGCGACATATAGATTATTCTCATCATTTCGATTCATGACATGATTATATACACCAATGATATCCATGATACCTTCGGTAATACGAATGTCTATATCCTGCATAATGTCTACTGTATTTGGCATGATATAGAACTTACGAACGTTCTCTTCATTCCCCATGACATTGTAGTTAATATAACGTTTCAATATGTTATCTATCTTATTCGTTGTATTACGCATAATAAGATAGTTATTGTCTGCTGATAGAAATCCGAAGTATCCTTTGTCTAATGCATCTGTGATATACTTCTTACGAGTCCGCTCCTTAATATAGTTACGGTTTAAGAAGTCATATAGATTCACGACTATCTTATACTTCAGTAAGTCTTTCCCTGTTAGTTCTAATCCCATGCGGTTATTAAAGTACGATAACTTATGCATGGTAATGTCATTCATGACAGGCATCGGAATATTTAAATCCAACTTCATACCTTCCATGAATACTCGTTTACGTACAGACTTCTTCATACCTGACATATGTATATTATGCATATTCATTAAGCTGAAGTTATTAATCTGCAAGTCTTTCAGTAAGTCAACTGTTAGTACACCCTTTGCCCCACAGTTATTATTAAAGCATTGGTACACTGGAGGTTTATCTTCTGTAAATGCCATAAAGACATTGAATCGAGTCTTCGTCTTATCCTTCTTAGAATCCCCACAGAATGGGCAACGGAATGTAATCTCTTTATCTCCAGATGACCAATGGGCAAGAGGAATAGACAAGAGCTGTCTTGCAAGCTCTTGTCTATATCTTTCCAAATCTTTATTACTTGTATAAGCTTTCATACTACCACTCCTAGATTAATTCAACTAGACGTAAATACTCGTCCATAATGATATCAGGATGTTTGGAAATGTTTAGCTCTTTCCCCTCATGCTCTTGTAACTGATAATCCATAATTCGAATACGAGAGTTTAGCATGATATTTAAATAGTTATGCATGATGTTACCTGCATCTAATATTTCCATACTATCACTATACTTCTCATCGAATACACTATGGTATCGAGAACTAGCACGTAACTTTGTTACTTGTTTCTTATTCAATGGTCTGCGATTCACTGTTTCTACAACATCGCCTGATAGGATATGTTGCATATAACGGAATCCTTTCTTGTATAACATATGCTTCATGATAACAATCAGTTTCGCATACTCTACTCGTTTGATACTGTACATATCACGAACAGACCCGAAGTGTCTTGCGAATAACTGGAATGTTAAGTCGCGTTGGAATGGTCGTACAAATACTTTATCTGCATACCATTGCACTTCTTCATCATCAAATTCAATCTTATACTTCTTACGAAGTTTCTCAATACTTTGATGGATATTGATGTTACCGATAATAACAGAAGACTCATCAAACTTAGAGTTATTGATTTCAATCTTATCGAAATCGCTCAGACCATCTGCATCCTTCTTATTAGTAATCGGCATGTAGTTGTACTTTGATTTTGTTTTACGAATATGAATGATAATATTATTTAATGAAGCATGGTTAAAGAATACAACGTTCTTATCATACACATACTTATTAATAATATTTACATAGATACGTTCCATGATTGAATCGATTTGATCTAATGGGTCTTTACCCTCAATCTCAACTCGACGCCAGTGTCCTCTATCAGAGTGACGTGTTTGGTTGATACGACTCGTAACGGTTTCGTATAGTTTGTTATGAATGTCAATATCATCCGATTCGAAGTGACTCGCAATTAAGTCAAAGCAACGTAAGATAAATTTATCTACATTACCAATCGCATTGACATACATGTAATGTGTAATAATCGGAATCATAAGTTTCATCGTTGTACTTACATTCATAAGTACCTTCCCGTGTTCATTGGTGAACTGTAGGGATTCGATACGACGTTTCTCACTCGTTCCTAGTTTTGCTTCTAAGTCAATCATGTAGTTGTCATCAGTAAGTTTCTTGATCTTCTCTACCATGGAATCGGATAGTAAGTAATCGTATAAGTCCCGGATGAATGTTTTCTTTCCATAGTTAGATTTACGGTCGATCATGAACTTTAGATTCAGATAAGCCATGATTAGTTCATTATCTTCATCATAATACTTTACGAAGTAATTCAAATGCTCAATTGTAAGTTCTCCCTGATCTGCGTACGCTCTTTTTTTCTTCAGTACGAATGTGTTCAGGTCAGCTAGTTTAGGGTTATTGAAAATCTTATCGAATTCAATAATAATTGTTTTCCCCGATACGTTGAATACGCGCTCTGCTTTTTTGTTCTTAAATTCTGTTATTAGTTTTACCAAGGTTTGTTCCTCCCAAGTCTATTTTGTATCGTATCCATAGTTATAATATTTACTTTAATTTCTTTTTACCTTTTACCTTAGCCTTTTTAGCCTTCCCTGTAATAGGAGACTTTCCAGTAGCCTTTTCGGTACGAGGTGTTCTCGCTTTTGGTTGTTTCTCAATTTCGTTTTTGCTTCTACGAATAACGCCTTGAGATGAAGATTTTTCTTTGGCTTCTTTCTCTTTTGCTATTCTTTGCATCACGCGGTACTCTTGTAACTTCTCATCTGTATCCATGATGAGTTCTAAGAATTTCTTAGGATTATAATCATGAGCCACTCTATCTAATGTGTCTAAATCAGATAAGTTATTCATGATATAATGACACGCATAGTAAATCGATTTCTCTAAACCAACCATGTTATGTTGGTTACGGATAATCGGACTATTACGTAGACTATCTTTACTAAACTTCTTCTTACAATCTTCCACAATTAAGTTATGTACGTTGTATGTATAGGCGAATGTAAAGACGAAGCTAGGTGTGTTCGAGAAGAACTTGACACGATAGTTATTGATAGTCTTAGCATGTTCTGTTTCTCTTGAAGGTAGTAATTGCACTACCACTTCATAGTATAAATCTCTGATAGATTCCGATGGAATCCGTACTAAGATAAAGAATTCAGCTTTATCTTTTCTCCCCTTACGGTATACTTTACTGACTAGCTTAGCGTGTTCTGTTGCCAGCATTTTATCATAACGTAATTCCAAATCTTCCTTCATCTTCTTTACATTGACGAAGGTTGAACCTTTACCGTATGGATTCGTATAGTAGTCTAAGATGGTCATCTCTCGATGCTCGTTGATGTTATAATCGATTGCTTCATTTAAGGACTGTGATTGGTTATCATCTTTCTTTTCTACCATAGAAACCTTTTCTCCCCTCTAATGTGACAATATACAGGTAGAGTAGCATGGTTTCCCACACTACTCCTGTATATGATTTATAGTGACGTTTCTGCATTCGCTGTAATAAATTGGTTACTTGTAGTAACTAGCGAAATAATAGAGATAACGTTACGTAAGATTTCAATCTCTGTTTCAGCAGAGTTGATAATATCTGTAGCTGTAAATTCTTCAGTGATGATGTTGTAAGCTTCTTCACGCTCTAAGCAAGCAGTAAAGATAGATTCAACTCGTCCATCTAATTCTTTTAGTGTAGCTACATAATGATCGTATTCTTCTTGTGTAACTTTTTCTTCACCTAATACTGGACGTGTATGTTTATTGAAGTACACATCAGTGAATACAAAGAAGAATGCTTTGTAGATTGATTGTAAAGCAATTTCCATATTATCTTCTAAGTCAGAGCTTAAAAGTTCTTTAATAGCTAATGGAATTGTTAAGTTACAACCGATTACATAACCGTGACGCATTGCACTCTTACATGCTGATACTGCATCATCGATAAGGTATTTTGTAGTTGCTTTTTCATGGTCACTGTTACCACCAACATAAAGCGTAACTAATTTACCTTCTAATACTGCAAGACGTTTTTGTAACTCATACTCTTTACGAGTATCAATGATATTTTCGTCTTTCATGCGTTGACGTTCAGCACGGATTGTACCGATACGCATAGCCACACGTTCAACAATGTCTGTATCATTAACGAAATCGGTAAATACTGTATTACGGTAAGAAGAAGTTACTTCTCCTACGAATCCGAATACATCAAGTATATCAACTGTACGGTCACCCATACTGTTTTTAACGATAGTAGCACCTGTTTTTGTAGCTAAGTCCTGATAACTCTCTTGGTCATGTTCTGTACCTAGAGCAAACTTAATCACATTGATATTGTTACGGATGTCTTTTTTCGTATAATTGTATGTAACAACTTGACGAAGATATGAAGACATTTCAGAACTTAAACCTGGTGCAATAATTACTAAGCTTGCTGCATGTCCTGTACTATTTGCCATTTCATTAACATTGTTAATAGCTGCATTTACAACGCCTTTATCTTCAGGTTGTAAAGCTCCATCAAACATAAGTACACGAACGTTATTGATACGACATTCATCTGTATCTGTATTAACTAGCTCTTTATCTAAGTAACCAGCATCAATTTCAAATCCAGGTGATGTTTCAAATGTCGTTTCTTTTGTTTTACTTAGTTTCACACGAACGAATCCGTCGAAACCAACTTGACGATAAATGTCACCAACCAGTTTACCTAGCTTCTTATCATTGTTTAATGATACAGCAGCAATGTGGTCGATTTCTTTTAAATCTTCAGAAACATGTTTTGTATATTTTGTTGTGATTACTTCAATGATACGTTCTACCGCTTCTTGAAGTAAGTCGATTAAATCTTTTGGACGAATGTTTAACTTGTTATCGTTAATCAGTTTAACGATTTGTCCATGTATATAATTCGATGCGATAATACTTGTTGTACTACCATCACCCACACGCATAACTAAGCGTTGAGATGATTCACGAATAATGGATAATAATGTATTTAGAATTGGGTCATTATATCGTACTTTGTTTAGGATAGAGAATCCATCCTTCGTCATATAGTGACCAACCTGCGGATCATGAACGATTGCAGTAGACCCGTAAGGTCCTAATGACGATACTAGTGTACTATGTAAAGAGTCTAATACTGCATGTACATATTGTTTTGTATCTACGTCGTTCACGACGTTAACTCGTAAGTGTTCTTTGTTAAACATTTCCAGTTCCTCCTCAGGAATATATAGTGTTTAGTGTATATATCACTAATACTTTGTTATGGTATTGATAAATTATTAATAGATTAACCTACCCCGTAATGAATCTCTTCAAATTCCATCAATTTCATGAAACCTAAATTACAATTCTTTTCTACAGCTAGGAACTCTAATTTATTCTTTGCATTCATCACACCATCTTCTAAATCGAAGTTCCATCCAGTCTGAGGTAGTACAAATGACTTATGCTCGACATCTGTCTCGTTCATAAGTTTCTCGACCAGATTAACATCGTCCATAATCATGGTAGTAAACTCTGGGTACTCTGTAGTGATAACATTGTACATATCTTCACTAGGTTCCAGTGCTCTAAAGAATACTTTTGAGTTAATATCCACATCTAAAATAGATGTGATTCTATCAATGATTCGTTGGTCTTTACTTGGAATCATGATAACAATTTTCTTTGTATAGGAATGCATTGCTAAAGCATCAAAGCCTGTAGCAAATTCTGTTAATGGTGATTCTCTATACATTTCTTCTCTCATATTACGTAACGTGTAATATACTTCAACAGCCTCTTCATCTGAAATATCATCTCGTTTTATCCATTCAACGAGATTACGATGACTACGTTCTAATAACTTAGGCTGAACGGCAAACTCGTCAAACTCACGTAATAAATCCAGCTTTAGGTATTTATTATACGCTTCTTTATTCTGCATGATAATTTTATTAAAGATGAAGATATCAGGGACTTGGAAGATATTATCCCAACCCATAATAAACACTTCATCACGCGTTGCCATGTAATCTGAGTACGTTTCAAACTCTTTAATGTTTTCGTTACTCATTATTTCTCCTCCTTTATAGGACGCATTACTGGAATAAAACAAAGGTCATATACTTGGTTTTGTAATAACTCAGTATATTCCTTCTCGTCCTTTATAGACTGTTTTAACTCTCTATTCTTATTCTCAAGCTTCTTATTCTTAGCGTTTAACTTAATGATGATATCCATCATTTCTAATTTAGATAATGAAGATATTGCTTTTAAAGTATTATTCAAATCCAAGATACTCACCCAATTCTCTAATATGTCTGTATTCTTCTAAAACGGGGTACTCTTTTATATTATTAAGAATAAAATCATCGAATCTCTGTTTAAGCTCTTTACTCGTTCCTGTTAAATCTACAAACTGTTTTTTTAAGTCAGGATATTCTATAAAAATATATTCTATATGATCTAATATTGTATACCTACTAAGGTATTCTACATGCTCACGAAGATCACTTGTCGATGTTATAATATTATAGTATACATGTTTTAATCTACTTATTGGTGTTGATTCATACTTATCTTTCAGACGTTTAATCTCAGCTTCCTGCTCTTTAACTTTTTCTCTTAATACTTCCTTTTCGTCTCTATGATGGTAATATAGTTCAAATGTTGAATTATAGTACATTACTTTCTCCCCTTTATCCATTCTTCTATTAATGCTTTACGGTATGCGTCTCGTATTGGATTATGTGTTATTCGAGTTTTCTTATACGGTTTTGCATCACATTTTGGTTTAGCGCTACGCATAGACATAGAAACAACTCTATTCTGTAATACCTGTTTCATCTGTAACTCATTCAGTTTTTCAGACTCTTTATCTGAAACTTGGACTAGTTTTCCGAAGTACATTTTCATCTTTTTCTACCGCCTTCCCATACGATTGTACAAATGTTTCCAATACTGGGTATTCGGTTCTTTTACTAAGTGCGAATTCATAAAAGCCTTTCCTCAACCATTCAGTAGACTGCTCTACATCTGTGAATTGCTTTTCTAGTTCAGGATGATCCATTAACATGAATGTGATATTATGTAGCACTATACATTTATCCCCGTATTTTTCAATCTCTTCATTTATACCACTATGTAATACAATATACGTACATTTTTCAATCTCTCGTCTAATTGGTGATATGTCTGATTCATATTTATCTCTTAGACGTTTAATCTCATAATCTTTTTCTTTTGCCTGCTCTCTTAATATTTTATTTTCCTTTCGAGCAAGTCTTAGTGATGCTGACCAGTAGTCTTCCATCATAATTCCTCCTATATAAAAAAATATAACGGATATACTATGAAAGTATATCCGTCAGGTTATTAAAGTGGTAAGCGAGGCATGTCTTTTGCGTCTTTGTATTCAATCTCTTTCTCTTCTAAGCCAGAGCCTTCGTTCTTATTGATTTTACCTCCGCCGAAGAATCCGTTGGATTGACCACCGCTATTGCCTCTGTTGTTATTGTATCCATTATTAGATTCAATACCAAGCTTATCCATGATTTGTTTGATTTCGTTACGACGACCATTATCAACGTATTTGTATTGGTCACGTACACTATGTGCTACTGCACGCGAACTTGCTTTAATACCTTCAGCTAAGTAGTTCATGAAGATACCGAAGTCCATGTATTCTGCTTCTTTTGAAATGTCTCCATCTTCATGATTGTAGTTTAAGAAGTATGGAGATTGCGTAAATTCAAATGATAACCATTGTTCTGCTCTACCATTCTCAGCATCAATTTTACTGAAGATAGTTATGTATAAACCTAATGGATATCCTAATGAGTGACCGTTAGAGATTTGAATGAATCCTTCTCCTACTGGTACACCAACGTTACGAATTGATTCTAATTCACCAGACTCTAATGCTGGTAAAACATGTTTCTTAATACCTGTCATTAAAGCATAAGCTTTTTCAGGTACAAGAGCTGAAGTCAAGAATGTTTCATAATTGTACATTTTAGATTCGCTGCGTTTATCCTGTGGTAAGATTGGACAAATTTTAATCGTTTGCATTGTATTCCAGAATCCACAGATTAATGTTGAGCCACGCTCTTTGTCGCGATTGTACATTTGAGGTCCTCTTGTATTAGTAGATTGCTCTTGATTATTATTGTTTTGTCTTCCATTATTTCCGAATGCCATAGTGGTATTCCTCCTTAGATTTCAATTAGTATAGTGTTAGTTTAAATGTAAAACCATATCCTTCGTTAGAAGGATATGACATTACTGTAATTATCATCACTTGCAGAGTTATGAATTGATTCTAACTCTAAAGCTTTCAAGACTGGCATGATACTCTTCATCGTAGTGGTAGTCATCTCTTCTACATCGATGAATGGAGTTAACCAGCTAGGTACTTTCTCGTCACGCGGTATAGCCATTACGTAGACGCCTTTCTTCGCTAATCGTTCGTTACCTTCAAAGATTTCTGTCTTCAATCTCTCATAAATAACAGGTTCAATATCTTTGATTCGGTCTAAATCTTTTAGCTTTGTTAAATTTGTTTTTACAATAAAGAAACTATCTGGTGGTACAATCTCATTCTCTGGGAACGCAGTATTCCACATGATAGTTGCTACAACCTGCTGCATTTTCAACGGATCGTCATATGCATTAAAGTCTTTTACAGACGATGGTTGCAAGTAAGTTGTCTCACCCGCTTTCAGTGAGTTTCGAATTTCTTGCTCGAACTGATGTAGTCTTCGTAAGATATGTGGTAAGTCAATCTCACCAGAACGTAAGATGTCATTCTCTAGAATATCTTTGAATATCTTAGAAGCATTTCGGTTCGTTGTTGATTTGGTCAATGCTAGACCTTTAACATCGAGTTTATCCATAGCACTACCTTCTCGGAACTCTATGACTGAAGCATAGTTCTTTTTGTTATCTGTGATTAAGATACGTACGAATAAGAACTCATTCTTCATTGTTAACATATCTCGACGTTCTTTCGGTACGTTACAATGTACCATGAATTGATATAATGTCTTCTCAATAACTTTCTCTAAGAAGTATGCACATGTATACAGAATCGTATAACGGAAGTCAGTTGGGTCTTTATGCGACACATCGATTCCTGCGAATACTTCATCTTTTACGAATTGATACCATGGGTCTAAATTGATAAAGTTTGAGTCTGTATCAATGATTAATACTGCTTTACGTTTCTGCGTTTTTAATCTATGAATTCTATCCATTGTTGGATAGTTATAGAATACGTACTCATGAACCATATCCCATAGGTATGTTACATCATCTACAATATCCTCAGGGACTTTACCTGGGTTATTGAATACCTCTGTACGTAACATGAAGTCTCTCATTAATTCCATGATTCCTTCATTACGACAGAACTCAATTAAGTTATTCTTATAGTATAGTAAATTTAATTGAGACTTGTTTAACCCAACTAATACTGGGAAGATAATGTCTCGACGTACTACTACACCATCATCGAATGTATCCGCTAGTTTACGATATACTCGTTCGATGTCAATGTTTCGATCTAATACAACTCTATCGTTGAATTTCTTATCTCTTGCTTCTCCTGCTACGTTCTTAATGAATACAAGACATTCATCTGTATTACGGAACGTGATGTTATTTGCCATGAATGCTTCAAAGCACATCATTGCAGTAGATATTAATGTTTGCCCTTTACCTGTTACAGATAAAGCAGAATGTAAATTATAGAATATAGAAGTTCTTGCACCTGATACCCCGTAGTATGAGTTTGACTTAATCTTTTCTAGTAACTGATACAAGTCATACAGGGAATACTCGAATGAATCCTTTGGTGAATCTTTCATTAAGTTCTTATAGTTTGTACGACTGTACTTCCATTTCATTAACATCTTCGATGCTGGATTGTCGGCATGTGGGTCAAATAGAACACCATGCTCTGTCGTAATTGGTTTCACTTTATAATAATATTCAGTGATATCCAAAGTGGATGAAGCGTACCTTGTACCTGTGTAGTTATTATAAAACTCTACATCCTCCACTTTCAAATGCTCATCTAGTTTTCTTCCTAGATATTTATCCATTTCCTTTCTTGTCGCTTGTGGATAACGAATACCTAGTAATCGTCTCATTTCCTTTTTCCACTTGCGTATCATGGTATAGTCATCTAATTGTAATGCTCCCATAATTTTCTACCTCCTTTTCTTTCTCAATGGATTGTTTTATTAATAGTCAATTTGTAAAAATTACGTATTAACATGATTATAATATATAATCTTAATCTCTTTGGGATTGAGTAACTACTTAGGAGGTATTCAAATGATTGATTTAACTCAAATTACTTCTATCTTAAATGAAAGTGGTATTGAGGGTCTTACTGCTCAGTTAACTGAAGCAGACCCAGAAAACGATGTATTAATCTCAGAAGCTATTTTACAAGATGAGCTTACTGAAGAAGAATTATCAGAGTTCTTACAAAGCCCTGAGTATGATGAAGCAGTAGCTTTAGGTATGCTTAGTGAGAAAACAATTGTACGTTTCGATAAAACTGCAAAATTATCTCGTGCTGAATCTCAAGCAATTCTTGCAATTGCTCGTGAGAAAGGTGACCGCGACTTCAAGAAACTTATTACAATCTGGAAAGTGCGTAAACACCTTCTTGACAAATTAACGAAGAAGTATCGTGGACAAGCAGCTTCTCGTGTTCGTCAAAACAAACAACGTATCTTAAATGGACCTAAAAAGGTTGCTAAGAAAGTTAAGAAATAATTAGATGGTAGAGCTTAGGCTCTACCGTCTTTTTTGCCGGATCATAGAAAAACGGAATAGACTCTTTTCCAAATATACATTATACTAGTGTAGCACAGCATAACAAGGTTTGCATGTTGTCCGAAACAATATGCTATGACGTCCTAAAAGAGGTGTCATATATAAAGGAGTAGAGAAATGGAAAAGCATTTACTAGTTAACCGAGAAGAAGTTACACGTGCAAGAGGAATTCATCAAAGAGCGTTATTAGATACGCTATTGAATGAGAACTTGCTCACAAAACAGGAGTGGGAGAAATTAATCGAAATCAACCACACAACTGAACTTAGTGTGTATTATGGAAAAGAGTTCTTGGAGCCATTCAAGTACAATGAGATTACCATAATAGACACGGCTATCCAAGTGGATGACACCATGATTATTACTACTAGAGATATTATACCATTATTTGGGGAGTTTGAATTTGGCACCCTTGTCCATAAAGTGGGCATGGAAACACAAAAGAAAGTACCTGAGATGGATGATGTTTTCGCCGTTATGCTGGTGACTACAAATGCAGCGGAAAGTAGAGAGAATACTATTAAGCCATCCGCATTCTCATCGAGAATGTCAATCTACATTCCTTCCTATAGATTATAGGAGAAACAATAAGAGAACTTCGGTTCTCTTATTTTTTTAGGAACATAGATAAAATCGTAATTAACATATATTAAGATATATATTATAATAGTGAGGTAGACAAATAAAGGTTTGAATGTTGTCCATAACAATATTCACTATACATGAAAAACATGTATAGATTAAAGGAGATATTATCATGACGAACTTATTAGCATTATTCGGAAATACTAGTATTTATAAAACAGGTACTGAAAAGATGAAAGAGATTGTATCCCACGGGTTATTAAATCAAGATGAAGCTGATTTCCTTGAACGTATGATTGATGATAATACAAGTATTCACATTCATGTAGGAAAGCAAGGTAGAACTAATTTTAAAAATCGTGCATTACGTAATGTGATGACTTATGAAAAACGTGATACTGGTTCTACTATAACGGTTCGCTCAGTAACACCATTCCATGGAGATTATGTTGTAGGTAATTATCGTACAGAGAATGGTAAGATTATAACTAGAGAGAATGCATCTATGAAAGATGTATTTACTACAACAAAAGTTAATATTAAACGTAAAGATTATTCACCACATTGGGAAGGTGCAAAGATTACAGAATCAAATACAGTATACGTTTATATTCCAACTGATCGTATTAACGAAGATTACACAAATGCTCGTAGTAAATATTAAGATTAAAGGGAACTTCGGTTCCCTTATTTTTTTGGGTTCATAGTAAAAAATCGCCATCTAATATAGGAGTAACATGTTAATATTTAATGTAGATTATAAGTAAACATTATCTACGTGAGATATAGAAATTAAATATTTGGAGGGAGTTAATAACATGTCAGTTGTTATTATTAAAGAAGTCTTATCAGGTAAAAAAGCGTGGAGAGCAGAATTCGATAAACGCTACGATTACATGAAACGTAATATCGGGAAGAAGCATTGCTTCGAAAAACAAATTAGATTTAAGTTTAACAAAGCCGACGATAACGTCTTTGTACTCCATATCACTGATTTCATTACAAATATGATCATGTGGAGACCCTTTGTTAAATACAAAGTAGAACTAGGACCAGACCTAATTATGGACTGTTCTAACATTACCCAACGAGTGATTAAAGGGTATATTGATGACAAAATTATTGAACCATTGAAACGTAAGGTTGCAGTAGAAGACCTAAGCATGGAATGTGCGAAAATCATTGAGGGTCTTGCAAAGATTGATGAAGACTTCGGTCTTATCATGGCAATGGGTATGAATCTATATGATACAATCCAATTATCAAAAATAAGCCCACGGTACAAAGAGTTAATCAATACAGTTGTACCTCATGGATTACAACCAAGTGAGATTGAGAACTATATCCGTAGTCGTGGTGCTGAGATGGTAGACATCTTAAAAGTAATTCCGAATAACTTGAAACCATTCTTGAACTCAGGTCAGGGTGTTAAGGTTGACCAATTGAATGAGTTCCAACTATCGGGTGGTATGAAATCAGACTTAGAAGGTAATACATATCCAATGCCAATTAATACAAACTTATTAACGCGTGGATTCGATAAACCTTCTTATTATACATTAGATGCATTCGGCGGTCGTAAAGCCCTAATCATGAACAAAGAGTTCACTGGTAAATCAGGTTACTTTGCACGCCGTCTAGACTTACTATGTATGGATATTAAATTACATGATGACCCACGATATGTATGTAACACAAAACACTTTGTGGAGTTCACGGTATTAACACCAACACACTTAGAAAAGATTGAAGGTCGTAAATATAAGAAGAGTCCGAAAGCAAAAGTATCTCGTACAGTATTTGCTGAAGATACTCATTTAATCGGTCAGACAATCTATTTACGTAGTCCGTCTACTTGTGCAAGCAAGAAAGGAATCTGTTATGCATGTTATGGCGACTTAGCTTATGTGAATAACAATGGATTCCATATTGGACTATTTGCCGTTAAGGATGTATCGGCGAAACTAACACAGAACATTCTGTCAGCAAAACATTTACTGAAGACGAAATCTAAGCAAATTAAAATGACAGAAGGATTTGATAGCTACTTCACAATCGATGGCGGTGATATCGTATTACAACCAGATGCAGATGTGAAGGGATTAGAAATGGTAATTGATGCGAAAGATGTACAGACAGAATCTGAGTTCGATGAAGTAATGGAATTCAATAAGAAGATTTCATACTTCCGTATTCGTGTAAAGAAAACAAAGAAACCTATCTGTACGATTCGAGAGATTGGGGAATCCGAACCAACGTTATTCATTTCAGAGTATCTGGATGACTTAATGGATAAGCATTACGATCCAGTTGATAACCAGTTCGTGATTCCGATGAATAAGATTAAAGATGATGAAGAAGGGCGTTCACTATTTGCAATCACAATCATCAATAATGAGCTTACAAAACCATTAAAAGATATCATGGCACTTGTAGATAACAAAGCTCACTTAGGTTGTGAAACAGTTTCTGAAATGGTTCAGAAATTCTGTGAACTACTTGTAAGCACAGGGATTAGCACAATGCTAGTTCATGCTGAACTCATCCTGCGTAATATTATGCGTGATGAGAATAATAAGTTACACCTACCAGATTATACGAAAGATGAGATTGAATATGAAATGATGTCTGTTAAGAAAGCATTGAAGTTCCATCCATCTGCACTGGTATCGTTATCATTCGAACGTATTGAAGAACAACTTCGTCGTCCGATGACATATAAGAAAACAGCACCGTCGATGTTTGACCCGCTGTTTATGCAAGACTATAACCAAGTACTTGACGTATATGGAGATGATAGATAATGACTAAAGTTACAGTGAAACATACAAGCATAGAGATTCAGCCCTACGTGTTAGGGCAGTCTCCTAGCTTGGAGAAACAATTAACAGTATGGGATAAAGTAAACTTCAAGACCGTGAACGTAGGTCTTGAGTATATTGAAGAAGAACAAAAGTTGCTGATACCTCGTGGTATCGGTATTAGTTTCTTAGAAAAAGAGTTTAATACAACAGCATTCATGGATTCAAAACATGATGATGTACAACATACAAAGTTTAAAGTTAATATCAAACCAAGAAATGATAATCAGAAAGAAGCGATTGCATACATACTTGGTGAAGGAAAATATCAAGGTAATAGAAAGTATAGTAGGCATATGTTAACCCTAGATACAGGAGAGGGTAAAACATATTGCTCGGTTACAGCATTAGGATTCATGCAAATGAGAGCGGCTATTGTTGTACCAAAGAATGGCTTAATGTCTCAATGGGAAGAACGCTTATTCCAGTATACGAATATCACTGAATGGGATATCTATCGTATTTCAGGAAGTAAGTCTATTGAGAAGTTAATGAAGATGAAAGATAAAGATATTAAGTATAAAATTTTCTTAATCTCGCATAGTACAATTCGTAGTTATGGTGACCGTAATGGATGGGAAGCTGTAACAGCATTATTTAAGAAAATGCGAATTGGTGTAAAGATATATGACGAAGCTCATTTACATATGCACAATATGCTGAAGATGGATTTATACTCAAATACAAAGTACACGTTATATCTAACAGCAACCGCAGGTCGCTCGAATCATAACGAGGACTATATTTATAATCGTGTCTTTGCAAATATTCCAAACTTCTTTGTCCATAAAGAGAAAGAAGATAATTACATGAATATGTTAATTCTACAGTATGACAGTGCTCCATCAGGTGTGTTGCAAGCTACATATCGAAACATGCATGGCTTGGATACAAATAAGTATATGGACTACTGTGTAGAACAAAAGGGTTCTGATCTATTCTTCAAGTCTATCTTCTTAGTATTAGATAGTATAGAACAGAAGTTAGCAGAGAACCCTGACATGAGAATTGTATTCTTATTGAAGAAGCTGACGGCTACACGTATCGTTAAGGAAGGTATTCTTCAGCGATATCCTCACTTCGCAGGGAATATAGGGATGTATACGTCCGATATGAAAACGAAGGAAAAGAAGGAAGCTCAGCTACAAAAACAAATCATCTTATCTACGACTAAATCATTAGGTACAGGTGATGATATACCAGGTTTACACTATCTTGTAATGTGTGAACCGTATCGTTCTGAGATTACCGCAAAACAGGTATCAGGACGTTTACGTAATATTGGGGATGTAACTTATCTTGAAATTATTGATATGGGATTCTCATCGTGCAGAGACCAATTCAAGGCTCGGAAGAAGTTCCTTCTCAAACGTGCCAAACAGTTCACAATCGTAAACGTAAAATAGATATACATTATATTAGTGAGCGGTACAATGAGGAGTTGAGAGGGTTGGCTTATGAAACAGTAGAGAAAGTTTCGAGCGATGTATTTCGACCCTGCATGAATTTTGTTTTACGGCATAATGTGCAGTTAGCACATAAGAACAAATCAGGGGAGAGACAGCATTATCATCAAGAGTTCACATATGCTTCCAGTAAATATATGGACGCTAGAATTCTGAAATCGATACGGTTGAATTTTAATTCATACCTATCATTAGAAGAAACGGGTAAAGATTGGACTGATAAAGAATTCGTGAGAATTGATTATCGTCATATCCGTTATCTAACAAAGACTCTGAAGAGAGTTTTAGAATGGTTCTACGAACCAGAGTTTGATAAGCTATTTGCTTACTCAGATGAAACCAAACAAGAGTTGGTTGTAAGTCTAGACTTCAAAGACTTGCAAGAAGCAATACGAATCGGTCAAACGATTATACGATTTACACCGGCGGTAATCTATCATGATGTAGATTGCTATGAGGGGGTGATGATGTGTGTAGGTAAATCCGAATCATTCGGTCATATGACAATTGATTCTTTGGAAGCCATGTATCACATTATAAGTAACTTTGATTTACATCTAGCAGGTCTAGCTATTGTAAATTATATGGGTATTCCTGAAGAAGGCAAATATAATACAGATATGGAAATAGACCAACGAATGAGCGGTAATAGTATGAGAAGCTCATTTATAGAAAGTAAAGGAAACCTAAACAATATAGGTAAAGAAGAACCTGCTGGAAATCTGAAGGGCTTCTTTAAATCAATTTAATTGGAGGACTTTTATTATGGCTAAGAAACCCAAGTATATTTCACTAGGAGAAGATGTATTTAAGGTGAAAAAATGGAAAGGCGAATACACAGACCTTGAGGAAGGCTGTGCATATCACGTAAAAGAAATGAATCTGGTATTACCATACATGGGAGATATTGAGGAACTCTCACGTGATCAAATTGTACCAGGCATTTACACAAGCTTCTTCGATGACGTACGTGAAGATTCTGAAATCATTTATGTCCGTCCAGTAGGGAAGAAGATGAAACGTCAATACAGACCTGATAAAGTGTATGAAATTGATCCAGATTATATTTCTCAAATTATTGAGGAAGAAGGATTGAAGGATGTGTATGATTCTGCTTTAACAGCTGAAATGGGTGAAGCATTCGTTCCACCAATCAGTGATTCAGATAATGAATTATTACGTATCATTAAAACGGTATTACAGCATAAGAAAGTTGATATTAAGAACTATTCAAACCGCTTCCGTTCTGATACTGATATGAATAACTTTAAACGTTCTCTATTAGCTCATAGTAAGATGAGTATGGAGAAATTTAATAATGCTTGTGAAATATTCGACGTAGAATGGGATATCACGTTCCGAGATAAAAAGGGATGTGCAAACCCAATGAACTACGAAGGAACAATTTCAAGCAGAAAATAAAAGAGAGATACCCTTAATTGGGTATCTCTTATTTTTTTTGTCTTTTTTATGCTCTGAAGATTTTACGTCTACGAGAAGCAAGATAGTTTGCATCCCACTCTTCTAATAAAGCAGAACGTTTATCCTCAGCATCTTCCCATCTATCAATCTTTAAATCAACTTGTCCAAAAGAGGTATCAATCTTATCCATATGGCGAAGTGTATTATAAAGATATATCTGGATATCCAAAGTAGCTAACTTTAATAGTTGCTCTTTAAAGCTTGGATTTACTGTAGATAGATTATCAGGATGTACGACAGTGAACTGTACATTCAAGTTCGTTAACATACTAGGACCAGCATCTATCATAAATTGGTCTGGCGGAACATAGTAAAATGTAATTGGTGTACTAATCATATCCTCATAGGTAGCAGCCATTTGAATATCTGTAAAGATATCAATTGCTGAATATGTAGTCGTATATGGTAAGTACGCACTCATTACATCACTAACTTTCATATCTTCGATAGATAAGATTTGGAAATTACCTACCGCAGCTTTATTAATGTAATAATAGTTTGGTTTCCCTTGTACTTTCATTGTCGATAAATCATGTTTAACGGTAATATAGTGTGGGAAGTATGTGCTAAATGTATAAAGCGTTTCTTCTTTTAAGATATCAATCAAGTCTTTATCATCTAGCTTAAACATTGTGACACCAAGTCTACGCTTAATAGACTTTAGCATAGATGTTAGATTCATTCCTTGCATATTATTCAACCCCTCTCATAGTTAATATTTTAAAATCTCCTATTTTACTAGCAGCTGTCATGATTGTAGGTGTAATAGCTTTTACTTCGAATCCATGTGTTTGAAATGCATTTACAGATTCATCGAAGTCATTGATTGTAACTAACTCAGTACCTTGTATTTTATAATACTGATTGTTAATTTTTAAAACAGAAGCCTCCATAAGAGGTTCGTATAACTGAATAGACGTAATCTGAACATCATTTCTAGTTGTCGTAAAACTAAAATCAAATGTATCGGCAACTAATGTTCTAGGTAATTCTATTGTAGTAATATCTTGCCCGACAGGTAGATTATACGTGTACACCACATTTGTAGTTGAACCATCGGTACGGTGACGAATGGTTAAACGTAACACATCATTCATTTCTGAAAACCGTCTTGTGATAATTATAGTACGAACGTTATACCATCCTGTATTAAAATAAACTTTTAAAGTCGGAGCTTTGGATGGATATGAATCCCAGTATTCAGTTGCAACTTGATCTCCGACATGCCACGGGTATCTAGAATTGTATATCGAATCGGCAGTAATCCTACAGACACCTGTAGTTTCTGCTGTCATCTTTGGTATTAGAGGTTTCCCTAAAGCCATAATCTAACCTCCTTAATTAGACATCGTTAGAATCGAATACTTTCCACCAATGTCTTTAATTTGTTTTTCCATGTCAGGTGTCATATCTTTGATATTAAACCCATCATTTAAGAAATGTGAAGGTAAAATACTTTCTGCCGATGAAGTTACTAATTTCATCTTACCACTATCATCAAATGAATAAATACTATCATTGATTCTAACAACGGCTAATGTATCAACTAGTTTAAATAGTTTAAATTCAGCAACGTTTATAAAACCAGTTGGGTTAATCTCTAATTTTATTTGTGTTACAAGTTTAGGTGCAAATGACATATTGTCTTTTCCATTGTTTCCAATAGTTCGAGAATATGCTTGGACACCGTCAAAATAAACCTTGTAACCGTTACCGTAATATTGACCCATAAGTATATCAAACCCAATTAGATAAGCAGGCTTAGGGCATGTTATAGTAATACTATGGGTGCCGGACGAATTACAATACCAAGTGGTACCAGTATTACCGTCAAATGCAAACCCTACTCCTCTATCGGAACTGTATGCTGTACATATAACTTGCACACCGTTATCTGTAAAATTATTAGTAGGGTAAGACCCATTGAATTTTGGAAATGCTACACTTCTTGCCATATGAACCCCTCCTTAATTCTTAAAGCTGCGGAAGAATCCGTTAATCTCTTGGCTAATATAATCTTCTACACCAATGATTAGTTTATCTCCATTTTTAGATTTATCTTCAACCATAATACTACGGTTACCTTCTAATAGTTGAATTCCGTCTGGAGCGAATTCGAAGAATTCAGACATAATACGGAAGTTCTCACTCTCAGATTGAATGTAATCTAAAGCAGCACTTTCCATTAATGGAATGCAGTATCCTTCAGTTAGCATATTTGGTTGCACGCTTTCTGAAATGATAGATTGTTGATATGCATCTTTATGACTAGGAATGAATACCCAGTCATAACATAGAACGCGAACTGGTCCTACTACTAATGCACCACGAGAAGTCTGTTGGACTTTGCCCATAGCACGTAAACTGAATGCTACATTTAATTCTTGACGAATTAAATCACGCATTGAAATACCTTGCGGTGTCATAAGTGTTTCCACTTCACCTTTGACAATGTTTCTATCAAAGCACCAGTTGTTTATACGGTGACTAATATTAGTATTGTCGATTGACATTTGTCGAACTGGTGTAGGGTTAATAGGGTGACCCGCTTCTCCTACCCATGATTTGTTTTTAACTAGCTCGACGATACGAGGATCGTTTAACCCTGGTTCCATTACTTTTTTTGGGTAATTTCGTTGGTTACGATTCCATACATCTAAGTCTTGAAGAATCGCGTTAATACGAACACTGTCAACTAAAGAGTTGACAGGTTTTAAGATTTCTGGTTTTGATTCAGTAGCAGCTTCACTAATTAGGTATGCTACAGTCTTGTCTCTTCTCATTATAAATCACCTCTTTGCAATATTTAATACATTGTTTGCGGATAGGAACCCTATCGCCAAACATTAAGTTAACTACGAGAAAGAAAGGGGAAATTATAATGAATTTACATTTCAATGAAGATTACTTATTAAGTGAATCTAGCTTATTTAAAAAGCACGTTTCTTCCCATATCAATTTCATCGACTTTGATGTTATCAAGAAAGAGATGAAAAAGTATACGAAAGAAAACAAGGGTGTTATCCCAAAACCATTAAAAGATGCTGCTACAAAGCTGTATCAACGCCCACCAGAAGATGTTATTGACACACTTCCTTCAGTAGGTGAGGTACTTAGACTCTCTGTCGTTGTAGGGATTCCGATGGCAATTAACCCATTATACGGAGCATTCACGCTACTAGCAGACAGAGTTATTCAGAAGAATGTAGATCAAAAGTTTATTGGTAAATACATTGGTCTATATCGTATGCAATTACACAATGTAGAAAAACAACTCGACAAGACTGACGACCATAATAAACGTCAAGAGTTGGAAAAGATTAAGAAAGATTTAGAGAAAGGTATCGATAAATTAGAAGATGCTAAGATGGACTTAACGGCTCATGAATATGAGGACGGTAGTTCTACTCTAAAACATTTCCAAGAGAACGATATTGTAGATATGGCTCTTATGCAAGGGTATCAAGTCTTCTCTGAGCAATATGCGAAATGTGAAGCATTATATCCTGGTAAAGATTACTTAAATGAAAGCATGAAAGAGAAAGCAACCATTGCAAAATCCACTGTAAACCGTACTGAACGTAAGATGGATAAATGGTTTGAGAACTCTTTACAAGCAATCAAGACTAAATTCATGGGTAATAAACGTGAAGATATTATTAAGAATGAGACAGGCGCTCCATCACTATCTCGTATGATTCGTAAAGCTGCTTTACTAGGTACAGCCGCTGCTATTAACCCAGCTATGGCTGCTATTGGTATTGTGGTAGGATTTGCGATTCGTTCTAGAATGACTCATGTTGAGAAAGAGAAGTTATTACTCGAACTCAATAACGAGAAGAGAATGGTAGAAGAAAAGATTAAAGACGCTGACGCACAAGGTGATCGTACGAAGAAGTATGAGCTTATGCGTTTACAGAATAAGATTAATTTAGACATTGATCGATTAAAACGTTACATCTAAAGGAGGGAAGACGATGGCAAAATTATCAAATCCACTAATACCTATAATGAAATCTTCAAACCAGGATGGTATTTCAATTAAAGGTTTCATACCTGAGGCATTTGATGGGAATTGGGATGTTTCTGTTCGAACCAATATTTCATATCCTACTTTTACTATAACATTCCCGGTAGCTAAGAAGATTACCGCTATGAAATATAAGGGTGCTAGTATGGGATTCTCTAGTATAAAAGGTGGGATGACGGCTAGTAATTTAGTTACTCTCGCATACACTACAGAATCTGCTGGTGACGTGAATACGTACTATATAACCAATGAACCCATGTGTCAAGTTGTAGAAATCGCACTTAGCTCGATTGGAGGATCATCAGGTAATTGGTATGGATACATTAATGAAGTACAATTATATGGACCACAGAATTCAGCATTTATTGAAATAAATAATACGTTATATACTGTAAAAAATAAGGTCCTAGCACCTATCGGCGATGTATCGTCTATCACCATTGAGCAGTATAAAGATAAGGATTTAACAGTGAATACTTTAGTTAGCACTATGATTTCATATAACGGGAAAGACGTCCCATTATTAGATTATTTACAGACTAATTATGGTAAATTTAAATTACACACGTTACAGCAATAGGAGGTTTTAATATGACTGAAGCTTTAGTTCCTAAAATGACAGGGCAAACTACTAGTAATATTAGTATCACTCAAAGTGATTTTACATCTAACGGTCCTGCATGGATGTCATTTGATAAAAAAACTGATGATTTTGGTTGGTATTGGAATAATAGTGCGGTAGTACCACATCATTTAATAATTTATTTTCCTTATGTTGTTAGTGTAGCATATCTAGAGTTCTACAGAGCTGTAGGTAACACTAAAGGGGCAGGTACAATACAGACTGTTGAAATGTATGCTGGTAATACTGATCAAAGTCTAATTTTAAAAGATAGTAAACCTGTAGGCTTTACTATAAATGATACACTTAAACGTGTCAACTTCACATCACCTATTATGGGTAAGTGTATTAAAATGAGATTTACCGCAGATTCTACCTATACAATAATACCTGAAATGCAGATATTTGGTACAAAGGTACCACAAGTGTATCTTCTAGCGATGAAAGGTAAATTGTATACTATACAAAATAAAGCTTTAAAACTTGTAAGTAACTTAAATGAACCTGATATCGCTTCATTTACTGAAGGGTTTGCATTATCAGTATTATATGAACCCGTTACGGTGGACGGTAATCAAATACCGTTTATCAATACATTAGAAGATTTTAAGCTGTATGGAAAATTAGGAGGTTAAGTTATGGCAAATATACCATTAATACCTAAGATGACCGTTAGTCCAACTAACGGTGTATCTGTGGTAGAAACAAATAGAAATACTTTCTATCCCCAAATGGTGGATAGAAATTCTGCTACATCAGTACGTATTCAAGCATCATATCCGGCTGTAAGTGTTAAATTTAATAAACCTGTCAAAGTTACATCGGTAATGTTTGACCTATATAACTACGGAAGTGTGACAATACAGGGTAAAAAGCCAGGTGGTCCATTGGCTAATATCACATCGTACACGTCAGGTAATATACGAAATGTTACAATTAATATTACAGCGGCGGTATACGAAGAAATTGTGTTTTATATAGATGCCCGAGGAAAAGATTCAGCTAATGCTTGGATTGCAGATATCTATGACGTACAAGTATATACGGATAGCCCTCCTGTATTTTTAGAAATTGATGGGAAAGTATGTACTATCGTTAATAAAGCGATAAATGTGATAGGGAATGCTACGGATATGACAAAGGAGTTATATCTATCAGCCCCATCATTATTTATAAAAGAACTTCATAACGAGAAGATACTATTTAATGGAAAAGAAATTCCACTATTACAGTATCTGCAAGAGAATTATCCGAAGTATAAACTACATTATGTAGAAACGTTATAAGGAGGTATTACTAATGGCAACTTTAGAAAGTTTAGTTCCTAAGTTAACAAGTGCACAAGGACCAGGTATAAAGATAACATCTGGTGGTGAAACTGCATGGAAAGCTTTTGATGGACGAACTGAGATTAATGGAGAGCAGTATGCATGGTCCTTAGCCGGGACTGGTTGGCGCACTATTACGATAGAGTTTGATAGTCCCATTATAATCACGCAATTTGATGTAAAAACAAGTTATACAGGTCTTACTAGTATTACAAAAGAATCTATCATAGTGGATGGAGGTCAAGATGAATCATTTTCAGTTAAAATAGTTTATGAAAATAGGCTTGTGACCAATGAATTTAAATTAGCACAACCAAAAACAGGGAAGACAGTTGCACTACAATTTTATGTAGGTAATTCTAGTTCATTCATACAAGAGATAGTTCTATGGGGATATAAAATGAAGTCTCTTGTAGAAATAGATGGAAAGTTATTTTCATTTATAGGTGACAAGCTAACGCTTGTATCTGAAACTCATGATTTTACATTAGACCTTGTAGATCAAAGTACTTCTTTATCAGATATTACTAAAGGTATGGATAGTATAAAGATCATGTCTGATAAATTTAAAATACAAACGGTAATTACATAATAGGAGGTGATAATATGGCAACTTTAGAAAGTTTAGTACCGACATTGACTGGATATACAGGACCAGGAGTAACGATATCGGCATCGAGTGAACGTGATTCTCAATACCCTGCATGGAAAGCGTTTGATTCAAGCATCCAATCAGCAGAGACTTGGGGTTGGGGTGCAAATTTAACATCAGCATCGATTAGTGTAGCCTTTGATGTACCTGTGACACTACATGCAATAAGACTTAAAACCAATGGTAATGGATTTACTGATATTAAATCCATATCAGTGTATACTGATGATGCACTTATTACTACTTTTGCATCCAAATTAGCTTGGTGGACAAATAATGGTGGGATTATGGATGAAGAACACACGCTCTCATTGCCACCGACAGGAAAAACTATTAAATTAGGATTTATGGCAAATAGAGATGGTAACTATATTGCTGAAATCCAATTACTAGGAATTAAAAAAGATGAAAAATCATTATTGGAAATCGGTAACCGAATGTATACTATCTCTAATGGTAATATGCTACGAGTAAATGATTCGATTGATTATACTACAGAGGTATTCGACAAGTACAGTTTGCCAATAGCTATGATTCCTAATCATATGGAAGCTATTAAAAATACAGGTGAGTCATTTAAGATTCATACAATTAAATAACAACAAGGAGGTACGATTATGAATCCATTATTATTTCGTCTATTAAGTGAAGCTGGAGACGATGACAAGAAAGACAAGCCTGCTACACTAGAAGATGCACCAGGGTCTGCTGACCTAGATATGTCAGATGAATTAAGTGCAGCTGATGATGACGGAGGTGATTCCCCAGATGATACTACTGGCGACGACACTACGGCAGAAGATAACCCAGATGGTACCGGTGGAGATGACATGGGAGATGATACTTCTGGGGACGGCACTGATACTGATGGCGAACCAGATAGTGGTGATGGTGCTACTGAAGACGGCACTGATGGTGACGAATCTGGTGATGGAACAGAGGGAGAAGAAGAGACAGACAACTCAGTCCTCAAAAAGAAACAATTATTAGAGGAAATGTCTGAGCTATATACCCTGATTAGTACAACATCAAATCAATTGACAAAAGTAGATACCATTGGACAAAAGGAGACAGCTCTTATTCGATATGCACAAGATGAGATTGGGAGACTGAAACAAACAGTATATGATTATATGATTTATAAATTTTCTCAGGATAGTTACGAGCAAAATTTGGTACTTTATTACAAATTTGAAACATCTTTGAAAATATGTACTCAAATAATTGCAAAAGTTAATGATATGAGAAATGAAAAATAAACAATTATATAACTGAATTGAAAAGAATCCTATTGTTACTTTGGATAAAAAGGAGAGATTAGAATGATCGAAAACACACCTACGGTTGGCTCATTTATTGAAAACGGAGCGCAAGGTTTCGTGCAAACGTTATCACGCTTATCTGAATCTTTTGCTTCAGAACATAATCTGGACTATGCAAAGGATATCGGCAATATCATCCAGTATGAAAACTTATTAGAACAGTACAAAGAAATCCTTTTAGAGGATTACGTAACTGCTCCAATTAACAACGATGCTGGAATGCACCAACGTAACGCTTTAAAATTAGACCAAATGTTTGAGAATGCTCGTAAAGAAATTCTTTCTGAGTCTTACTCTTCAAACTTAAATCCAATTGTTGGTCTTACATTCCCATTACTTAAACGTTACTGGGTAAACTGTGTATATAAAGACTTCATTCCTACTGAAGTTGCAACTGCTCCAGTTGTTAACATCGGTATCGAACGTCTGTACCTACAAGATTCTAAAGGTAAGAAATTCTACTTACCAGAAGCATTCGACGAAAACGTTGATGAAATCATGGGTGCAGTACGTCAACGCTTAACTGATAAACCAATCGCAGTACCAAATTTCGAATATAACTTAATCGAAGCATCTGGCGGTTCTACATTACAACAAGATACACTTTCTCGTGACTTCTTCATTAGTTCTGTAACTGTAGATGTTAAAGGTACTGACGTTGTTGTTAAAACACGTATTCCTGTTGAAGCTGGTTCTGGTTTATTCAATAAAACAATCACAGCTAAAACAGAAGAAGTAAAAGAAGAAGGTACAGGCAATGTTACTAAACCTGCTGCTTCAGTTACTGATATCGTTCAAGGTTCAGTTGACTTCGAAACAGGTCTTATCAACATTGGTAGCGTACAGCAAAAAATTAAAGCATTTACTGTTAGCGGTTCTCTATCTAGTGAAAACCACTTACGTACTGCTTCAAGCGGTTGGGATAAAGAAACGAAACAATTCGTTATTCCTGATGGCGATCATTTAGCAACTGGTCTGACTGAAGAACGTATCAAAGATGAAAAAATCATCTATAACATTGATACAACTGCGAAAGCAATTCAAACAATGACAGACACAGTTACACAATTAAAAGATATCAAAATCAAACGTTACTTAGATGATTCTAAATCTCGTTTAGTTGGTACAAAACATTACCAACGTGCTATCTTTGACTGCAAACCACCAAGCAGCTACACTAAAACTCCAACTGAATGGAGACAAATCGAGTTAAAAGAGACTCTAGACCGTCTAGCAATCTCTTTAAGCTACATCTTACGTAACCAAAACGTATACTTCGCAGTAATGGGCAACCCTATGGATGTTAAATTACTTGACCAAGTAAACTGGATTTACGGACAAGATGCTGAAGTTGGTGGAATTAAACTTGACTACAACATTGGTTTATACAATAACCAAAAACGATTCTTCGTTGTATCATCTGAGCGTGCTACTCAAGGATCATTACAAGTAGTCTTAATCCCAACTACTGCTGAACACATTACTTACAAACATTTCGAATACCAATTCGTAATCTCTAACGGATACCGTATGGCTGAAAACGTACGTATTCCTTCAGTAATGTTATTCGAACGTAGCTTAACTGATGAAGTTATTCCAATTCAAGGTGAAGTTAAACTTATCAACAACGACGTATTAGGTTCTTCTGAAATCTACGGTCGTTACGACGTTTAATATAGCTGCCTGATAATAAAATACCCCATAACCTTTTGGTTATGGGGATTTATTTTTTCGACATGTAAATAACCATAAAAAGAAAGGGGCTTTTACCCATGAAAGATGGAAACCTACAATATTTAGAAGACTGTTTTACAGACTTACAGCTGAATGTCACAACTAGAGAAAAGAAACTAGAAGACATGGCTCGCGTATTGAATCGTAAATTTAATCGAGGTATGAATTGTGAAAGCATTATCATATCACCAAACGATGGAGAACCATTCGTAATGAGTGTATATCCAATTCGTAACCAATTAAACGTATTAGCAAACGATTTAATCTATGGTGAGACTGCCGATAAAGGTAAATGGGAACCAAGTGCAAAACGTGTTATTGAGAACATCCGTTATATCATTGAGATTGACGAACGTGTTCTAACAGACATGGTTGCTAAATTTACTGCAAAAGAATTAACAGCTGTTATGCTACATGAAGTAGGTCATATTATGGACTACAAAGCAAAGCACTCGGAAATGAAGTTGTTATATTCAGATGCTATTTCTACAGAACGTATCAATAATGATGAGTTCGATATTATTACAGAAGCAAGTAATGATAAAGTAAAGAAATCAGCGAATATGATTACTCGTCTTTACATTATTGATTACTTAAAACATGCTCAATTCTTTAATACTGATGAAAGTATTCAAATGGAAAAACGTGCAGACAAGTTTGTAATCGATTGGGGTTACGGGCAAGAATTACATTCTGCCATCCATAAGATTCAAAAACATTATCGTATCCGCTTAGCATCTAGTATGTCAGCAATGGCTAATGCACAAGCTTATGTGAAGATGTTAATGGCGACTCGTACACGTAAACGTTACATTATGGAGAATCTGAAAACCGAAGCTCGTAAAGAACGTCGTACGTATGTTAAGTCTATGATTGATGAGTTCCACCGCTTCCTATTTAAAAATGGATTCGGTATGGAAGACCGTATTAAGCTTTACAGCACGGGTATTCAAGAAGGATTCCTTCGAGAAATCATTAGCCCGATAAAGGTGACGAAGAAAGATATTGACATCCTTGGAGTAGAAATGGAGATGATTGAAACGGTTGATGATAAGATGTCAGTCGTATACAAAATCCATAAACGTATCTCTCAATTGGATGATTCTGCTATCGCTTATAAAGACGACCGTCATAAGATGACAGAAATCAATTCGAATCGTAACCGTTTATTAGAAATGCTGAAGAAGACAAAAGATGTAAAGATTAAAGAAAAGAGTTATGGAATCTTCGTCCAATATCCTGACGGATATCAGGGGTGATAATCTATGGCAATTAAAAATGATCTTCCAGATATCTTTGTCAAAGAAGAAAAGGTAAAGAAGAAAGGGAAGAAGGCTGGTCACTCCACGGGATATTATGTCCACGTGGAGACCACCAATCACTCTTTCTTAAAATTATCAAAACTATTACGTACCAAATTAGGTATTAAGAATAATAAGTTCTTCTTAGCATTATATGATACCAATCTAATTGGTGTTGACCCATATGACCCATCTTTACCATTAGCAATTAAGATGCGTGTCATTAAGGAATGTATGAGGAACTTCTGGTACTTTGCCAGAGAAGTTGCACGTATACCAGTAGCCGGTGCAGGTATCGGTGAAGGTAAACGATTTGAATTACATCGTGGTAATTTGGCTATGCTTTATCTTACGTACTGTAATATTAACTCGTACACAGAACTACCACGACAAACAGGTAAAACCATAGGTACCGCAGTATACTTTGTCTGGCTCTTTAACTTCGGTACGACCAACTCGACCATGATGTTAGTAAATAAAGAGCACAAAGATGCGAAGGACAACTTAACTCGTATTAAGAATATTCGAGATGTTCTACCTGAATACCTTCAATTTAAATTCAAGTTTAATGAAGATGGTAAACGTTTAAAAGCAGAAGAAAACGTTGAGACTGCATACAACGACAAAACACGTAATCGTTTAGAGACGAAACCAGCAGCAATGTCTGAGGAAAAAGCCGATAAACTAGGACGTGGTTGTACACAACCAGTACAATGGTTCGATGAGTATGCCTTCTTAGGTTACAATGATATTATCTTTAAATCGGCTTCACCAGCCGCATCTCAGGCATCTCGTGAGGCTGAAGCAAATGGTAAGCCACATGCTCAGATATTTACATCAACACCAGGGGATATGAAGACACGACATGGACAGGATGCCTTTGCATTCATCAAGATGTCAGCAGTCTTTACCGATGACTTCTATGATTGGTCTATCCCTGAATTAAAAGAATACGTTGACAATAACTCTGATAACGGATTCTTCTATGTAAAATATAGCTACAAACAATTAGGTCGAAGTCAAGCATACTTCAAAGAACAAGTACGTTCTCTAGCGAAGGACTGGGATAAGATTAAACGTGAGGTTCTGTTAGAATGGAATAACAAAGCCGTTAACTCACCATATGACCCAGATGACTTGAATGAATTAGATGACATCAAACGTTATCCAATCTCTAAACCTATCATGATTAACAAGTACTTTAAATTGGAAATCTATGAGCAGGCTGATTATGAATATCCATTCATTATATCAGTGGACGTTGCCGCAGGTATGAGTAAGGATAGCTCCGCTATTACTGTCATATCTACGAAAACAAAACGTCCTGTAGCAGCATTAAAGAATAACACAATTGATATCCCTACATTATCAAACGTGGTATATGCAATCGCAAATGACCATGGACCATTCCCTAACAGTTTAATCGTTGTAGAGCGAAACGGTCAAGGGGAAGGTGTTGTAGGTAACTTAGTACACACTGATATTAAGCATAAGTTGTTCTATGAGATTTCAGGCGACGATACGAAGGAGAAAATGAAACGTGGAGTAATGGCAAATGATTTCGGCACAGAAAGCCGAGTATACGGTTTATGGAACAGTGCAAATGTTCGTGAACGTATGCATGATATCCTTGGTAACTTCGTTCGCAAATACAAGAACCGTATTAATATTGATCTTCTTGTAGAAGAAATCAAAGGTTTACAGTATACAAAAACAGGACGTATCGATCATGCTCCTGGGCAACATGATGACGTTGTTATGGCATACTTATTAGGTATGTATGTATACTATGAACATGATTTATCTCGCTTTGGTATCATTCGATTCCCTGACTTTGAAAACGATGATGAAATCGATGAAGCAATGCTAGAACAAATTAAAGAGTCTGAAGTAAATAAAAATGGTGTAGATGCTGATTTATACCGTACATTAATTGCAGACCTTGATACTATCGACGACCCTCGTTCAGCTAGAATGGCTGAAGCGCAAGAGTTTAGAACATTGAAAGACTATTATGACGATATCGATAAAGAGCGTGAATCTCATTTAATCGGTAACGGTAATAACTTGCAACAGTTCGATGTATTCAAGCAACCCGGTTACAATAGTAACGGTGCAGCTTATATACCAAATATGTATGCACAGCCAAGTTATGGACAGCAATCTTCTAACAATGATGATTATGAAGATTTTGTACGTGATTCATTAGTTGATTATTAGGAGGTGCAAGTATGTCATTTAAAGAAAAGTATAACGGTCTGTATCCTATTGTACCAAAATTTACAAGCATGGAGAATAAATTTGGTAAACTTTATTTTGAAGGTAAATTTTTAGAAAAGTTTGATCCTTGGAAAATATTCGATGACGAATCACCAGACTATGATTCCCGTTTCTTCGAAACTACTGAAAGTAGTACAGGGTATGGTGCATATTTTCATGTAATGTTAAACTACCCTATTAGAGATATCAGTCTTATTCGAGTGAAACATGGTTCAAATACTTCATATCTAACTAAAGGTGTCGAAATATTTGCATTATTGGATGATGGTACCATGCAACGATTGGGTGCATGGTTGATACCAGGAACTAAAGAATATCAACTGGTTGATGTATCGACAAAAACCCCGGCATTCATAACCAAACATTTAGTATTTAGATTTACTACAGGGTATCATATTTTAAATGAAATACAGTTTTATAGTAAGTATCCTGTAGGGGTTAATTCGGTATTATTAGAAATAAATTCAGCTATGTATAGTACTGCAAAATCTAGTGTAGAACTAGTTGAATCTGGAAATAATCCTAGCAAACAGTCTTTCGATAAAGGTAGTGATATATCGGAAGTTATAGGTCAGATGGATTTAATAAAAGCTATATCTGATAAATTTAAAGTTCATATACTAGACTAATTGCAAGAGATGGGAAACCATCTCTTGTAGTTTTTTACATTTTCTCAAACTATATATTAGATATAATAGATATTTACAAGGAGGAGAAACCATGTTAAACATGATGAACGAAAACTTTAGTACGGAAGCAAATGAAACAGAAGATATTATTAGTCAAATGCACTTTGAATTAATCGCTGAGGAAATACAGGAGCAAATCGATAATACGTTTACAAAGAGTAAAATGAACTTCTTAGAAATATATCGTGACCGATATAAATACTTTAAAGAGGAGTATGCTGATAATGAGGAATTCCTTGAGCAGCTAAAACAAGTTCGTAACCAAACGTATGAGAAAATTATCGAATTAATTGCTAAGAAATTTAACCTGGAATATGTAGACATCAATCCAAAGCGTGCAAAGGATTTATATGAATTCTTCGTACTAAAATATGATGAAAACGTGACGGCATTAATTATTAACTTCATTGTAAGTAACCGAAAATTTGTTATCAATGAAATTAAAAATAGTAATACAAGCCGTACACGTGATACTTCTTATGTATCTACCAAAGAACTAATTGTGAATCAGCAAGAAGCGCTGATTATTACACAAGCAAATAAAATCATCTTTGATATTATTCCAAATGCGTTTGATATCGATGATGATACAGAATTCTTAAAATATATTGTAGACTACGATGACACAAGTGTGAACGTAGCTATTAAGAAATTATTCGTAGAGAAACAAACTATTAGTTGCGAGGAGAATTTATTGGAAGAATTCTTAGCTCCAGTCTTACGTAAAGAGGACGGCTATACAGAAATCAAATCCACTGTCGTAACAGAGCTATATGAATTATATGCAAAGAATGTAAAAGATTTTAGTATTGTAGACTAATTACATACTGAGGAGGAATCGGAATGGAAACAGTAGGAACGATTAAAACATTGGGAATCACAGGATGGAATGGGGTATTAGGATACCTATGCACATTAAAAGAAGGTGCCGAATTCATCAGTATCGATGACCTAGAAGTAGGTAAGAGATACCCAATTATGAGTTTTCATTTTAATAAAGAAAAAGGTGCAGGAGATAACTTCTATACGGAAGCTAAACTCGTAAAAGAGTCTGACCATCCTGATGCAAACCTTTATCTTAAACTAGAACTTGACCATGCAATTCGATATGTAAGAATTGTAGGTAACTTAGATATATTTAAAAAGATTAAAGAAAAAGGTCTTGGTACAATCGCGATTAGTAATCGTGCATTTACAGTACCATCTGACCAAATCTTAATTAAAGGTATCCATTATCCATCTGTAGAACGTGCAAATCCAAAGCTTGATATCAAGCGTATGTTTGGAGATAAAGCTATTCTTTCAGATGATGGGTATTACGTATTATTAAATGACGAAGATATGGCTAAGTATACAGAATATTGTAATAGCTGTATTGATATGAAACCTATTGATATGATAGGTGAAATTTATAAAGATTCTATTAAATTAAACCCAGATGTTAAACGTCATGAGCTATTATTAGGTCATACGTATGCATATAAAACATCTGTTAGAACGGTTACTGGTGAACTTACAAGAGAACTTGAAGGTCACTGTACAATTAACGGTATTCCAGTTCTAGCTAATAAAGAAATTGCAATTGAGCAAGCTGAGGAGGAAAAATAAAATGGCACATGAAGTATTAGGAACTATGTATAAAAACTTTGCAGGACAATATATGGTATTATTTAATACTAATTTTAATATTGCTGCAATTCGAGCAGATCGAATGTATTTTGTTATTAGTCCAGAAGGAGAAATTCTTCAAGGGCAATTAAAGAAACGTCATACTGACTGGAGAACATCCACAGTATATATGGAAATCCCTATGATGCTACATGGCGACTACACGTTAATACGAGCTGTATTAGCTTCTGACAATGAAGCGTGTATAGTATCTCTTAAAGAGATGCATAAAGATAATGATAATATCATAATGGTGCCATATGAATGGAATAAATCTCAACCTAAAGTATTGATAGATGGTTTACAGCATGAAATTATTCGTTATATCACTGACGAAGAATTGGATACCTTAGGTGATAGTGAAATGAGCCGTATTGTAAGAACTGATTATGGGGATGCTGTTATGGTATCACATGATGCCATGGTATTTATCGATCAAGATCGTATTAATCTCAACAGAACACATATGGCTAACCAATTAATCGTTGGTAAGGTTTGGAATGAT